TCCAATCGCCCGTAGAACTTCCTTAGGATTCGGGTGCCCGAATAGATAAACGGAAACCGTTTCCCCTTCGAGCGCATAGGGAGCTGGAACGGTTGGATGCTCTTCGTACCAATCCGCCAGTTCACGCAGGAATTGCACGAACTTCTGATCTGCCATAGTCTCTTCCCCTTTTTACTTAAGTTAATCGCTGAATCGATCAGCGACGACTGTTTTGTAGAATTTATACCCTTCGGGCGGCGGAAGCGGTTCTTCACCACAATTCGTAAGTTCTACCAAGCGTGCGAATTGCCTCAACGCGTCGGCGTAGGTAGCTTCCCCGATTATCCTGAACGGGAGTTTGGTCAATAAATTCAGCTCGACCGATCCGATTTCCCGTTCTCGCCTGAACCCGACGACTAGGTAACCGTCTGCCTGGAACTGGGCGGATACTACCAGCTCCCAATCTCCTACCAGCTCTGCCGCAACGCCGTTAACTCTAGACATTGATCTCTTCCCCTTTGCTTAAGCTAAAGTCTCGACCACTTGATCTCAGACAACAGACACTCTTCCCGGCATTCCGGACAGTAAAGCTTGGCCGGATCGATCTCTTTGTGCTTCCGGCTTAGCACCAGGCCAGTTCGACCGCAATGTGGACAGTTCCCTACCCAGACTTCGCCGTTTTGGCTCATAAATACCGATCTTTAATATCGCGAAGAAAAAACAACTGCTTGGTTGAACAGTAATCACAATCGGTCATCTGCTCGATCATTCCTTTTTCCTTGTCGGTCATCTGGTCGTAGAATTCCTCAAGCAGACGGCAGATTTTCTGCGCTTCTTCGATGCGGGATAGTTCGTCACCGCCAGATTCGGATGTCAGTGGATGATAACTCATAAAAGATGAGAAACCGATTAAACCACCCAAATCAACCTATGTCAAGGGAAATTTTTACGACTTATTTTCTTCACGTTCAGTTTTGTACACACGTCGAGGATCGCCCCATGAATCCCTTTTCAATACTCGACTGGCGTGGGAAGGACTCAGTCCATAAACCTTCGCAACCGCCGTAATTGTCAGGCCAGAAGTCTCGTAAAGTTTTTTCATCTCGACGAATTTCTTCCGCGTTAGTTTGTGCTGGTAAGGATTCTTCTTTCTTGGGCCTGCCTGACACCGCCAAATCTGAACAATACTGTGAATAGCCTTGATGTTCACCTTTAAAGCTTTGGCGATGCTGAGGGCTGACCGACCGTCCTCGAAGTAAAGGTCTGCGACCCTATCCATTTGCTTCTCAGAGAGTCGATGGCGATTATTTCCCGTAACATAGGACCGATGATTATTCTCCTTGGGAGTTACATATTCAAGATTTTCTGGTTCAGCATTCTCCCTATTCCCATCCTTGTGGTCAATATGCATCCCTAGCGGACGAGGCCCAATAAACGTCAGTGCGACCAACGCATGAACATGATGACGTTTAGACGTCGTGTGTTTTCCTACCGACTCGGCAGGGAGCCCAACTGCTGGATAGCCTGTGCCCGAGGTTAAGGAAGGTTTTAGTATATTCAGCCTGCGAATTCTACCCCAAGTGCTAGCTTGATACAGCCCTTCCCACCCCGGAATATCGCGCCAAACTTCTTGTGATTTACTCATGTAGCAAATATACTACTTTAGCACTATATTGACAAGCGCATCTTTCTCGGCCTTGTGATGAGGCGTTCTATAACGATACATGCCGGTTCTAACCGGATCTTCAGCATATCCAGGATCGAAACACACAAGGGAGTAATTGCAAAGATTTGGATAGTCACAGCTATGCCTATATTGGGGGAACAGAGAATTAAGCACGAAGCGTTCTTCCTCAGGTGATTGGACTTGGGCTAAACGTTGTCGACCTTCGAACTTCCTCAATTCCTCGGCGATCATTTGCTGTACAAAGTCAATCGCGTCCTGTTCCTGTCTGTAATAAGGTATCGGCGCAATCACTTGCTGCTCTAGACAATCTCCTAACTCAGCCTGAACCTGTTGATCGGCTAGCTTATCGATCCACGCCCGAACCCCGCCTTCCTGTTCCCACATGTTCAACGCTCGCCAGCCCTTTCCCAGCCTATGCTCTCCAAATTCATCGCTCCACGTAAACTTCCAGGCGAGTTCATCCAGCTCAGGGGTGATTCCGTCTTTCTTGTAACCTCTGATCAGTGGGCTGTATTGAACCTTCTGGCCGTCGGTCTTCTTGTAGGCGATCCGGTTCCCGGCCAGCAAGTGTTCCATCCTAATTCCCATGATCTTCGGTGGTTCGGAACACGTAGCTAAATGTCGATGTACGAGATCATCGCAATGCTGTTCCAACTGGGCGTTCGGTTGTACGCCTTCCCACCACCCAGCTAAACGATGTTCCACTGCGCACAGCTCCGACAATCCCTGCACATCATGCATCGCGGCGGAATCCTTCCGCGAATCCCAGTCTGCCGTCGTTTTGAACGATTGGATGAACAAATCCCCGGAATCCTTCTCCTTCAACAGAGCATCGGCCTTCCCTAGCCAGACCAGACGACATTTTCCATACTGAGTGTCGAACTCCCCGAGATCCCATTCTTCCTCCCGCTCGACTTCCAGAATATCGTACTGATCGAGTAGCACCGGAAACCGCTTCTTCCACCAGCCGTATAACATAGCCTCGATCAACGCTCGTTGTTCCTTGTAGACGTAACTGGAGTCTTCAAGCGAGGCGACCTCCAGTCCGCGAGAGGCGATCTCCCGGTCGAACTCGTCGAGAGCGAATTTTATGGAATCGTCGATTGACTGGCCTAGGAGTAATCTCTCCAGTCCACGATGGACGTAGATCCCGCGAGCTAAAGGGACGTCCAGGCGAAAACGTTCCACTCCGATTCCTTGATAGAAATATTGCCAGAATCCTAATCTTGGGCAGCGTTGCCCGGCGGTGTAGCCACTTCTGTGGGCATAGTGAGTTATAACTTCTGTCATGGAGTCCTCTTTCGGTTTGAGTTCGTTCATCGACCTTGCAACCCTTTCGGCTCTGGCACTTGAATGCGCGGAGGGTAATAGATTTCCGGCGTCATCGTGCACACTCCATGATCGCATTCGATGTGCTCCCAGAAATCAGTCGAGAGGTCTGTAAATTGGCAGCATTGGTAGAGTATCTGATCGGGCAGTGCGGCCTGCAAGATCGGAGCCGGACCAAATATGTACCCACACTCGTTAGGCAGGCAGAAGTCCGCACTCGTTTGTCCGTACCCTATCCCGCAGAGACACAAGAGAAGCAGGGAGAGATGTTTCATTGCGGATCTCCGCCTATGTCTGGCAGGCATTGATGCTTGACGTGTTCCCTTTGAATGAACCATCTCCTGATTGGAGGCGGGGATGGTTGGTCGTACACTATCTCGTGGGGTAGTGTATCTGGGTGACCAGCTTTCCACCCGCAGCACAGATAACCGCTACCGCTGGGAGTTACATATGGACACTGCACATCTCCCCTTGAAATCTCGCATGACCATTCGTGATATTGCTTGGCCTCGAACTTCATCCCATTTCCCCCTCTCCCTCGCTATCGCGTAGCCCCTCAGCCCAAAAAAGTTAAAGAACTTCCGATGGATCGACACCTTTTAGTGCAAGCGCCACGCTTCCCGAAAGAACCTTCCGAGCAGTTTGCAGGCCGAGCGTATATCCAACCTGAAAATCTTCGGACAAGCCCGAAGCGTTAATTTGTTGCGCTCGACCAGGACCAAATGACATCAACTCTTTTGCCTGTGATTGCAGCATCTTCGGATCTGCGGATTTTAGGCTGTCCGCAGCCGCTTCAATTTGTTCGGCATTCGGTGCTAACCACATTGGCTTCTCTCCTTATGCAAACCGCCCCTTTTATTTTCCACGACTATCTTCGTTGAGTGCTCGCAATGGGTCCCTCCCCATGAACCTCTTCGGCGCTCCGTTTATCGACACGTAAGAACTGCTTGGCGATATGTAACACCTTGCGCACTGAGGCAATATCTAACCCCGCATCGTTGAAGGTGCGGACGTTTCTCTCCATGTCGATCCAGAACGGTTGGTCGCAGACACGGCCAATGTTGCGCAGTTGTTGCGCCACGTTCTCTGGCCCAAGCCCACCAGCGTAGCCACACGGGAATGATTTTATCGGCTTCGGCCATGACAGTGGCAGGATGCCAGCACCGCCAGAAGTGTCGAAGAGTGCGGCAACTTTCAGACCGCCAGCGAAGGCCGCATAAGTGAGATGATCGTTTATGCCGTCCCATTGGAAGATGAATTCTTTGTCGATCTGCTCTTTCAGGCTTTTCCATAAGCCAGTTGTGGACTTATGTAACTCCGCGTGAGTGTTGATCTGCACGCGCTGGCATATATGGCGCACACTTGGAAGTTCCGACCACTCCAGATCCCCTACGAGCATTTGACGCACCCACGCACCACAAACGTGCATGGACACATCTATGGGCGTGTCCTGCGCTTGGCAGACCTCGACAAATTCGTCAATCCACTCACGCCCCGGAAATCGCGGAGTGCCTTCAGCGCGGCGAGACACTAAAATACCCCATTCTACAAAGGGGAACTCTTGGGAAATTTCCATCAATCGCTCAATATTGGAATTGCCGTCAGCTCCGGTAATCGTCACCCGCTCCAGATTGTATTTCGTCATCTCACCATCACTTTCTCCCTTGTTTAGGGAAGGGACCCGTTGTGTACTATTTCGTGCGCAAATTCATAGACGATCAAGATTTAGATTTCTGCAACTCCTGAAACCTGGGGAGACTGCGAATGTCAGTAGCTGCACACCGCAACAAAAAACCATCCCTATCATGATCGAGATGATCTCCATTTTGATGTGGGTGTGAAAGGCACGCTAAACCCTCATTGCAGCCCTTGCACACTGCTTTGCAGCACTCTTCATAGGCTGCGAGTTCGGCGGCACGGGCGTAATTGCCGCACAATATTGCAACTTGCTCAAGATCCAGTCCATAGTCTAAGACTGAGGCGTATTCATCCTTTTGCGGGATGAGCCACTGTCTCGCCTTCTCTGTTGCGTTCATGCTTTCACCGCCTGACAAACTAAATATTTCTTCGCCTTGAATTTGCGGTCAAGTGTGACCTCTTGCAGTCCAAATCTCTTGCCGGTAACGCCACAATCACGGCATTTCATCTCATCGAAATAGAGACCGCGACGCCGAATCGTTACAAGATTTTGTTTGTCCCATCGGTGCTGTTTTAGTGAGTTTCCGGCCCCAAATTTAACTGACAAAAGGGTACGCGGCTTCTCTTTAGGATGCAGTGTGGAATTAAAATAATCAACAAGTTGCTGGGCGGCTACGCGAGCGCTGGCTTCGTCTCGAACCTGTGGGCGCTCATAATCTTCCCACCAAGTCGAATCCCCGTTAGACACTTCCATTCTAAACTTGCTCATGCTTTCTTCTCCAACTCTGCCTTGATGCGGGCGCAAATCTCAGCCTCGGTCGGCAAACGCATAGCTCCAGCTTTAATTGTGGTGCTCTGATGGGCACAGAACGGTAACATGGCCTCGATGGTCATGCGGATCGCCCGCTCAATGCGTTCCACGGCGTGGTAATTTGTGTCTTTGTCGATCAACTCTGCAATCTCTCTGGGATCGGACATTAGTCACCCCTCTCTCGCCAATAAGGTTCGGCGAATGGTTTCGCCTTTAATTGTCAGCCGCAATGGAACTGCCGACATATCTTCAATTAACCCACGCTTGTACAAGCCAACGTCCACATTCGGCGCACGGCCGGGATATTCTGGCCTCCACTCCAAAATCCGGCGCTCCATTTTGGCAGTCAAGGGCTTCATCTCTGCTAATATCTGTGAGATCTCTTTGACGGGATCGGCCATTAGGCACCCCTCAAGAATTCGCCTATTTGCTCGCGGATATTGGCATACTGCAAGGATTTCGCTTTAGCTCGCCGCAAGTCCGCCGACTTCGGCTCGTGTTTCCAAGAATCGGCTAGCGAGTCCTGCCAATCCACCGCATCGCACAAGGCACTGAATATAATGCGCAAGGTCGGCTTGTTGAACTTTAGTTTATCGGCCATATTACTTCGCCTCCGGGGGAGCTTCGAGCGAGGACACGCGAGAATCCTTCAATAGTTCCAATTCATACAGCGCGTTCTTGTAACGGTCGGCGGCTTGCCACATCGTGCGGCAGTCTGGCCCGAAGTATCGAAAAAAATTGTCATGTTCAGCCTGTAATCCTTCCGCAAGTTCTTCGGCCCGGTCGCGCTCATTGAAGGCTTTGAGAGCGTGTTCGCGTGCTTCTCGCAATTCGGTGAGGCGCTGTTTCTCGTCAGCGCGTAATGGGTCTATGCACGCTGGAGGATCGGTCACGCAATTCTCGTCTCCAAAGTGTTCGTGCGCAGATTTGCGATCACGAAATACTTCATCGCAAAAGAAACAACGCCAAACTTTTGACACGTTTTTCCTCACTCTCTTTCGGCGGATTGCCGATGTGGGGTCCGTAAAACCTCAGCCAAGTGTCTGCGAAGTCCTGTTCCTGTTTCGCATAAAACCCCGCACGAACAGAACCCATCATCAACCGCATAGTGACCAGGCAATTCATCTGGCAATTCTTCAAAATCAGATTTGCCCATACCAGCCCAGTAGAACTCTTCGTGGTGCCCATTAGGATTACCTGCCATTGTTACGCTCCTCTGCTGCTCGCGAACGGAAAGTCATAAAATATCAGGCCCCGCCTTCTGCCTTACGTAACTCGTCCAGCGATTCAACGATTATGGCGTCTTGATCCGCCTGCTGCTTCTGCCCCGCTTCAAAAGCTCGTTGCATCAACCGTTTAGTGCCATCGGATAAAGGCGTATCGAGTCCACTAAACGTCTGCTTTACTACCCAGCGTTCAAACTCGGGATTAATATCAGTTGCCATGTTTTACTCCCCGCCTTCTGCCTTACGAATGGCTTCTTTGGCCTCTTCGTATTCTTTCAGGGTTTCCGAGGATAGAATCTCCGAGGCTCCCCAACAGGCGTCTACCCAGCGCACGAAACACTTGGCAGCTTTGAGTAGGTCGGGAGATTGGGCTATAAGGCGAGCATCTTTAACGCTATAAATTTCACCTATTACGGTACCCATTCCACCATGGATTGCGTATCCAAGGAAATCTCCGCGAGAGTTTACGCGTCGTTTGAGTGACCAAGTTCCCGGTGTGGGTTCGGGCAATGCTTTCAGTCGCCGCATCGCCGCGATAGACTGCTCGACCATCCATTCATAGTCCTCGGGGCCACAATCGTACTCTGCTGATCCCCACAATTCCGCAAACCATTTTTCTGCGGGTGTGTGCTCTGCTTTCCTCTCAGCCACGATTTTCTTCTCCATTGGGTTCTGCGTACTTCCGGGAACTGCATTCGTAGGAACCGCCGCCGCCAGGACTCTCGTGCCGCCAACCGCGTCCGGGTATTGAGTCGAACCAAATTGGCTTTCCGCAATTCTTGCAAACCACTTTCCTCTCAGCCATCACGCCTCCGTGATTCCTATCTACCCTACTCCCTCGTTCAACCTCTGTCAAGGAGAAAAATTCTCCTCATTTGGCGTCCTCACGACGGACGATCAGTTTTGTTCAACCAGCCCGGATTTTCCCTCGGATTTCCTCTCCAAAACACAATCCCCCAAACCCCGTAACCACATCTAAAATCTCCTGTACTCCCCTTAATCTTCGTGCTATAGTTCTCCTCGCCTTCAGAGGCAAGCTAGGGTTGATCTCCTGGCTTCTTCCAAAAAAGAATAAGGAAGGGGAACTTCGGACATTCCCCTTCCTCCTTCCTTATTCTTCGAGGAAAGCTTCTCCTGGCCATTGGGAGATCTAATGTCCGGTAAGCCGATTCCGTCTCCGCAACCAACGCAACCAGCCCAACCTCAACCAACGCAACCCAGTAAAAAACGTAAGAAAGCCACTCAATTCTCCCCCTCCGATGTCGGCAACGCCCAGCTCCTTCACTACCTGTTCGGCGGGAAAATCTGTCACGACGCCGCTGCCGACCGTTGGCTGTTGAAATCTGACAACGGCCTCTGGCGCGAGGATCAGGAATTCAAGATCTACCAAATCGTCTGGGAAACGAACAAGCTTCGCCGGGCCGACGCCATGGAGATGAAAGCTCCGACAGCCTTAGCTAAGGAGGAGAAAGCCCGTCAGATCGCGTGGTCGCATAAATCCGACAGCCACCACTCGATCCAGAACTGTCTCGCCCAAGCCAGAGCCCTTCTAAGCGTCAAACCTGACAAATTCGACGGCGATCCTTGGCTTTTAGGCTGCCCTGACCGGCTGATCGATCTCCGAACCGGTCAGGTTACCACTCCAACCAAGGAAACTTTCATCTCGAAGACTACAAAAATCTCCCCTGCAGACAAAGCGGATTGTCCTCTATGGCTTGACTTCCTCAACAAGGCTCTCCGAGGCGATCAGGAAGTTATCAGTTACCTAAAACGTCTAGCCGGGTATTCCCTGACCGGATCAACCCGCGAACAGGCTTTAACATGGTTCGTCGGGGGCGGAGGGAATGGGAAGTCGACCTTTCTAGACTGTCTACACGAGATCATGGGCGATTACGCACACACCATGCGTACTGAACCTTTGATGATGTCCCGACATGAAACTCATCCGACCGAATTGATGGATTTAAAAGGGAAACGCCTAGTAGTCGCCCAAGAAACCGAAGAAGGCCGTACCTGGAGACTGGTTCAACTTAAGCGCCTGACCAGTTCCGACCCAATAACTGCCCGTCGAGTCCATCGTGACTCGGTAACGTTTCTTCCCAGCCATTCCCTGATCATATCGTGTAACAACCAGCCGATCCTGTCGAACGTCGGCGAGGCCGAGCGGCGGAGATTTCAGATCGTCGAGTGGAAAGCTACCTTCAAATTCCCGGACGACAAGACCTTCAATCCCCGGACAGACATTGTCCGTGACGGCAGGTTCGCTTTCAAACTGGAGGCGGAGTACCCGCAAATTCTACGTTGGATGCTCGATGGATGTATTGAATGGTTAGAGTTAGGGCTAACACCTCCAGCATCGGTTACCACATCATCAGATAGTTACTTGGAAACTATGGATAGTATCCAGATGTGGCTTGACCAGTGTACCCTGAGACCCTCAGATGGCTTCGAGCTAAACTCCCGTCTATGGGCAAGTTGGACCCAATGGTGTAAAGTACAAGGTTACTTTCCGGGTCTCGGTATTACTCATTTAACCAGCCAATTGAAGAATAAAGGCTTTGCAATCAGCAAGAGAAACTCCGAGCACACCGCCAGGGGAGTGGTCGGAATTCGCTTGATAGCCGATCCGGAGGAAGACGATTCAGACGGGCCGGTCTCGGTGGAAATCAAGGGAAAAGTGAACTAACTCTTAGAACTACAATAACCTAGGCCATAATCAACCTATGCTAATGAGTGTCCTATCTGTCTGGAGCTGTCCTGTTTGTAACTTATTGATATTAATAACTATAGGACATATAGGACACTTAGGACATCATAATTATATATATTCATCACGTATATGCCTGTTTCTCATATAGGGAATAACCGGACGGGTGTCTGTCCGGTGTCCGGTGTCCGTAGATCTCACTTTGAGATATTTGAGACGAGGAACCAATTCCTGTTCGTTGGTCGATAGAATTCCTGTTCGACCGGCTTCCTGACAGCGGGCTCGACCGGATCGCAGACTAGGCGGATCGAGTCTTCATGTTGAGGGATGATCCTCGTGAGGGCTATCAAGGCGTCCGACCCGCACCTAGGACAACGGTTCAAGGAGTCGCCAATAGTCTCACATTGAGAACATAGAGCTGCTTCGGAGAGAAGAATCGCATTAGCTGCAATATGAGCCACGATCTCGGATTTACGTCCTCCAGCCCAAATTCGTTTGAGATCGTTCGGCAGGGCTCGTAGGCGCTGCAGGACACCTTGGTAGGCTATATGGGCCAATCAGCAACACTCCCAATAGACAATCACCGCTAGCAGGACCACCAAGGGGAGAAGTTCGATCATGGTTCGATCCTGAACTCGTAGATCCGCTGGCCTAGCTTCTGGAGAAGGTAGCCGGGAGTAGCCTCGGCGATGTTGACAGCTCCCCGTAGGTACGAAGGGATGCCGTAGACAGGCCAGCTCCTGCCTGTCAGTCTAAACGTCGGCTTTCTTTGCCCTCGAGTAACGACCCCCGCCGGGCCATTCACCGATTCCAGAATCGTCGGTCTCAGCTCGATCTTCCGTTTATAACTCACCTGATCACTAACCTCCCTAGTGCCCACAACCCCCATCCGATCAGCCCGGCGCATCCGGCCATGATTGACAGGCCGACGATCCGGTAGGCGAGGGACAGCCATGGATGGGCCACGGTCCATATAAACTCTTGCCGGTCGGCGTAGGCGTAATCCTCCTGTTGCCTGACCTGATCGACAAAGTTCCCCATCAACTCTGGTTCTCTCATAGCCGATCTCCCCCTGGCTGATCCCCTTGCTGAAACTTATTCCTCAGCAACCCTTCCGCCAAGGCCCAATGCGTCAGCACTACCCGATCTCTAATCCCCAGTCTCGTGAAGATATTATGTCTATGCGTAACCACCGTCCTCGCGGCGATCCCCAGTTCCCCGGCGATCTCTTTCGTACACTTCCCTTCCGCGACCAGTTTTACAACCTCAACTTGGCGCGGAGTCAGTTTAGCCGGACCTTCCCCGCGAAGCCTGAGAACTTCCAGACGAGTGGCAGCAGCAGCAACAGCAGCGTTCATCTTCGGATCAACCTGTTCCGGGGGAGGGAGGAATGGATGGTTGTTTAAGTAGATGGGAATTTCCATTCCTCGAACTCCCCTCTCGTTCATCCTCAGAGAGGACGGACGATCCCTTAGTCCAAATCCTTGGCGAAGTAGTGCCAAACAAATCCGTCAAGCTGAACTGTCCCGATATACTGTTCGTCCGGCCCTGGAGCTTCTCCGCCAGTCGGATAGCCATAAATTGCGACCTCCTGAGTCGGAGCCGATGAGTTAACCTCAGCCCACAACGTAGGAATCCTCTCCTGAAGCTGAACGGTTAGAAACTTGTGAACGTTTGGCATCGACAGAATATTAACGCCAAGTTCGCGCAACGGAAATTTCCAGATGGTTCGCATGACTTTAGGCCTGAGCCATTCCCTTCCCCTGCATCTCTTCCGTCAGCTTCTGCGCCAGCAACTGTTCCACCTGCCCAGCCACCAGATCAACCTGTTTGACGAACTGCAGAATCTCAATCGCGGCCAGATTCCGGTCCTGCTCACTTAGAACAGGAGATTGCCCGAGTAACTCGTGAGCGGCCTGCATTAACGCTTTGCGGATATTCACCTTTTTAACCTCTCAATTCTTTGAAATGTTGAATGTTGAACCAGCGAACACTACAACTTTGTATCCCATCTCTCAACCTATGTCAAGAACTATTTTTCCAGCTTTGTTAACCTCGCTTCAACCTCCAGAACTCCCCATGCAACTCCTCCAGAAACCTCTTGATCCCTTCAGCTTGGCTCAATCGAGTCTGGGGATTATTCCTGTAAAAACACTCCAGACTTCTAACCACCAACCCTTCCCGATCCTCAGCATCGATCAACCTCGCGCATTCCGCACAGCTAGCCCATTTCCCTAGACTCCCGGCTGTCATGGTCGATCCCCCGACCGGCAGATGAAAATCCTGACAATCGTAATCCTTCACGATCTCTGGCGAGGAACAGAAATCACAAACCTCCTGGCCGGGGATTGCCGATAGGGTCAATTTCCCGTCCTGTAACTTAACTTCGTGTTGATTCACTGTATAGTCTCCTCTCGAACTTGAAATAGAACCAGCGGCAACGGCATTGGCTCGCCTCCGCTTGGCTGATCCGCGTCAACCACAATTACGTCATTCTGTGTCCGTCCACAACCGCCACAGAAGTACTTGAACCCGTTCCTGATCGTCTCCGGGTAGATCGTGTATTCCGCGCCTAGCTTGATATGATCGTGCAGCACGGGAAAGCCACAAGGACAACAGGACAGGTTCAGAAGTTTGACTTTTTCTCCGGTCATAAATTTCCCCACTGTTCCGCCACCAAACATAAATTTTAAAAATCCTGCGTGTAACCATGCGCAGCCCGGTCCGGTCAAGGAATTCAAACGTCCAACTTCCCCGCACAGTTATCGCAGACCGTTCCTTGAATTGCGTCTGACGAATTCCCACAAGAGAAGTTAATTCCCTTGATGGCGTCCGAGGTGAACTGATCCCGGCACCATTCACTACAGAAGTGGTAAACAGTGCCGGTAGCTTCGTTGTCGTCGTCTAACTCGTAGGCGGCAAGGGTCACTTTTAGAAACTCCCTTCCATCAACTTCCCCGCAGCCCGGTCAATCTGAATCCGCTGGTCGGCATATGGCAGGCTTTGACTAAATCGTGTGAGCCCGTTCACCACTCCCCAGACCGACCGTGGGTCGCCGTCCTCTTCCGGCTTGGTCGCATCGTACCCCGCCGTTAGAGTTTTCAGACTCAGGTTCAAGTTCCTTTGCCCGAACCGATCCAACACCTGCTCCTTCGTATCGGCGATGATCCGAGTCTTCGCGCTCGAAATCCTAGCCTCATCCTCATGGACGGACGACTCCGCATACTTCTTCAGCTCATACTGATACTGGCTCCACTTGTTCCGGGCATCGCCAACATGACGGACGGAAATCTCCATCATCTTGCTGACTCCCCAGCAGATGTGGTTCCCACACCTCCCTCTGTAAAGGAACTTAGTCATCTTCAGCGCACTCGAACCGACTTCGGAATTCTCGACAATAATCCCGCGTTTCAACCCTTCAGGATTCCCCGGCTCCGCGACTCTGGACTCTCCGTTGCAGAGGAAAACGAACATATCGTGATCGCTCGCGTACAGATCCCTCTCCCGCGCCAGATCGCTATCCTTCGCCATGTTGAAGTCTGACTCCGCCGGAACCCATCCGTACTCCTGCATTCCGAGCAGCCGCTCAGCGACTTCCCAGTTCCAGATTCTCACGTATTTCTGACTGGTTATAGCTCTCAGCAGCAGGCTCCCGTTGTTATGCAGCAGTAAGCTAGCCGTTTCAGACTTTTCCGCCAGATTCTTCAATCCCCAGTTGAGATTCTGACAAGCCAGTGTCGCAGGGATGTTCCTGAGATATTCCGCCGGAGCGCCGACCTTACTGGCCAGTTGACCGAAACTCCAATGCGTCAACTTGGCCGGAGCGTTCTGTCTCCCCACAAGTTGAACGTCCCCATTGACCTCTTCCGTCCGCAGGTCGGAAATCGTCGCTTCCCGCTCAATCGCTGACTGGTAGTAAGCCTTGGTAGCGTCTAGCAGGCTTTGTAAGGTGGGGAATCTTTCATCCTCTGGTCTGGTCGACCATTGATGACTTGCTGAGTAAATCTGCATTGTTTAACCTCAGTTCAACCGTGGTCTCAACTCATCTAACCGGACCTACTGTGAACTTCGTACTACATATGAGTAGCATGACTCCGGAAAGGATGCAAGAACTTTCTGGAAATAAAAAAGGGCCGAAGTCAATCAATCAACCTCAGCCCGAACGGGAGGTGCGACTCAGCCGTTCAAACCTGAAATCTGTACGAACCCGCTTTGATCCTGTTTAGCTTTCCCCTTCGCTCTCAGGCCGACCACTAGCCCGAACCTGTGCTGGTCTAGAAAGCGCAAATCCGTCAAATCTCCATCGACTACGTGAACTCCCCGCCACATTTCCGGCAGCGGTTCCGCTTTCCGATTCTTCCCCTTCGCTGGAACGTCGAACACGACCGCGACATTCATCCCATGCTGCAGGCAGTCGAATGCATCCTGAAAGTTCGATTCGCTTAGGGAAAACGTAATGTGATAATTCGGCAGTTGCCTAAGCCACGGTCTTACTACTTTTGTGTAGTCGTAGAAAATGTACTGAGGAAACTCCCTAGCCATCTGCATCCCGAGCCACGGCAGATCACTCGTCCCATTCAACCTGAATGTGGGGATTAAATTCTCCCGTTCCGCCTTTTCCGCTACTAGCCGGATATCATTCCGCAGCTCGCGGAGAAATCCTTCCCTGTCGTCGAACAACCATTTCGTTTTCCTAATCCTGGCCTGTTTAATCTTCGGGAACACTCGGCTCATTCCGGCATCATACAGACACGCAGCCCGGCATCCTTCCGTGCTGAACGGGCAGACATTGACCACTCCGGATTCCTGCGCCGGGGCTAGATAGAGAATCCCTGTCAGATAACCGAACTTCTCACCTTTGCTTGATTTGGGATTCTCTACCGTGAGCAACTTGGTAGAGGTTAATCGGACTGATTTGTGCATACGAACATGTAGATTATCATCCTCCGCACAAAGTTGCAAATTAAAAAATAATTCTCCAAACCTCTTGAATCTTAGCATAGGTTAATGTAATCTAACCTCTGGTAACTTAGAAACTCAAACTTGAAAAGAGGTGCGAAAAATGTCAACCAACGGAGCTATCCTGCGCAACGGTCCATCTGGCCCGACAGGCGTCTACCATCATTGGGACAGCTATCCGACCTGTTTAGGTCAGAACTTATGGCGGCTGTACATCGGCCACTTCGACAAGAATCTCCCAAGGATGCTAACCACGCTAATCGACAAGCATCCCGCCGGATGGTCTACCATCTGCGAAAAGGACTTCAGCCTAACCCCTGGCTACGGCAATTCGTCCAAAGGTTATCCGAAACATAAAACCGGAGAATCCTCAGCCGATTGGGGAAAACGTTATCGCCGTTACCTGAGGCTAAAACATATCGCCCGGCCACAATGTTATTGCCATGGCGAGCGTCACGAATCCGCCAATCCTCTAACCCTGGCGAGTTACGATCTGGAATGGGCTTACGTTTTCGACATTCCCACTTCCAGTCTATCCGTCTACAACGGCAAGGATTTAGCCGGAACCTACGATCTCAATGGGCCAGAGCCGGATTGGGCCATCGTTGAATGTGGCCAGAACTTTGAACGTTGCTGCCACGTGGCGGAAAAACACTTCCCCGAGACTCGCGACACTGACAGTGCACGCCTACACACTTTAACCTATCTGGGAAAGCGACCGCTAGAACTTCATGATGCCGTCGCTTACAAGATCAAAGGGAAAATCTGGCGTAAAGGCGGTTTTGGCTACTCTTCCGCTCATCATCTCAAGGGAACCAAAAACTGGCCCATCGCCGGATGGGTCGAAGAGTTAGTTTCCAAAAACGGACGGCGCAAGGAATTCCTAATCTCCGTCAATCGAGACGGCAAGTCCGTTCCTTACTCTGGCGTAGAGCCGATCTATCCAGCTACGAAAAAATGGACGATTTTCGAATGCGGCATCTGTTCCTGCTTTCATCCTTGGGACTTCGCTGGAGACTGCCGCGACGATGCCAATCGCTACGCTACGCCTGAGGATTTTCTTGAATCCAAGGGATTGAAGGAATTCAACGCTAACGGTCAACTATGCTTGGAAGTCCGTTCAATGGAGGACCGCGTAACGGCAGACGGATTCTGAATCCTTGAGCATAGCTTAACATCTAACTATGAGAGGTGCGATACAACAATGACTGAAACGATGACGCTCTACCAAACATGTGAGAAGTGTAAAACTGAGTATCATGGGCCAATCGGCAAGTGTCCAAAGTGTGATTCTCCGAGACCATTGTCTGAGATCGCCCGTGAAATCCGCAAAAACTGGTCTCCCGTCTACTTCGGAGCAGTCCCCTATCTAGACGCCATGTCCACTCTTAACTCAATCTCGGAGGACTACTTCTGTGATTCCGCAGTCTCGATAGTCCTCTATTTCCTAGCCAATGCCCAGACTTGGCGCGGCCCAGTAGCGCGCCGCATCAAGGCGGAACTTAAAGCAATGGCGAAAGTGAAACGGTGACCCATGCAAGAATCAACGATCTACACCGTCCGGCTCATTGGCGAGACTTGGGAAGGTTTCACCAGTTCTTATGAATACACCTTTCGTCATGAGCCCACGGCAGAGGAAATCAAGTCCAAAGCCGGAGACTTTCAAAGCATTACCGATTATCAAGTCTATCGACAACGGACTGTCGGTACTTGGGAATCAGAAACCACAACGCGGGAACTAATTCGCAATTGGCAGAATGAGAACAACGCAATCGCCTATGTCATGGCGGGAGGTAACTAACAATGGGCTGGTACTTCGGCGCTAACTCTTGCAAAGAACAGATCGCGGAATTAATCAAGGATTCCGACCGTCATAAAACTCTGGCTCATTGTCTCCGAGGCACTACCCTCTGGACAGTCGGCGAAATCCAAGAGGAACCAAAGCAACGTTACATCGGTTGTTACCTCTTGCGCAATGGCGACCAGCGTGACGGATGGGGCTACAAACCACTAACAGAGTCAATGGGACCGTGCGAGGTATCGTGTCCACTTGCTTACCTGGAAATGGTGCCAGAGCCCACTGGAGAATTCGCCTCTGCATGGCGGAAACGTGTCCGCGCATACCATGCTAATCGGGCTGCGAAACTAGCCAGAGCTCGACAGTTGAAAATTGGCGAAACTATCCGGCTCACTAACGGCCACGATTACCAGATCGTACAGCTAAAACCGTACATCAAAGGCGAGGACATCTCGACAGGTTACCGCTATAGAATCCCGCGTCTAATGGTGACGTTGCCAGACGCGACCGTCGCGACCGTAGAGCCCGATTCCCCTAAGCCTACCCTGCCCTAGGCGCGCGCGCGTTCTATTCTACCCGTCCCAATAACGCCAACCGAGCGTATAACAACGAAAAGGCCTTAGTCATACCGACCTAAGGCCTTTATTTTCACTAGCTTAACTCTAACTTAACTCTACCTATGTTCAACCCACTCACTTGGAAATACCCTATCCGCCACGACATCGGCGAACATTTCCAAGGCTTTATAACCTATGGCCAGAAGTGACAAGCCGGATTCGTGAGTCACAACCACTGCACAAACTATGACCACGAAGATCGTAACCCGCACAATCTTGTTATGGTGTTTGACAACCACTTTTAGCGCCCGTGTGGCGTGTTTCACCGCGTGTTGAGTCATTTTCTCCCCCTGAAAGTATGTAGGATTCTAACTACATGAACGACAGGAACGGCAATAGAGACCTGCGGATTACGTTGAACTGGAATCGACAATTCGACACCATGAACCATCCGAGTCAACGATGGTTGCGACTCATCGGCCTTGTGTCCGACCGTCCAATCCTGCCGAGGATTCAGCCTAGGCTTATCCTCTGCCCGGCATCCAAGACAGGCTAGAACGATGAATAACAGAGCCAGTCCGACTAGGGCTAAAGCGGTGAATTTCCCAGAGTTATCCTGTTCAATTAGCCTCACGATCTACCTCCGTTTCAGCCGACAAAGCGTATTGCATGACCAGTAATTCAGCCTTACCCGTAGCGCATTGCAGGCACAATATTCCTTCCATAACGTCGACCGTGACGCCATGGTGGCCACATAACGTGCATGGCGGTAATGCCTTAGCAGGTTGATCAGACAATGGGTCAAACCATCTGAGAGATGTCATAACAAACCTCCGAGAATCGGCAAAGTTAACAGAATGTAAAGGTTAACCAGCGACAGAACGACAACGGCTAGAACACGAATTACCCACATATCCCGCATGACAATCGCGTCTAGAATCGCGCCAATGGCCAGAATAGTCAGAACGGCTAGAATCGCCGCGCCACAAGGAATCAAGCTAAGGAATTCAGTCACTTGAGTCATAGCCGACCTCCGAGGATTGACCGGATTCTAACCATCAACAGAAACCATCGAATTCGGACCATATAAAGAAGATACGACCCGAGATTGTGAAGTAGAGTCATAACCCACCTCCCATGTCCCGAGAGATCAGCCAACCAAGAATGAGCGTATCTACCACGTAAGCAAGGAGAAAAGCTTGAACTGGAGTCATAGAGCACCTCCTTCGTTTTCCCAAGCTGACAGGTCGGATAGTTCTACCTTGGCTGTATCCTTATTAATAGCCTGCCGTTCTGCCCATTCGTTCAGGAACCGTTGAAAGTGTGTAGGCTTAACCGGGGAATGATCATAGCGTGAGTCATGCGTCTGAACTACCTGGGGACGTTGCGTATATTGCATCTTCATCACCTCTCGCGGACCGTCGGTCAACTCATCGAACTGCCGGACTGTCGCGTTAGTTACATCAATAGCCCCTCTTGGCAGAGGCTAATGTCGGAACTAATCCCTATCGTCCCAAGCTTACGGACCACAATCTATATACCTCGCGTGTTGCTCCTCGCGTGACGCACGTTTCTCCACTGGCTCCGCACAATGCTCCGCACAATGCTTGCACTGGCCGCCGTGTAAACGGACATACTTCAGCGTAGTGTTACCTCCACAAGTAGGACATGCGACTGTGAATCGTCCGGTAATCCTGTATCCTTGTATGTGTCTCATCCGTGTAACCCTCCGTGGCAGGAACATTAACCTATGCTCAGAACACCTGTCAAGTAAAGATTCGTCCACAGGCGCACGATTCCCCAGCGAACCATATAACAGTTACACACCTATAACATCTGGCTATACCTCACCAAGAGTCGGCTCTACTTCCAGCTATACCCCAGCAGCCTGTCGACCTAACCGCGCCGACCGGACAGTCTGCCCCAGCCCCGGCCCCTAGGTCCAAGGGTACCGGGGTATGGAACAGAGTGCTCGGCGAGCGCATGGGTATTCGCAAACAATTTCCAGTTTCATTTTTAATCTTACTACTTTTTAGTAGTATGAATTTCGAACCGGTGTTATCGTTGAGGAAGAGTGGAAAGCAGACTACGGAGGGTTGTCGTTAGAATTCTCTTGACATTCTTCCTTCCTTGCGCTACAACTTAGTAGTATGATCCCTGAACTGAGCGGACAGTATCGTTTTCTCTCTAACTTCTGGTCCTGCTTCATCGTCTACGAAGGCGTAGAATATCCCTCGGTTGAGAACGCCTACCAAGCAGCGAAATGCCGTCACCTGTCAGACAGAGCCCAGTTTGTCCACATAAAAGCCTCGGAGGCCAAGCGTCTCGGACGAGTGGTGAAACTCCGGCCTCATTGGGACCAAGTCCGAGTCGAGGTCATGAAGGCGTTAGTGGCCCAGAAATTCTCAAAGGAACCTCTTCGGTCGAAACTTCTGGCGACGGCCCCGCATGAGATTGAAGAGGGAAACTGGTGGGGTGATACGTTTTGGGGAACTTCTAATGGGGTAGGCGAGAATCAGCTCGGGAAAATTATCATGACTGTACGAGATGATCTAGGAGCCGACTAATGGCCAGGGACCGGGAAGAAATCGACCCGCAACTCCTCCGCCGGATGGAAGCCAACTGTCGCGATCTTGGTCACATGCTGGGCTCGGCTATCCAGTTGGAGAACGAACGGATAGGCTTCGCGCTCATGATCTTCGCCTTCGACGGGCCGGAGTTCACATGGATCTCGAATGCTCAGCGTGACACCATGATCCGGGCCCTGGAAGAGTTTATCGCCAAGTATAAATCCGGTGAAGCGACCCAGACTTCAACGGGGAAGAATTGAGATGTGGTCCCCCGACAACCCCCCTCCCGCTGGGCTGAACCTCCATATCCACGTCTCCTGCCCGGAATGCGGTCAGGATCTCTCGTTCAAATCCGGCGGCCTCGGGCAGCACGAGAAAGACTCCATATATAAGGAGATCTACTGCCGGAATGAACAGTGTCAAATGTTCATGGTGTTCTATTGGTTATTGCTGACGTCGCGGGAATGTAGAGTGGCGTCGGAATTGGAGATTCCTAGATGATCTATATTTTCGACCTCGACAGCACGCTCGCTAACCTCAACCATCGACTTCACTTCATCCAGTCGAAACCTGCCGACTGGACTTCCTTCTATCAAGCCTGCGATCAGGACAAGCCCATCCCTGAAATCATCGAGATCAACCGGGCGTTGAACTCTGAAGGGAATTACATCGCCATCTTCAGCGGACGAAGCGATGAATGCCGCGAGAAGACCATTCGCTGGCTGGGACGGGAAAACGTGCTCTACGATGTGTTACTGATGCGTAAGCAAGGAGACTATCGCCAGGATTACATCGTCAAAGCGGAGATGCTCGACCAGTTCGTGCTGGACCCTAAATGGCGGCCATTAGTCAACTCCGAGAAGATCGGCGGCGTGTTCGAGGACCGTAAACAGGTCGTCGATATGTTCCGAGCCCGTGGCTTGCGGGTGTTCCAAGTCGCCGAAGGAGAATTCTAGTCCTGCTTATTCTTCTCGGGAAAGCGTAGTAAAATCCGCCGATGGCCATTCCTCAAGGCCCAGGCCACGGCTTCAAGGCCTTCTCCCAGAACTTCCACCTGAACCATCCGGACTGGGACAAGCTGATCGTCGAAGCTCATCAATGGGTGGATGCCCGGAGGAAGTGGCGAGGATTGAAGCCGTGGGATTGGACAGCGGGGGAGGTTCAGAACGGGGCCGGGGGTAGGAACGGGAACGGGAACAGTCATGGGAACGGGAACGGGAACGGTCACGGAAATGGGAATGGAAACGGAAACGGAAATGGAGCCAGAGACGTGGCTAGGAAGAGGAAAAAAGTTCTTGCAATTTCTACCAAACGGTAGTAGATTAATTCTACTTTCTAGGAGTCTAATGAATGTCTTGGATCTTCACCAGTTTTCATCCTTCTTCTCTCCCAACGACGTCAAACTCGCCGTCTAACCGTTTCCTTGACTGGTTCTACTCTCTGCTCGACCGGGCCGAAACGCAAGAGTTGAAGATCGAACCGCTGAGTCCGAGGGAGATTGAGGAATTCCTGAAATGACCATGATGTCTGCTTACGAACGGCTCTCATCTATCGTCTCCCGCATTACCTACAAACCCGGATGGGAACTGAGAGTTATTCCTCCGCATGAATTCGATCCTAGCCATCTCCAACCTGAACGTTGGCGAACTTTCATCCTCCAAGGCACGATGACTCAGCCAAGCATCGACAATCCGAAGGTCGAGATCCAACTCAGCCAGCAGATTTCTGTTTTCTCCGATGCCCTCGAACGCTTGGACGACGCTCAGATCGTCGATTGTTTTATCATAAATTTAATCCGTGCTATGGAACTTCACGAGATGAAGGAGTGGTTAAAGTTCGACGGCGTGTGCGTTCAGGAACCGCATGCGGAGAAGGTCAGATAAACTATGTTCAGTGTCTTTCTACCCTGTCCATGTCCGCGAACACATCCTCTCCTGTTCCGAGACCGACGATTGTTTACTCTGTCAACTGATCCGTTATTTGCAATGGTGGAAGTTGAGGAAGCGTTATAAAGGAAGGTAGCTATCCCGATGAAGGAAGAACAACGCCCGTTGAACTGGCCGGAGGGCTGGCCGCGTACACGTTTCCAGGATCGTAAGGGCCGTCCGGCGTGGAAGAAAACCTATCTCCAATCCGTAGACATACTGGAGAAGGAACTCAAACTTTTAGGTGCGACCTCATGGCTGATCACCCGCAACGATGCCAGCAGCGAAGATGCCGGAGTCTCACTCTACCTGTCACTCAAGCCGATCAACGACTTCGTGTGGCAGGAAGCTCTTGGCTTCATCGGTGAAGTCCCTACCGTGCAGCAGATCGACCGTTCCTACATGGAAAAAGCCAAGCGGGTTCATCCCGATGGCCCGACTCCAGACATCGTCGCCTTCCATGAATTAACCAAGCATCGAGATCGGGCGCGGGCATGGGCTCGTGGGGAGAAGAATGTAGAACACGAACGGGTTATAGCTTGCGACGGTTTCAAAGAACAACGCTGGAACGTTCTCGCTATTCGAGGTACGATCCACTGCATGCGCTGGATGGAAATCTACGGTGCGACGGCGATGACTGAACGGGCGTGGCGTGGCTTCTCGAAACAAATCACCTCGGGGGTGGGCGATGTCGTCTCCGTCTCCTAAGCGTAATAATGCCACAAGTCGATTTTTATACGCCAGACAGTTGGGATTTCAATGGTTAACCGAAAAGCGTCCAGATGTGGTTTCGGCTATATGGTCTGAGGTAGAAAAACGTTTCCCGCGTAATTCTAAACGAGCCGAGATCGTAAAACTTCCAGAAACTTTGAAGAGGTTAAAATAATGTCGTCTCCTCGGTTGCTTGATTCCGGCGATCCTCAGTACTCCGAACTCCCTGACCACGTAGAACTCCTGTCCCGAGTTCGCGAACTGGAACGTCGGCTGGAGATGCTGGAATCCCGTCTCGATCTCGTCAAACGGGATGCCGTCGTGATCCTGCTCAACCTTCTGGTGAAATCGATGAAACAGATCGCTTCCGGCGAGTTCGATATCGACGATCTCTCTTCCGCGTCCGAAACTCAATCGTCGAAGTGGGATGCCATAAAGAAGAAGCTACCCCCGCGCCACGCCGAAGCCATCGATATCCTGATGCTCCAAGGCTCGATGCGCCGTAAACAACTGGCAGCAGCCCTGAAGATGGATTATTCCAATTGTTCCAGTAACCTCATCGGTCCGTTGCTCCGGCAGGGGTGGTTCGTCGACAACGGTGGTTCATTGTCGTTGAAGGATTTATAAGATGGCCCCACCCAACCGTGGCGCGAAACTCACCCTCGACGAAAACGGCCTGTTCCGCGTCATCTACAGCGACGGAACCATCCGCTACCCGGAAGTAGAACTCCGCGCTAACTCCATAAAAGTCGGCTGTATTCGGGTCTCATACGAGGCCTGTTCTGCTCTATTCAACAGAATCCTCAAAGGAGATATCGGGTTCCTCCAGGCCGAATGGGGGCTGGAACCGCCTAAACTTGATTAACTTCCCCTTGACTCCATCTTTGTATCCGTCTACACTTTAGTAGCCTATGCCGGAATACCTAACCACCGATCAAGTCGTCGATTTACTCAAGGAAGACAGGGGCGACCGTACCCTCGAAGAATACGCCAAGGTCATCGGAGTTAGCTATCAGTTTATCGCTCATGTTCTGCGCGGAGTTCGTCAACCTGGGAAGAAGATGCTCAAGCATCTTAACATCAAGAAATTGACTCTCTACACCTATGTCCGCAACGGGCGCAAATGAACTCCCTGCTCTACTCGCTCGGCCAAGCTACCATCGCCGAACACCGTTGGGAGATTTTACTCCTTGCCTTCATGGCATGTGTTGTTATATCGTCCTGTTTCATAATCGTTTTCCAGTTAAGCCAGATTCTCAGCCTGCTGGAACGTCTTCAACCTATAACCAATGTCAGAATATTTCAACGTAAAGGAGCCAAGCTCATGGCTATCACCGGTATCACTGTAGGCGGTCAGGGAACTTTCCAAGTTGAACCTGTCCCATCGACTGCATCTCTGCCGCAAGGCGTAACCCCACAATGGACAGCCTCAGACCCGTCGATTTCCTTGGCTGCTTCCTCAGATGGAACCTCAGTGGTAGCATCAGTTCCGGCGGGATCAACCTTGACGACATTCAATCTAACCGTAGTCGTAGGCTCATTCCAAGATACGGTTCCAGTTCCCGTGATCACACCATTGACCGGGGTGACGATCACCCAGACAGCCTGATTACGGGCTGACTAAATTTGACTATAGGAGAATTACCATGAGCACTACGTTGAGCTTTCCCCTGATCGGCATCGCAATCGACCGTTCCATCCGCCCAGCGCGTTACACCCTCTTAGCCCTGCTGATGGCTCTGGTCATCCTCGTTTCCGGCTTCGCCTGCAACGTGCAAACTTGGGTGAACAACGTTAATACAATCCTGCAAGAAGTCGGCCCAGCGGTTCAGATCGTCGTTTCCGTCCTCCCTCTACTTGGGACTAGCGTTCCTCCGACCGTCACCTCCGCTGTCAATACCTGGGCACCGAAACTCCAGTCCGACGTCACCCAACTGGGCAGTCTGATCCAACAGCTCCAGGGCGATCTAGCCACCAACCCAACCACCCAAGCGAAGATTAACGCCTTGATCGCCACTACGCAACAGGACGTGTTATCCATCCTCCCCGTGTTCCAAGTCCTCGACCCCAGCAGCCAAGCCAAAGTCGTCGCGGCGGTGAACATAATCTCTGCCGCTATCACCTCCGTAGAGAACATCGTCAACAACGTCGAAGGCAAGGTAACGTTCAAAGCCACTAACAACAAGATGATCAAGAACGGATCAGACTTCAAAAAACAGTTCAACGCTACCTTGCAGCAGAACTTCGGCCCGGCAGCACCGAAGCTTAACTAAGGATCAACCATGAAGCTCGGCAAGCTCGCTCCGGCGTTCCACCCTAAAACCCTATCCTTCGCCAAATATCTGGTAACTCCACATATCAACGGCTTAGGAATAGCCAAAAGGTGGAACGCCCCTGGTCTATCTCCGGCTTCCAAGGTCTACCGCGAGTACAAAACTCCTATCGAAGCCATGCAGATGTACGGCAACGATAGATACGGCTGCTGCGTCTGGGCTATGGTGGCGGATTTCTTGATCCTCACGACTGTTCATACGGGAAACGTCGTCATTCCAACTCTCGCTGACGTCCTCGGAGCCTACAGCGCCGTCACCGGCTTCGATCCCACGACCGGCGCGAACGACAACGGGACATCCATGACTGCTGCGTTCGCCTATTTACAGTCAACCGGCATCGCCGGGCATAAAATCCTTGCATGGGCGCAGATCGATCACACGAATCTCATCCATCGTCGGCTGGGAGTCGATCTGTTCGGCGCGACCTGCACAGGCGTTCAGCTTCCCGACACGGCCCAGACCCAATTCGCCGCTGGTCAATCATGGGAAGTCTCAAACGGCCAGATCGAAGGCGGGCATGCCATCCTACACCCTGGCTATGGCTCCCTCGGCGACGACTACGTGACTTGGGCGAAGTGGGATCAGAAGGCCTCGGCAGCGTGGAGTTCCCAATACGTCGATGAGGAATACGTCCTGATCACCGAGGACTGGTTCAACCAAGTCACAAAATTGACCCCTGGCGGACTTGACCTGAAAACTCTGGAAGCTGATCTCAACCTGATCGCGAGTTGATTCATTGTCAGTCATGTTCAAACCTCGATCCCTCGGGACAACAACCTATGTCAAATCCCGATCCCTTATCCCACTAACCTACATCCCACAACGTTTCCTCCACGCCGAGGATCCCTTAACCGCTTATATCTCCTTCGTCAACCAGCAATGGGAATTCAACCTGAGCCGTCATGCTCATTATCAATGGGGGAAGTCTTGGGAGGCCGAATGGCAGAACCGGAAGACGACGAACAACCCATCCATTTAACCAACGACAATGTCCCGACCGACATAGCCCAAGACGTAGTCGATGTTCTAGGCTACTTGGTCGCTGAAGCTGGAGGACTGTTAGTAGTCCCCAACTCCGACAAGATTGCGGAACGCTTGAAGAATCGAACCTTATGTATCCGTTACGACGCTTCCCGTGACGATCAATGTATTCTAACCTTGGTCGAGGCTGATTAATTGGGAACTATCGGCATCGTCGTCCTCTCCCTGATCGCTGGACTGTTCCTCGCAGTCTTGATCTCTGGCGTTGGCCTCTTAATCTGGACCAATCTCCAGCTTCGACGAACCATCACCCAAATCCAGTCCGACCTGCAATCCCGGCAGGACAATCTAGTCGAGTTCCTCAAACTCCACAAGTCCGACCTAACGGCCATGATCAGTCGGCTCAACGGTGAAGGCCTCGAATCGGCTTCGAAATCCATCCTCCTCTCCGCCTCCCGGATCGAGAAGGCCTGCGTGGCCTTCGGCGAACTCGCCAAGTTCATGCTCAGCGACCGTGATACAATCTCCCAAAATGGAGCCGGTCTAAAACCTGATGAATACGCAACTCCCGAACCCGGAGAAAAGTTTGTCGACTACAACCCGACTGCCCGAGGCGATCTCCAAGCCTCAGGCGAAGACGACGCTTAGAAAGCCCTCCCGCCGGGACTTCGCCCGTTACGCCAAATCCCGTCTGGGCATAACCGACGAAGATATCGCCCTGGCTGAACCCCACGGGCCGGTCGACCCCCAGAAAATCCGCGAGTCTATCCAAGCCGTCGCAACCTGGCAGCAGATCAACTCTCTCCCTATCGTCACCGCTTCAGCTCACGAGATAATCCTGAAGCATTTCGAATCCCTGGATCAAATAATCGGCGAATTCGCCACCGCGACCAAGACTCGCACCATTTCCGAGGTCATTGAAGTCCTCGTAGACGGCAAACCTACTCAGAAACACGTAGTACGCGAAATCGTAGAAATTGACTACAACACTCGCGCTCGGGTCATTGAACACCTCAAGGATCTCCGGGATATGGTAGCGTCCAAGGAATCTAAAACTAACGTGAACTTCGGCACCCAAGTCGGCTCCGTAACCAACATTGGCGGGCGGTCGTTCGAAGACCGGATTCATAAAAAACGCGAAGCCCGAGGCCTGACCAATGACGTAGACTCCAGCGATCCCGTACCGCTCATTGAAGACGCTGAGTTCGAGGACGATGTTGAAGAAGAGGTAATCAAAGATGAGAGTTCCTCGTAGAGACAACAACCTAAATGACGCAATTGACCTGCTAGACGAGAAACTTCTCCAGTTCCCGACTAAAACTGGTTTCGACCTTCAACAAGCTTGGAATTCTCTTGATCAATCTGAACTCGACTGGGTTGATAAACAAATCGAACTCTGTCAATTCTCCCGTCGTTACTATCTGGAAAACTACCACCTGATCCGTGACGAGCACGGCCACGTTCAAACCATGTATCCGTTCCTCGATCAACAAGAAATCATCTTCGAGGCCATGGAAAAAGGCTGGGCGCAGGACGGTTGCTTCCGGGGAATCGTTCTCAAGCCTAGGCAAACCGGCGGAACCACCTTCGTCGGCGGGATCGTCTTCCACCGGACGATCTTCGAGCCTCGCGTGTTCTCGGTAATTATGGCCCAGGACGAAGAAACCACCGCTGAACTCTGGCGTCGTTCAACCTATGCCTACGACAACCTCCCTTGGTGGATGCAGCCAGAACGGGGCTCGGTCCAGCAAGAACGCCACATGATGTTCACCCGGACGGATGAGAGACAACGGCAGACTGATCCAGGACTAGATTCTACGTTGCTTGTATCCAATGCTCAAAGAAAATCCGGGGTCCTAATCGGTCGGACCGTGAGAACTTTGCATGCGAGTGAAGTCAGCCGCTGGCCTGATGCCGACGTTTGGACAGGTGACATCGAGCCTTCGATGAACGCCCGTGACCTTCTGGCGATCATGGAGTCCACAGCGTTCGGGCGTTCTGGCCTGTTCTACAACATGTGGATGGCAGCGGAACGTGGGCAATCTGAATGGACGCCGATCTTCATTCCAGTCTACAAAGTCCGGAAATATTCCATTCCCTTGAAAGCCGGGGAGAAATTCACTCTAACCGATGACGAACGAACCATCCGTCTAAAGGTGAAAGAACTCGACAACTTCACCATCCCTTCCAGTTTCTTCAAATGGCGTCGGCGGAAGATTCAAGCTACGATCAACGCTACCGGCTCGGACGAAACTCACGCCGAGTCCTACCCCATAACCCCTGGCGAAGCCTTCGTCTCCTCAGGCCTCTGTGCGTTTCCTCGGAAATGCCTGAACGAACAGGAATCGCAGAACTGCCGTCCACCGATCTTAATTGGGGAGATTCAATTCACTAGTTGCGATACTCAACCGACGTTCAGCTCTAGCCTCGGGCCGAAACTCCGTCCGCCGGAAGAACATGACCTCCTAGACAAAGCAGAATTCCTCGACCGTCTCTGGGTCTGGGAACTCCCGGACGAATCCGACGCGGTCGAGTACTACATCGGCGCGGATTGCAGCTCAGGCGACGGCGGAGACTTCTCGGCTGCCTGCGTCTGGCGGATTGGCGCTCTGGGCGAGCCTGATGTTCAGGTCGCCTCATGGCATGGGTTGATCGACCCTTCCCACTACGCCCGAGTCCTCGCCGCTCTTGGCGTCTGGTATCACATGGCCGAGATCGCGGTTGAGTACACGGGATACGGGATCACAACCGGTAACGATCTGCGATGGCTACTAGACTACCCTAACCTCTATCGCTGGAAGCATCTCGACAAGGTCACCAACGCCCTGACTCTCTACTTCCACTGGATGACCTCTTCGAAGACCCGTCCGGAGATGATCAACCGGATGAATCAAGCCCTGATCGATAAAACCGTTATCATTCGTGACAAACATCTGATCGAAGAAATGCGCGATTTCGGACGTTACGAGGACCAGATCAAGGTCGCAGGAATCGACAACAACGATGACATGGTAATGAGTGCGGGGATCGGGCTAACCGCGCTTCGAGAACGTCTGGCGCTCGGTGGTCAACTATCCGAAGGTTCCAGCGGAAGGACAGAGGATAACAGGCCCAAGGTTCCTTCCGTCTATGCGATCTACGATCAGTACATGCGACAGATCGAACAAGTCCCTTCCGAAGAAGAGGGGAAGAACCTGATTCAGAAGATGGAAGACCGTTATAAAGTGAAATTGCCCTGGCGCATAATAGCGGTCCAAGCCATGAAGGCCAACACTTGCTGGTCGCCGATACACTCCCCTGACGCTGCTGGAGCTGAACGTGAATTGTATGCTAACTACGGAATGAAGGACCGTCATATTTTGCCTGATGCCGTGATGGCAATGCGTGATCTGCTTAACTTGAACCATCACGAAGGCGGCGGAGCGATCTCAGAAGAAGATTGATCTTGACTACTTCATAGTTGTAGGATTAGCATGTCGAGTATGAACCACCGTGCGTTGTTGTCGAGGATCAAATCTGAAGTGACTCTCAAATTACCTGCACGTAGTTTTCCTCCTTGGTCTTCTAGGCCCAAAACCATTTCATACAATGACAAGGAGATTCCAATAGTATGTTTGACAACTGAAGAGTTCTCGACAATATACAACGGCATTGAGCCTGCCAAGCGTCAATTTTCTTCTCATCTGTTGGATTGTTTTGGCCCTAATCTGGTCTACGACAACATGGCCTTTATCATGTACGTCCATGCGGCTGGTCCTGTGATAAAGTCTGCTGTGGGCAGTAATCCCTACAAAGCTGCACGTAATTTAGCCTGGGCGTCCTATGTTAGGAAACATCCAGATCTGGATTTGGTTTTTAGGTTGAAGTTTGCCAAAAAATTGTTCAATTTTTCTTGGTGGATTTTCTACAAGTTTAATTCTTGGACTTTGCCTGTAGCCCCTAAAATCGACGATGTTTATGACAGAAAAGTTTATGTGGGTGACGGTCCTATGGGGGAGTTGTGGAATGGTGTTAGCCTAATTCCGAAGAGTCCAAGTAAACCAATCTTAAAGATAGATAAGATCCAGTAGTTAGAGTAGCCTATGCCCCAGAACATCGTTCCCCAGTTGGACCCACGGTCTTCCTACATATTCTGCCCGACCTGTAAACGTAACAACGTCGACGTGGTCCTCTCCCGTGATATGTTCCTCTTTAAATGCACATTTTCACATCAATTTTCGTACAAGGAACTAATGGCCATGTCCGAGCGCGGCGAGCTGATCGAGATGATCAAAACTAAAATCATCGAGCAACCAGCGGACACCGACGTCAAACGGGAGATATGGATTCACCCTACCTTATGGGAGAGATTAAACGATAAATTCTCCGGTCGTCTCCTGGTAACCCTGAGAACCGTGTTCGCAGCCTTAGCCGATGACTCGATAATCTTCATCGAAGGCCCGGAGATCAAGGAGTTGAAACTCCAAGGCGTTAAGTCCGGAAAGGACATCGTGGCCATGCTTCACAACGCCAAGGAACAGGAACGCACGATTGAAGCCATGCAGAAACAACTCGACTTGCTAGCCCCTATCCTCCACGCTGCCGGTCTGCGCTCCGACGCTACAACTTAGTTCTACTTCAAATAGCCTTCCTTCCCCCCTGCGTGCTATCCTCCCTCTGACCTGTCCATGCCCGCGCTTATCCCAACTTCGCCTCTGGAATTCGAAGAATCCGTCATCCAGTGGACCGAATCCCTGTTCCAGCAATCCATGCAGGACAAAGATCGCGAGAGAGAAATCCGCGACACCATGAAGCTCATGGATTACTTGGAAGGAAAGCAATGGACGGAGAAAATGCGCCGGGCTCGTTCCCGTCCGGTGGTTAACAAGGTCCACAAGCATTTCTGGGAGAACGTCGGCCTGTTAACCGACCTCGCGCTAGACTTCCAAGTCAAACTGTTCAACTCCCTAGGCGACTTCAACGAGTTCGAGGAAATGCTCAATCAGCTCGCTGTCCATTGGGCTCTCCGTTCCGACTTCGAAGCCACACTCCAAGACATCGTTACCTATGGCCTTCTCCACACCGGTTACGCCAAGCTTCAGTGGAACTCTTCCCTGAACGGCGGCATGGGCGATATTCAAATGATCCCCATCGCCCCGTGGAACCTCGCGATCATCGGCGCGGCTACGGATCTCCAGCAAGCCGAATGCCTGATCTACTACCACGTCGTTACCTTGGAACACTTGTTGCGGACCTACGGTGAAACTGCCCGGCGGGTAAAACCTGATCCTCAATACTCCGACCTCTCCGGCTCCGAGGTCATGAAGCCTAAACACGTCTCCAAGGAATCCTGGAACCGGATGGGCACGGTCCTCAAGCAACTCCTAGGCGATGTCCCCGAGTCAATCTCTGCTCAATATCAAATGACGATGTTGAAAGAGTTCTGGCTCCGCGATGATGCGGTCAATGAAGCTAGCGAGCCGGTCTGGGTGCCGAACGATAAATTCTCTTGGTCCTACCTCGTTCAGCCTGGCGAGAAACTCTACCCTCGGGGTCGCGTGATCGTCACGGCTGGGGGTTGCGTGCTCGCTGACTCTCCGAACCCTTACTGGCACGCGAAATTCCCCTTCTCTACCTTCCGCCCGTTCCGCGTTCCGTGGAAGCTCTCGGGCATGCCTGCCATGAAGCCCATCATGCAGATGAACAACATCCTGAACCGGGTGAACGGCGGAATCCTCGACATGATCATCTCGATCATCGAGCCTACATTGATCGCGCCCAAAGCCGCGTTCCCGCCCGCCGATTGGGAAGCGCTCGACCCTGGAGCCTACGGCGCAAAGATTAAATACAACAACAACTCTCCGAAAGCTCCCGAGTTCCAAGCTCGCCGTGAACTCCCAGCGTTCGTGTTAACCTATCTTCAGGACATCTCAAAGGAAGCTGAAGCTACTTCAACCGGCTCAGCCATTACCCAAGCTCTAGGCAAGAAGCAAATCCCCGGCGGAGACGCGCTCGAAACCATCAAGAATTCCCGTTCTACCCCAGTCCGGGTTCAATCTCGGGCTCTGGAAAGCTTCCTCCGTGACTCTGGCTACATGGGCATTTGCAACATGCTCCAGTTCTACTCCGTCGGTCATCGCATCGAAATCCTGGGCGGCAAAGGTATCACCTCCGCCGACTATCGCCCGATCTACGGCGAAGCCCGACCTTCAGGAATGAAGCCAGAAGAGTTTGTCCGCAAGTTCAGCTTCGTGATCAAGCCCGGATCAACCTTGGCCATTGAAAAGAACGACAAGATCCAAGCCGCATTCCAGCTACGGAAGATGGGCGATTTGAGTTCTCGTGGTTTGTTCCGGTTGATTGAGCCTAACTTCAACTTCGAACGCAATAAGGAAGAACTGCTCGAAGAAGCCCGGTTGAAGTTACTCGTAGCCGCTGCCAACGCCGCTCTAACCGGCAAAGGCCAACACGGGAAAGGCAAGTAGGTAAAAAATATTTTCTGTTCTGTTGTACTTCGGCTATAGACGTGTTATACGCTCATTCTCGATTAAGGATTTCACCGGTCCTTAATTATCACGGTGGAGGCCGGGATTCATAACTCTAAACCCTCACATCTCAGAAAAGGAGAGTGAACCCGATGGCACGTAAAAAGGGTCGCAAAAAGGGTGGACGTAAGCACAAGCGCTAACGTCCGCTAAGCGGATTCCAGGAGAGGTTGATCTTTCAAGTTTAACCTCTCCTCAACCTTCTCACCAGGAGTTATCAGATGAGCAAAGATCCAATCAAGTCCAAGATGAAAGAGAACGTCCGGGAACGGTCTTTCGGTTCCGCTCCGCCGACTATTTCAATCCAGGGCGGCGAGATGCACATGTTCGGGCATGACCTCCGTGAAGGAACTGTCTGGCCGAAGGAAACTGATCCGATCAATGTTAAGACCGGCTACCCAGAGGGCCACATGAACAAGTCGAAAGGGATTAGCCCTAAGTAACCTTCTATGGCCCCGCCCACCAAGCCGCCTGCGCCACCTTCGTTCTACTCGAACATGGCTGGGATGGGTGCGCCGGGCGGCGGTGGCGGCCCGAAGCCTCCGGGAGAGAAGAAGCCCGCCGGAGAGGACGAAGTTGAAATCGTCAAGACGTTGTTCCGGGTGTTTGAGAAATGGCGTAAAGCCGCTGGGGAAGACAAGGAAAAAGGAGACATGATCCAACAGTTCTCCGATCTCCTGCAGAAGTACAACGATAAGTTCGTGAAGGCTGACGGGGCTGGTAGTCCGTCGAAGGAAGCTCCACAGCCAACTGCCATGGAAGGTCAGGGACCGGCTCCGGACGCAGGCGGTGGGGGAATGGAAACACAACCGGTTCCAGCTTAGTTAGGACGTAAGATCTAAAATCTCGGGGAATGAAAAAGGACTACACAAAATGGCAACAATCCTGGAAGAACTCGAAGCTCTAGTCGGCAAGGACGCCGCTGCGAAGATCGCCGCCAAATCCGACGTCGCCAAACGTCTCCAAGAAGGCGAGCGGCTGTACCGATTCTACACGGGCGAAGAAGGCGATGACGACCAAGACGACGCAGCTGAACGGGCGCGTGTCGAACAGGCGGAAAAAGACCGCAAGGCCATGGCTGACAAAGCCGAAGCTGACCGTCAGGCCGCTGCTGCGCGGAACAACGGAACTCCGGACAACAAGTCTATCCTAGCCGAGCTAACCACTCTGCTCGACAGCAAGCTCGACGCCTTGAAGAAGGATTTCATCCCTGCTTCCAAGCTCCCTGAATACGAAGGACAGATCCTCTCGAAAGCGCTGAAAACGTCCCATGAGTTAAGCCGGATCGAGTCCACCCACGAGAAGGAGTTCGGTGAGTCCCTCGACCTGACTAAGTTCGACGAATACGTCAACGAGCAGAAGAAATCCGGTGCGAACTGGCCGTCGATCAGCGCGGCCTACAACAACTGGGTATCGGAAAAGCGAATCGAAGCTCGGGTCAAGAAAGAAGTCGAAGAAGCCAAGAAACAATTCACTTCTTCCCAGTCCGTCCCGGCCCAGACGCACACTGCGTCCATGTCACCGGCCCAGCAGATCATCGCCGACGCGAAGAAGACGACCGGAGATGGAAACGGAAAGACTAGGGCTATGGAGGCTGCCGAGAGGTTGGCGCAGCTTGAACGGGCAAGAGAAGGGGCAGCGGCCTAATGGCTAGACCTCTAACGTCTCGCGAAGATTTCGAAGCTAAGGTCGCCTTAGTGTCTGAACTAAACTGGGCACGTTTAGCTGCCTTCATCGATGGAGAAGGTTGTATCTCAATCACTCGTAGTAAGCGTAAGGGCTATACCAATCTCCAATACCACCTGGAGGTCATCGTTTCTGGGACTGACCCTCGTTTACATGAGTGGCTACAGAACAATTTTAGTGGTGCTGTTTACCTGATCAAGAATGCAGTTACCAGTTATCGGAGCAACAAGGTTTGCCAATCGTGGCGGATGTTCAACACGCGAGCGGTCGTGATCTTGGAACATTGCTTGCCGTATTTCATAATGAAACGAGAACAGGCTGAAATTGGTCTGGCGTTCATGCGGCTGAAGGTTAAAGGATCGCAGGGTAAAAAGATTTCGATTGTAGAGCTTCAAGCACACGAGGATTTACGAAATAAATTGCGTGCAATAAATTCTCCGCATCTTCCGTCTGACGCGGTAGTCGTGTCAGAGGTTGATCGAGATAAGAGGATAAACTGATGGCGCTCACTTATGGGGACATCTCCGCCGTAACTGTCAACTACGTGTCCAATGAAATGGTCGACGCGTACTTTAAGGTTAGCCCAGTCTTCGTCAAAGTCTGGAAGGGCGGCAAGATGTCCAAGCCCTTTGAAGGTGGCTTGCAGATCCAAGTCCCCTTTCAGTACGCTCCGTTGAAGGCCGGGCCGTTTCCTCCGGGCGGCGTGTTCGACATTTCCTACGTCCAGACCCAGACGGCGATGTTCTTCAATCCCAAATATTATTACAGCAATATAACGATCCAGCGCACCGCCCTCCCTCTGAACCGTGGCCCGGAAGCGGTCATGAACTTCATCGAGCCCAAGATGGTCAACGGGGAACAATCCCTCGCGCAGGCGCTGATCCAGGACTTCTACCGCGACGGTCAAGGCACGGTGTCTAGTCAGATCGCGCTAGACGGTATCCTCGCTGGTTACGACGATGGCACGAACTACGCGTCCTACGGCGGCGTCACCCGTTCAGCCGTGGGCACGGGCGCGTCGAACGGCATCAACGGCTACTACATCAATCTCGCCGGGCCGTTCACTTTGAATTCTCTGCAAACTGCCTACGGTCAAGCGACCTTCGGACCTAACCAGCCCGACCTGATTGCCACGACCCAGACGATCTACAACTCCTTTTGGGCCAAGATGCTTCCTCTGCAACGCACGTTCAAGGAAGACCCTGACCTCCAGGGAGCCGGGTTCAAATCCTTCCTGTTTAACGGAATGGCCGTGGTGGTCGATCAATACTGCCCGTCCGGAGATATCTTCGGCATGAACACCAGCTATATCGACGCTTACGTGTCCGAGGATCCGTTGTTCGCGTTCGGCTTTACTGGCTTCAAGGAGCTGCCGAACTCTATCGATATGGCGGGACAGAATATCTACGGCGGAGATATCGTGGTGACGGCCCCGAGGTTGGGATTCATCATGACTGGAGTCACGAGCTAGTCGTAATCTGGTCGTAGGTTGATAGAAATTGAGCTTGCCCAATCGGGCGAGGAGAATAGAAAATGTTACCAAATTACCCAGTAATCTCGTCCAACTTGGTCTTGGGCAACGGAGTCTTCGGGACCGCTGATCCTTATGTCTCTACCGTGCAGAACAACGGCGCGTTGAACCCTCTGGGATCGCTCTATTTCCTTGGAGCTGGTGAGGGCGGATTGCAGTCAAACCAATATCTGACTGCTTCAACGTCGAAGGGGTCAGGCTCAGGGCTATGGGTGAAATACGTTTTGTTCAAAAGCACCGACACGACCGCCGTCAAAGCCGGTCCTGCCCCGGTCTACTGGACGGACGAGACCTACACCCAAGTCACCGATCTCCAGTCTGAATCCCAACTAGCCGACGCCAACTCTATCGCAGGCTGGCTGCTGCCGAACACGACTGCTCTGGGCACAACCGCGTTCACTATCTCTGTCCTGCGTAACAGCGGGAACGGCTCTTTCGTGTTCATCGGGCTTTCTGGCTACATCGGTGGAGCCTACGTCGCTTCAGCCTCGCAAGGTCAAGGCCTCGTCGGCTCAGCCACTGCTTGGACCCCGACCGGCGTTGCGGTCAACACCGCCCCAACCAACAAGCTACTCGGCTGGGTCATCGGAACAGTCACGAGCAACTTGGCTGACGTCGAAGCCAATTTACCCCTGTTCTAAGTTGAAAGATTTGAAAGTTTCGCGAGGTACGGAAAATGGCGCTTACGATTACGAAACTTGGGGATTCTGGGCTGGACTTCGCCGGACTTACCCCGTTCGGCCTGTTCACCATCACCGGCGATTCGAGCTATCCTGCCGGAGGCTATCCGCTCACGCCTGGGCTGTTCGGGCTCGACGGGATTCACTTGGCCGGGGTTCTTCAACTTGGCGCGTCGACTTCTTTTCAGCAATTTGAACTCGCTTATCAAAGCACTCTAGGAACGCTTCAAGTTGAAGGCCCAGGCACGCCGTCTGGAACGTTCCTAACCTTGGGAGCAGCGACTGGAACTTCCACCCTGAGCGTCTGTACAGCGGCTAACTTGGTAACCATCACCGCGCCTAATTCTCTCGTGGCCCCATGCTTCGTAGTCTTCCAAGGAGCAGCGAACGGAAATATCGCTAAGGCCAACGGACAACTCGTCTACGTCACTGCTGCCACAGCTACAACCTTCTCGTTCACATGGGCGGGGATCGGTGGTGCAGTCAGCTCAGCCGCCGATACTGGAGTTCTAGCCTACCCAGTCGTGACCCAGAGCGGTGGAGCAACCTTCGCAGGCGTGGCTACAGGAATCCCGACCACAACCGTCCTAGCGTCGAACGTCGGCACAATCACTGCGGCCAACACGTTCGTCCCTGGCCAGCTAGTCCTATTGCAAGGTTTAACGAACGCTTCAGCTCTGAACGGTTACACGGTTCAAGTCTTAACCGCTTCCGCGACCCAGTTCACGTTCAACCTGAACCATGCCAACGTCACCACTGGCTCAGAAACCACCGGATCCGTTGTTCCTATGGTCACGCAAGGCCGGACGCCCATCACTACTGGCTTCTCGGCTTCCGTAACGAACAGCGTTCTGACGTCGAACGTGGTTTCTCTAAGCGCCGTCCAGAATTTTCCAGTCAATACTTTAGTGATGGTCCAAGGCCTGACCAACGGAGCCGCGCTGAACGGTTACGTCGGCACGGTCATCGCAACTGGCCTGACCAACGCGCTGTTTGAATATAACTTCAACCACGCGAATATCTCGACCGGTGCGGACGCTGGCGCTGCAGCTCCATTGATCGTGGGCGCGGCTCCGGAGGATTCTGTCGAGATTGCTGCGGGCACGAACCTGACCACTTACTCATGGACAGCGCTCGTGATGTGTCAGAGATAAGTTGAGGTCGAAGAAGTTTAATCGTTCTTCTCTTCCCCGAGAAGGCGTAGAATGGGCCAAAGCTTCGAAGGGAGCTGAGGCCCATTAGGTTTTTATATGCCGATCATTCCACCTCAAGCCATACCGAATCAGATCGGCCCGAACGGCAATCAGCCGTATGTTGCTCAACAGAGTTTCGGACAAATGATTGGAGAATGTCTTTCTTGGAACCCCTCTTGTAGCGTTAGCATGGTGCAAACTTTTCTAAATAACGCTTTGCGTTCAGTCATAGATAAAAGATTATGGGTAGGGACATTACGAAAGGGCCAGATAATTTCTCCAGCCTACTACTCAACCGGAACCATCGCAGTCACCAACGGTTCCGCTACTGTCACTGGCACGGGCACGAACTTCACCTCTTCCCTAGTCGGACTGTCCCTTCGCGTCGGCTACATAAACCCGATCTACAACATCATCGCGGTTCCCAATTCCACCACCCTAACCCTCGAACTCCCGTGGGGCTCGCCTTCCCAGTCCTCAACCGGCTACTTCATCGTCCAGCAATACTACTCGATCCCGAACATAAAGTTCATCATCGAATGCATCAACCTCCAGCTTCAACGCCGGATGTGGGTCAACTTGAATCAGGCGACCTTGAACGCCCGAGACCCCTCGCGGCTGCAGATATTGTATCCTTGGGGTCTGGCCTCGATGCCTCCGGATCCGAACGGAAACTTCCAGTTCGAACTCTACCCGGCGTCGATGATTCAGCAGACTTTTCCTTATCTCGCCTATACCCAGCCGCCGAACCTCGTGAACGACTCCGACGTGCTTCCAGCGTTCATGCGTTCGGACGTTCTCGTGGCTCGCGCTATCGCTGACTGCCTGCTCTATCGCCCGAAGGAGAATTCCTACTACGACCCTGCGACTGCCTTAGCGGTCTCCCGGACCAAAATGCAGGAGTTCGCCGGGGAGCTAATGGCCATGGAACAGGCCGACGAACAACTCTACCGTCAGGACGTCGTCCAGCGTTGGGAGCAGATGCCCATGGTCGATCCCGGCGATGCGTTCTACGACGTGTTACACCCGGTCGGATCGTCGACCAACAGCGACGGCGACTGGTAACAAATTTTCACTTCTCCTAGTTCCCTCCCCTAAGCCTCGAATACCATATCTCCGAGTTCTATCTCAAGATGTCGATCTCCGACCAAGCCTTGGCTTATTGGTTCCTTATGCAGTTACGGAATCGATCAGTTCAGGAATGGAGACGGATGCTGCGAGAGCCTTGGTTGAGTTTAGCAGAACGGAATATCCGCCGAGCGGAAGGTTGGACACACAAGGTTCTCTTGGAGATCAAACGGTCCTGGGTTGAGGAACGTGAACAGGAACAGGAACAAAAGCGAGTCGCTTAACCAATGCCCATATTCGACGAACGTTGTTTAGACTGTCATATCGAGTTCGAAGCCTTGATCCTGACCAAGGCCCACGAAGCCATGGTCGCTTGTCCGAAGTGTGACTCGAAGAACCTCGAACGTCTAATCTCCCGAGTTCACACTCGAATGGCTCCGACGAGATTCGCCATGAAACGTGGCCCGGCCCACAATCCATTCGAGAATCTCACCCTGCAACACGTCCGCGACGAGAACAACAAGCCGGTCAAGGTTAACTCCGAACGGGAGTTGAGAGCCGCTGAGAAGAAGTTTGGCTTCGTCCATCATGCTTCTCATTGTTTGACTCAGGAAGCTCTCGATACGCCGCCGCAGCATGAGAACTGGGCAGGAGACATCAGACACGATTATAAGTGGAAATGGACGCCACCTGAGCAGCGAGACGACATGGTCGGCGTTAACGTAGGACCGACGACCAAGGATAAATTACTGGTCGCTTAAGGAGACTTGAACAATGGTTAAACCAGTCCGCACTCCTGAATCCGACCGCGTTCGTGGTTACCGCCGCGACGTCGAAGGCGATTCCGGCAAGCATCCTCTCTCCGTCAATTCCCGTTCCGTAACTTCAGTCGTCGGCGATTCCACCATGCCCATGGAAACTCACATCGACTGTACTCCATCCCGTCAGCCAAAGGGACGGCAGCGTAATTACCCAGGCATGCTGTCCTCCCCGTGTAACGTCACCGTCACCCGCCGTCGAGCTTCACCAGAACGAATGCACGATGCTGCTAAGTACAGCCCTGAGGTCGGAGGTTATGGCTGGGGTAGTGGGAATAACACGTTGAAACATCCAGCTTTCACCGGGAAACAGAACCGAAACGACCAAGAGGAGAGCTAATGGCATTCCGCTCGTTTGCAGTTTTTACGCTGGCATCGTCAACCGTCGCTCAGCCCTTAGTCGGTTCGTGGATCACTGCTGGGATCGGCGCTCCTTCCAAGGCTCCGATCACCCTTACTTTAGGAACGGCCACTGTAACCACTGGCAGCGTGTGTGATGCTACTTCCATCTTCGGCGGTCCTGCTGGTCAGTCCATCGCTGGAATGAACGCGCTCATTGTCGATCCTGCCGGAGGGAACGCAGAAGACGTCCTAATCACAAGTATTGGCGGGACCACTGTTAACACCGTTACCTTAGGCTATAAGAAAACCGGTGTCGGTGGCGGCCCAGGCGTCGTGACTGAAAACTCCCACGTCTCCGGAGCGTTTGGCACGGGCTCCTTCATCATCCCTAACACGACCGCGAACAATCTTCTGGTAACCCTCGAAGACGGCGGGACTGGGAATTTCCTCTATATTGGAAACTCTTATAACATGTCCGCCACGTTCCGCCGGATTTTCAAACTGCCGAAGGTCGCTTCTCTGGCTAATCCCTATTACTATTCCGCGACTGAAAACTTTTTCGGCAACCCATTCGCGATGTCTGAGCTGTTCGTGCTGGGCACAAGTGGAGACCAATATAATGTCTCGTTCGCAATTGTGTAGCAGGAAACTTAACCTCTGTCTAAGCCTATTCCTACTGGCTATCCCCGTGTTCGCTCAACAAGGCGGTGGTGGAGGTCCGGGCGGTGGGGGTGGCGGACTTACTATCTACACTGTGGCTACTCTACCCACCGGAAAATCCCGTGGCTTCTTCGCCACGGTCTCTGACGGATCTACAACCAGTGACTGTACGACCGGTAGCGGGACGAACGCTGTAGCCTGTATCTATACTGGATCGGCGTGGGCCTTTGCCGGATCGTCGGCATCGGCCCCTGCCTTCAGTGCGATTACCTCAGCTACGAATACATCAGCAGCAATGGTGGTGGGAAGCGGGGCCTCGCTGGCAACCAGCGGAACCGGAACAATTTCTAGTATCTCGGCAATTTCGGCGCAGAACCTAGTTTCAGGTCCGATCAATCCAACTGTTTCCATTCCATCGTCAGCGCTCGTCGTTTCGTCCGGCGCGAATCTTAGCACTACTATTTCTGGTACAGCCAGCACCACAACTTCGATTAATGTCGCCTCGATCACTGACTTTGCAGTAAATCAGGGAGTGTGTATCGTCGGTGCAGGCGCAACCGGAACACAACACTGTCCGGGGTCGAGTACGAGTGATTGCGTGAGCAAGATCACAGCGGTCGCGACAGGGAATCTGACGATCTCCCCGGCTTGCAGTTCTGCGCCAACCACTGCAGGCAAAGGTGTTTATCACGATGATGGTGCTGCACTGCAAGCAGCAGTTAACACGGCTACGACATCGACCGAAGCAAAGATTCTTCTACCCTCTGGGGTATTCAACGTAAACACCGCTTGTCAGACCTCCAATGCCGCAACCTCGATGATTCTGGTTCCGACGATCAACACCGCAACTTTCGTCGATACCCCATTCGCAGTTGTAGACATCGAAGGCCTCACGCCCGCGCTAAATTTAGATAACGGGGCAGCCCAAGGCGGCACGGTGATTCAAACCGCTAGCACGGGTTGCGATCTAATCGCGGGCGCTGGATCATCCACGGGCGGAAACAGTGGGTACACTGCCGTCAAGTTGATCGTCAATGGAATCGCATTTCGTAGGACGGTTAATCCACTTTACAGCGCGATCAACGCAGTAGCCATTGGCCAACTCTCGATGCCGGGATTCAATAGTTGCGATGTGGGCAGCGTCCCCGTGGCAGTTCCGACCGCAGGCGGTGTATGTGTGATCGCTCCCGGTGCCGGGAATCCCGACCTGATCGACATTGGAACATTGCGGGCTGATGGCTTTACTACCGCTTTGACGTTAGTTGAACACGCTGCCGTGCAACACCTTATTTGTGGTTACGATGAAGTTTGTGTCGTGATCAATAATCCCACAGGAAGCGGAATTTCGCCGGGGATGAACATTGGGCAGTTAAATTATGAGCAGACCCAGTATGGAATCGACGTTATCGGCGGAAGCAGCAATGTTCTGACTGCGCTTACCGTTAACATGATGGCATCGGAACATGATGCTGGAACGTTCGCCATCGTAGATGACGTTTACGATGTGGGCAATCGCTTATATGGAACTGCCGCATGGTCGTACAACGGACCAGCGGCGACCTATACCGCCAATGGTGCTGCCAATTTCTTTGTAGACAATTTAGTCACGCACGCCTTCAGCATCGGGGGTGCAGCCACTGCCGGGACTTCAGTAACTGCACCGCTATTCAACGACAGTAGCCTGACAGCCTCACTTCCCATCTGCACCGATGCTAGCAAGAATTTAAGCAGCACATGTACGAACCTTATTCCGATTGCCGATGTGGGCAGTGCGGGCCTAAGTGCGACACTCCCGCTAGCGATCACCAGCGCAGGCGCAATCTCAACGACCAGCATCACTGGATTTAGGTATGGCACTGCGAGCGCGGCAGACACGGCAGCCACGGCAGGCCAGGCCGCTACTTTGATTCAAGGGCTAACCGGATGCAACACAGCCACTTACGTATTCACGCCACAAGCCAGCGATTGCGTGGCGCAGACAAGCGGTTTTGCGAATCCCATGACCACGCTCGGAGACATCATTTACGAGAATGCCACGCCAGCAGCGGCAAGATTAGCAGGGCCGACCGCACCCAATAGTGTTCCGCAATTCCTAACGAATACTCCATCAGCAGGAGCCGCAGCAGCGGAAGTGTGGCAATTAGCGGGCGTGCCGATTGATGCGACGAATCCGGTCACACTGCTAACGACTGATCGCTTTAACTTCCTGAATTGGACGACGGGTACGGCTTTAGCTCTGCCATCTCTGGCCTCATCGGGATTCACCAATAACGACGGTTTCGCTCTGAGAAATACCGAAGGCGCGACCATGACAATCACCCCAAACGCAGGCCATTCCGATCTGTGCGACGGCGCTTCCACTTGCACGATCCTCAACAACTTCGCCAGCTTCGTATACTCCGATGCAGCGACTAACTGGGACCGGATTTACTTCCCGACCTTTGCAGCATTCCCGGCCTGCACCGGGGTCATGCAATTCTCAACCACGACAGGATTCTCCTGCAACACGGCACCGACACTGACAGGGACCAACTTCACTGGCGTTCCATTTACCGGACTCACCGGAAATGCAACACTAGCCCAGCTTCCAACCTTAGCCGCCGACTCTATTTATCAGAACGAAACAGGCAGCACGGCAGCCCCAACGGACGTTGCGATTCCAAGTTGCTCGGCTGGAACGAGCGCCCTGACGTATAACACGACAACACACGCCTGGGGCTGTAATACGATTAGCGGAAGTCTGTCTGGCATGACCGCTGGGCAGGTTGCTATAGCAGCGACTGCGAGCACGGTTACCTCCTCGGAAGCTATTGTAGGAACCGATACCGGACTTGCTTCGGCTGCGACAATCAGCACAACAGTTGGAACGCCAGTTTGTGCAACAGCAAATGGAGGCGTAAGTACGACTGGATGTTTGAATTCCTTAGCAGTATCGAACACTACGCCAGTCACAGCGAATAATAGCGTTACGACTGCCCAGCAGCTTCAAGAACTATCTCTTACAGCGGGATACTTAAATTCGGCCAGCTTTCCAACGCTTATCCATAGCTCAGGGATATTTAGCACGACATCAACGCCTTCGCTTACGTTGACGTTCAAGCTTTGTACCGTCTCGGGCTGCGGCTCAGGAACCGTCGTAACTCTAGCAGCGTTGGCAAGCGCGACTACTGTGACCGGAGCTAACAATCAATTTAACGCCAACCTAAAGTGCGGTACAAAGACCACTGGCTCAACCGGCAACTTAATCTGCCACGGAGTAGCGGCCATTGATCTTACCTCAGGCAGTGTCGTCACTACTACTTACTCTGACGCGAACACAGCGACATCCAGTAATATCGACCTTACGGCAGCGTTGTTTCTCGACACGTTTGCGACGTTTAGTAGCGCCAGCACTTCAAACACAATTACCGATCAGTTGATGTTTATTGGAACCCCTTCAGGTGGAGGAAGCGGCGGTGGTTCGGGTGCTCCTGCAACCATCACACCTCTCACCAAGACGGCGAACTACTCCACAGTTTCAGGAGATTTTTCCAACGCGACGACGCCAGAGACGGAAATCATCTACACAATTTCCTCATCAACTGCGGTGACGCATACCCTGCTCGCCAGCGCTCCTGCTCTCGTTAGCGGCAACATGCCCTGTGAAATCGTGAGTAACTCGCTGGCGTCAGCTCCCTACAATTTACTCTTGAGTACAAATAGCCTAACGCTGGACGGTACGGCTTATACGGGATTCCCGATCACGCCGGGAACAAGCGTAGAGATTTGCTCCAACGGAAGCAACTACGTTCACGGACGGGGGCCAGCAATAGGCGCAAATCAGTTGTCTTTCTGGCTCAATTCAGCAGGCTGCGGCGGCGGTTGCGATACTCAGATTTTTACCAGCTCTGGTAACACGGTTGAGTTCGGCACAGTTTACATTCCGGCAACCACTTTTACCCATATGACGATTTACATATCAACTGCCGATGGAACAAACCCGTCTTCGTGGGGACTGGCTGATACTGCGGGTAAGGTGTGGTGCAGCACTACGGCGGCAGTCGAGGCCTCCACTGGCTGGACGAGCGCGACGAACTCTGCGTGCTCCCAAGGTACTGTAAATTGGCCGGGAGGCAATGCGATTTTGATGTTGGTTAGCGCAGGAACCACAATAAAATATGCAATCGGTTATCAAAATGGGCAAACGCCAATGCCATATTCGCAAGGGTTTTTGACCGCTACGGTATCGGGAGGGCAGGTGTCTAGCACAACCATTACGTTACCATCAACGGGGACGGGTAATCAGACCGCAAACCCGCAAGCGGCAATGGCGTTACTTCTCCAATGAAACTCCGCTGGCTTATCCCGCTCTTATTCATAGTCCCGTCATTTGGAGCTGGCGGGACATGTCCGTCTGGTGCTAACTATACGAATCCAGCGAACCCGCAAGGAACGCTGGTCACGCTTGCCAGTCTGGGAGTGACAAGCTGTTATTTTGTGGCGTCTAATGGTTCCGACTCGAATGATGGATTGAGCGAAGCCAGTGGACATCCTTGGGCGCACGCCCCACAGATGCCAACTTGCGCGAGTAATTGTTTGACGGTGCAAAGCGCCACGCTACCAGCGGGAACCGGAATCATATTCCGCGGTGGAGATATGTGGCACTTTGGAAATAATGGTGCCACTCCATACACCGGGGGAACGTGGAACTTCAGCGTTTCGCCCTACCCAATGGGAACGAGTACGAATCCCATCTACGTCGGAGTAGATAAGTCATGGTACTCGGGCGGATCATGGGTCCGTCCTGCTTTCAATGCCGACAATTCACCGTGCAACGGCTCGACTCTGGGAACCATGCCCGATGGAGCAACGTGCTTTGCAGCCACAGGCACGGCTTGTTATGCAAACGGTACGGGCTATGCCAGTCAGAATTGCAATTACGTCTCGGCCTGCGTCTATCAGATTTCGGGCGGCACGGACAACATGCTGAATGTAAGCGGCCTGAAATATTACATCGTGGACAACATTGAGATGCTGGGGATCTGCAATGAATCACAAGGCTCCCCGAACTTTGTAGTTCAGGGCAACGACACCTACGTGAGATACGGCAGCATGTGCAATTCCGGCTGCTCCGGTGGGGTTCCGCCGCTCGCCCTAGAAAATCTCTATATTCACGGATCGAGTCACCCGCAGTTCGGCGTGCAGAACGGGCAAAACTGCGCTGGCGTGTACTGCTTTAACAATTTTGCTTTTCAAGGTGGCGTGAACAACAGCAGCGTCGGAGAAACCATAGTCAACAACGTGGTGGATTTTGCGGACTCCGATCCTATTGGGGAGGGCCTTTGTTTTAGTGGATTCTACAACGTAGCCTACAACGTCTTTCGCTATACGACGCAGTGCGCCCCAGGCGGCGCTAATGGGCTTCATCTTTTCCACGACAACCTTTACGAATATTTTTTTGAAAACGGCCACTCGAACATGATTGAAGGCATCCCGGATAACCCGACCACCGCGAATGCCATTTACAACAACGTGTTTCGCCACGTAGAGGCAGGGATCACGAGCGGTGGCGGAGTCTTCCTGTGGTTCTCGCCGCCGTGCAACACTGGGATCAGTTCTTACGGATGCAATGGCAGCACGATCACGACGGACTACATTTTCAACAATGTAGGCTACGACATCGGGAATCTGGAGTACCTGAATATAGGAGGTACGGCGGGGTCAAACGCCAATGGCCCCTACACCTTCTTCAACAACACATGGCAGAGTAATTATTCCCAAGTCATCATTCGTTGTTCCGGGTACACTGCCGCAGCCGTGAACGACACCAATGAGCACTACATCGACGACACCTCAACACCCATCGGAACGGGATGCAGCACGCAGGTAAGCACAACTAATTTATGCCAGTCGAATACTTCTGGCGGGACGACCACGGCCTGTCCGACCTACTCGGATGCCAACGTTACGCCAAAGTTCGATCAGTACACCAGCAGCGAGACTTATGCTTATTCTCCGCTGGCTTCGACCAATTCTACGGTAGGGGTGGGGACCAATGAAACGGGCGGTTACTGTGCGGCACTAGCCACGGCAGGATTAAGTGCAGCAGCGACGGCCTGTAAATCAGCCACAACCTACGCCTGTTTCTACAACACAAGCACTCACGTAAATACCTGCCCAGCAACTACCGCCAATACTCGCCCGTCCAGCGGAGCTTGGGACGTTGGGACTTATGAGTACACCGCATCGTCCGGCCCAGGATTTCAGTACAGCCCGTCTCCGGTCGCTTTTGGTTTGATCAACGATGGCTCAAGCAGCAGCCCGATCACGGTGACCATCACTAACGACGGGACGAGCGGAACTCTAAATATCGGCACTCTAGGATCGCCCAGCGATGCGGAGTATGCGATATCGAGTAACACCTGCAACGGTCAGAATCTTGCGGTAAATGCGACGTGCACATTCGTTGTAACTTTCAGTCCGACTTCAGCAGGATCGAAGCCCGCGACCATCAGCGTGCCAGATAACGTTGGCAACCCGGACACGATAAATCTTACGGGTACGGGAGTTGCGACCGGGCCAATTGTGTCCTTATCTCCGACTACGCTGGTGTTTGGCAGCCAAGTCCTAAACGTGACTTCTGGTGGGCAGACAACAACGCTCACCAACACCGGGAACGCCACACTCAACATTGTCAGCATCGCCACCAATAATTCGCAGTATGTGAAATCTTCTACCACTTGCGGTTCTACGCTGGCCGCGACGAGCAGTTGTACGGTGAGCGTAACCTTCACTCCGAACGCGCTCGGAAGTCAGAATTATTCACTCATTTTTACAACCAACGCCACCAGTTCACCGGATTCCGTTGCATTGCAGGGAACCGGGATACCAATAGGCTACATTAGCGGAGGCTGTTCGACCAGCGCTATCCTCACTGGTGCAAGCAACACACCGACTTTTTCCTGCACTCCAGCCAGAACTGGAGATGCAGTGTTATTCGCGGTTGATTGCCATCCTTCCAGTGGGACGATTACGGCTATCACCTTGACGGCTACGGGCTGGACAAACAGCACGCAGTTGATTGCTCCACTGGGCAACACGACTGGCAACGTGAGTGCCTTGTTTGGTTTCATCGCTCCCAATACTTCGAGCGCAACCTTTACGGTGTCGTTCACCGGGAGCGGAGTTTCTGATTGTTCTAACTTTGGCACCGTGCTCGGCGGAGAATTTCAGGGCAATTCTACGGTTGGTGGCACTACGACTTTTGCAGCGGTCGGATCGTCGGCAGGAGCTTCAGGCCAGTGCTCCACGAGTGTATCCAACGTTACAGCGGCGAATAATGATTCTGTCTGGTTTGCCTGTGTAGATACTGCGCTCGGTGCTCTTACTCCGTATGCTGTTGGGGTTAACGACACCGCAGACGATCTTTCTGAATATCGGTTAGGAGTTACTCCCGCAGCTTACACACCGAGTTTTGACAGCGGCGGAAGTTATATCGTAATGGGTGCAGCGATTGCTCCGGCAGGTGTGACTAACAGCTCTCCGGCAGCATGGTTCATGGCGGGTAATTTTTTAGTGGAGGGAGATGCCCGATGAAAATCGTTCTCTTGGTAATCTTAATGGTTGGTGGATTCGTGCTCTGGGTCAAGGCTAGCGGTTCCTACGGTGCTCTCGGAGTCGGCCCAATTGCTCCGACCGTGGCGCAATGCCCCAAGCCGATTACAGGTTATATGCGGATGTGTCCGGTTGGTGCATCGGGTAATCAGGTGAATTTTACCGGCACTGTAAACATGCAAGGCGCAAACGTGGTGATTCAATAAAAAGGTCTGACACTTTACCACAGGCTCTGGGAAATTCAATAGAGACGAAATACTCACAATGAAAACTCAAATATGATGATATTATCCTAGGCAAGAAATAAGATATGGGAACCACTCCAATCAGCGTCTTGGCAGGACAGGTCATCAACCGTTTAGAAGAGAACAATCCTCCTGTTTTCTGGAATCTCTCGAACGAACTCTATTCTGGTCTGATCGAAGCCTGCAATGATCTCTTGATCCTAGTCGGGCGTCCGGACTTTCTGGTCAACCAACCGTTCAACCTCGTTCCAAATACAGTCTGGCAACAGATGCCTAAAGGTCAGTTGCTGATCACGGATATCCAAGGCCCATCTTCCCCGCTCTGGCGGGTTTCCTTGTTCTCTATGGACTACGAACAAGCTTCATGGGGATCATCATGGGAAGCGGATACTGCCCCTATCCCACAACGCTGGGGGCCAGTCGGGCTCGGTGGGTTATTTTTCGTCCATCCGGCTCCGAATGCTCCTACACAGGTCAGTATCACAACTATTCCTTATCCAACGGCTGATAACTGGCCTTACACTGGGACCGAGGTAGTTCCGTTCCATGACGAATTCTTTGAAGCGCTTGAAATGTACAGTGCCCATTTCTGTAGAATTAAGGAATCAGGAGCGGAGTTCAAAGAATCCATGACTCTCTACCAGTCTTATTTAACCTTAGCTCAGAGAATGACCCAGATTGAAGACCGCAAGGATCCATTGTTGTTCAGTCGAAGTTTTGGCGGGATTACAGGACTGAATTCTATCCCGAAAAGGTGAACATGACCACTCCCTATAAACTGCTCGCTGCTTTCGTAGTCCTGATGATCCTATCTTCTCTCTTACTTTCACAAGGCCATACCTTCGCTGCACTAGATGTTAACAATCTATTCACGGGTAACAACACCTTCAGCGGCACGACCACGACCACAGGGCCGACTATAACCTCTATCCTAAACGGCGTTCAGTATGTGAACTCTGCATTATCCCGAGGTGGAGCAGACATAGGAGCTGAAATAAATCTAGCTTATGCATCTCTACCGTCCCCAGGAGGCACGATTTTTGTATCCCCTAATTCTACTTGCTATAATTTTTCCACAGAGATCGTGTTCAACACTGTAGGCAAGATAGTCAATCTCACTGGAGCTGGTTCAGGACCAACCTGTTTAAACTGGACAGGTAGTAGCACGGGGACAGCGTTCGTCATTAATTGGGGAGGTAATTTGGGTATTAATGGCCACCCAGGAGTGATCTCCAACCTGACTCTATGTTATATGAATTGTAATATTTCAGGGGCTACCAGCACTACTGTTGGTGCCAACGTCGGCAATGGCCCGAACTTCCCAACACAAGGCGTGATATTTGAAAATGTCGCAATGCAGGGTTGGGGTACAGCTGCTATCATGAACGCTTTTGATTCAGGCTTTGTTCAGCCAATGATCGCTAACAATGGTATTGGCGTCAACTTTAATGCGGGGAGCGTGATGTGGATCCTCCAAGGGACTACTTTTCAAAATACGATAGAAGATATCCTTTTGGGCACGTCTGTGGACGTTTATATCCAAGGCACAGACATAGAGACAAATTTAGGTACTGGTTCACTTGGCATAGTGATGCCTGCGAACTTTATTAATCTAACACTAAATGGAGTTCACTTAGAGATGAATGGCGTTGGATCGACTGGAGATTTTATCAAGTCTACTGGTAGTAATAATAATATAACCATGCTTGGGGGTTTGATGCTGGCGGACACAGGTGTTGGAACTATTCCGGAATTCATAACTTTCTCTGGTGATAGCTTAAACGTACAAAACACTACTATAACTGCGTCAAGCAATACGTTGACTAATGGCTACGTGCATGCTATAGCATTTGGTACTATTCAGTGGTGTCCTCGTACTGGGGGCGCTCTTCCTACCCTGATTAGTGGAGCTGGAAACCCTTCTGTCAATTATTGCACTACCCAATTATCTGGAAATTCGGCAGCCATGAAGTTGCAGAACTACCGTCTACAGATCAGCGATCAAGGTACGTGTACGTTGAGTTCTGGAACTTGTCCAGGACAAAACTTTGCGACAACTTATGCAGTAGCCCCCCAGTGCTTTGGGAGCTGGAATGGAATAGGCACCATGACTGGGATATTAAGTTTCGTCACTTCTACCACTGGGGTAACTCCGACCGATAGCGTAGGCAGCGATACTGGGCATATTAACTGGTTCTGTCTTGGAAACTAGAGCTTTATTGTGTCGATTCGTAGTAACATGGATAGCCGAGGTTCAAAAATGATTAATGACAATCACATCGACGTAGCGAAGTACCGAGGTCCGATCCGAGTCTGCGAACACTGTGGGAATTCCAAACTCCCTCCGCCGTTGAAGACCTATTGTAAATTCTGTCTGGTCTCAGGTTATATCGCTCAATGTTTGAAATGCGATGGGGAAGGAATGGTCGGCTCAGTCGCGCCTTGGGATGGAAAGTCGGAATATAAGTCAGTCTGTGATATCTGTGGTGGAACTGGATCGCTCTCGGCGAAGGAACCTGAGAGCCCACGGATTCAACTTCAGCCTGAACAGCCTCAAGGCGTTCAACCTCAGCCCCAGTTAGCAACTCAGACTCAACAGAATCAAGCCAAGAACGATCAGAAAGAGGAGATCAAGAAGGAAGCCGTCGTAGCTTAACTTGAAGGGCCATTCCTTGCCAGAGGTCGGCCCTCTGAGAAAATCCGACACGTTCAGCCATACTGTCTCACAAACGACCGCGTAAGGTCAACACAGTATTGGCGGGGGAGACGTGTCTTGGCCAATCCGGGCTTAGGAAGTCGGTCGGTCTGGTCTTTGCTGTGCGAGATTTCCTACCACGTTTTAGAACCAGTTCTGCAGACAACTCTTACCCAGAATTCTTCCGTAGGTCCAGAAACCGTAACCATCGGCTCGACCTTAGGAATCTACGTCGGCGCTCAGATCATCGTCGACGCCAACACGCCTAATCAGGAAGCTGTGACTGTAACGGCGTTCGTACCAGGAACGTCGATCACGGCTACTTTTGCGAATTCCCATAACTCCGGCGCAAGCGTATTTGGACCTACGTTTTCAACCCAAGCCATCGCAGGCGATCCCTTCTTCACTCAATCCGAAGTCCTAGGCTACCTGTCCCGAGCCCAGAACGAATTCCTCGCCCGAGTTCCTTGCATATTCCAGTTCTTCTATCAATCCATAGCCTATGGGCAGATCTACCAATCGACCCCTTCAACCTGTATCGAGATCGAACGGATCGCGTTGGCTACGATTCCTCCGGCTTCGTTCATTCTCCTAGACGCAGCCTCGCAGGCTTGGCAGATCATCGTTACCAACAGTGGAATCGTCGACACCACGCCGGTCGCGGGCACGGCTCCAACCGGGATCTTGGTCAACGATACGGCTAGTGGCCTGACATGGCAGCTGACCATCGTTTCTGTCGGCGGAAGCAGCGGAATTCTCCACAGCGCTCCGATGTCCTCGCAGACTCCATCAGCGCCGACGCAGCTCCCTCTGATCGCGCCTAACGGGATGGCATTCTTCCTCCAATTAACCAACGGGATTATGAACACAGCCGTTGGATCGTTCGCATCGCTTCCCCTGACTCGATTGTACGAAGTCAGTCAGGAACAACTGACAATGCAGGACCGGAACTGGCAATCGGAATTTCAACTTTACCCTAAAAATTGGTGGGAAGATCGTGGAGGAAATTATAGGTGGGGTGTAGGGGGTAAACCTAGTTCTAGTTTCCCAGTTGAATTGTTGTGTTCAATCCGAGACACAGACTCTCTGGCACTGACTGACGGCTTTGCGGTTCCGGATCTGGTTCTACACTACGTCAAATACAAAACGCTGGAGTATATGTTCTCAAAAGATGGTGAAGAAAGATCGGAGCAACTTGCTAGCTACTGCCATCAACGTTTCGAAATGGGCGTTGTGGCCACGACTCGTTGGATAAAGGGGATGATGAATTCCGGTCAACAAGCTAAGAGGCGATCAGCATGAGCACCGACACTAAATACAAAAACTGGCCATATATATTTCAAAGTCGCGGAATATACTCCCGCTACACAATTGACCGTCCGCCTGGCGAAGGCTGGTATCTCAATCTCGATTCCTGTGAAGAACGCGAGGAACAATCTCTTAGCTCTCGCTACGGCTCGCTGATCATCAATCGAGATCCTCTAGGGATCGGAACGTCGAATTATTTCTTCACCGGGCCGCCGAACACTATCGCTCGGCTGGTCTCAGGTTCATCTACTTGGCGTTACGTTGGCGTAACTGGACCTTCTTCGAATACGCTCTGGCGCAGGGCTGGCGATAGCCAAGGACCCTTCACCAAACTCTCCCCGACCAATATCTACGGTGGGACGGTTATCAACTTATCTGGGCAGCAATTTTCCACACTCGTCACCCCTTGCTACCAGTCCGCGCAGCCTTATCTATTCATCGCCGACGCCTTGGCCATGTTAAAAGATTCTGGAATCGGTAACCCGGTGAGCTGGGGGATTCTTGGTCCGACCCAGGTCGTTAATACTCTCCCTGGAGCGCTGGGAATCTTCCAAGGTGGGATTGACGCCTTCGATACTGGCACAGGATTTACCACCAGCGGCTTCACGATCACGACTATCACGACCATTGCTACGGTGAACGGCAGCAGCGGCACCGGCGTCCTGACCTACGAGAAATATTCCTGTACGGACGGTTCCTCCGCGCTTGTCCAAGACGGCTGCATCGGCCTGAGCAACCACACCGGCCAGTTCATGGTCAAGTTCGATACTACCCAAGACACGACCAAGTTCAACGTTATAAACTTCCTCGGCGGCACCTACGCGGCCACGGACAGCTTCTTGTTCAACGCCCTGAACGGGACTGTGGCGACGAATTCCATCGGCAGCATCGGCAAGACCACAGGGTCGTTCCCGGTTCTGACTAACATGACCCCGGATGATTTCATAGTCCTAGTCATCCAGGTCGGCTCGCCGGAAGTCGTACAGGAGATCAGACTTCAATTCGACGTCAACTCGTCGGGTTATACTTCAACCTATTACTACAAGAGTATAACGCCTCAAACTTTCCAAACTGGAGTCTCCTCCCCAAGCACGACCTCTCCAGCTCAAGCTGTGACCAACGAAGTCTCAGGTCAAGCTGGCGGCGTGGTTAATTCCAACACTTTCGGCCTACTCACCCTTCCACAAGACACTCAGACTGAGATAAAACAACAACCTCTAACCATCAGCGATCCATCGGTCCCTCGGCTTCAACCTGTGAACATCAGCACTGGAACTTCGGCATGGTCGGTGGTCTACATGCGAAAGGGAGACTTCCTGCCGGTCGGGAACGCCGACGAACCGGGAGCGGACTGGTCGAAGGTTACCGGCTGGCAGATTCAGATCATCACTAACACCCAAGGTTCGACGGCGATTGGGCTGAACGGACTTTATACGCTGAGTGGAGCTGGGCCAAGTTCCTACGGCGGAGTCGGATATGATTATCGTTATACATATTTTGACGCCGTAACCAACACTGAGTCGAATCCTTGCTCATCTCAATACTATCCAGTAACCACCTACAACCCTGCGGGAATATCCACCTTGATCGTTCTCCGGCAACCTATAAACGTTCAAGGGCAATACAGTCCGAATCCTCGCGTAACCCACGTTCGAATCTATCGTCGCGGCGGAGTGCTTCCTGGCCCTGCGTGGTTGCTGGTTGATCAGATTCCTAACGTCATCGGAACTGGAACCTTCAGCTACAATGACATCTTCACCGACGCTGATCTGTTCGAACAGCTTCCGCTAAACCTGGCTAATGACCCCCCGGTCAGCAGCACTTTACAGAACCCTATCGTCACGACCTTAACTACTGCGCTTAGCCCGACCGCACCGTTCATCCCCATCACCGTTTCAGTTACGCAACTTACTGCGACGTTCGTCGTCGGGCAGATCGTGAATATCGGCAACGTTTCTGATCTCGAACAGACTATCGTAGCTGTCGGGGGGACGGGCTCGTTTCAAGCCTGTGTTCAACTTCCGCATGCAGCTGGAGAACAGGTTCAAGTGTTCTCGAAGCCAGCGATTCCATGCAATCTAGTTGCTCTAGCCTACAACCAAGTCTGGCTGGCAGGCGATCCCAACAATCCTCATCTGTTGTATTTCTCGAACCCCGGATTCCCAGAGAACTTCCCACCCCAGAACTATATCCCAGTGTCGAATCCTTCAGATCCGATCATGGGGGTTATTAATTTCCGGGGGACTCTGTTCATCGCGACTAAGTCTACTTGGTATCAGATCTATCCATCGAATCCGCCAGTCGCCCAGCCAACGGGATCGAAACACGGACTCGCAGCGAGTTTCGGATGGTGTCAGACGGAGTCGGCGATCTGGTATTTAGGATTCGACGGGGTCCGGGAGTTTAACGGAACCGACGGCGCTTATCGTTCAGCAACTATCGAATGGTTGTTCCAGAATCAGCCTACAACGCCTAGCCCTTCGCCATTGATCCCGTTGAATCAAGCTCTGATCAGTCAGGTGAAGATGGCGTTCTGGAACAACAGAGTGTTCGTGATCTACCCAGGAACAGACGGGAACAATCATCGACTGGTATATTGGTCGACATACAACCGCTGGAAGAATGACGATTTATTCGTCAACGCGATCAACTACGAAGCCGATACAAACACTCTAGTGATCGCCCGAGTCTACCAGCCTTCAGCTTCACAAACGGGAACGAACTTCGTAGTCGCAGTCGATCAGGTTGGCGATTACGATGATGCGGGCTGGGCCTCAGGAGCATTGGTTAAATACCCGATCTCATTCACCCTGCAAACTCCCTACTACGACCAGAGTCTCCCCAACAACCAGAAACAGTACAACATGGTCACGGTCGACGCCAATCCGAACGGGCAGTCCTTAACGCTTGAACTTCTGTTCGACGACAACAACGGATCCGTCGCGCCGATTACTCTCCCCTCGTTCACCGGGGCAGTTCGGCAGAAATTCCAGTTCACGGTCAACGCCGGATTCGGCCAAGAAGCTTATCGTCTGAGCGCACAGTTGAGCGGATCTGTGATTGTCGCGCCGATTATCTACCAGATGGAAATGCTGGCCGCAGAACTAGCCGCTCAGCTAAACTCCTACGACACCTACTGGATAAAGTTCGGCACCGACGAATCTAAGCTGGTCAAGCAAGGCTATTTCGACTACACGTCTACAGCTCCAGTGATAGTCGGCATCTACGCAGACGGGAATGTGAATTCTTATTACTCATTCACCCTGCCAACTAACGCGGCTAGATCAGAATCCCCAACGCGAGTGAGATTCCCGGCGATAAAGTTGCGCCAGTTTCGGCTGATCGCCACAACGACGGGGAACCTGCAATTCTGGAACGCTCCACAGATAGATCAGAAACCTGTAATCGACGCTGGAGCTAAGGGCTACCAGAGATCAGAACTAGTGACCTCATGAAGCGAAAGGAGCTACCCGACAATCTATGAAGAAATCCTACTATCCAACCGGCGATCCTGAACAATGCCGTTATCGCTTCAACCTCGTCTCGACGCAAACCGGGGAAAATTATCTCCGTGAATGTCACGCGAAGGCTCTGTTCCAGGTCGGGAAGCTCCGGTTATGCTACGGTTGTTTCGAACGTTATTTAAGTCTCCACGCTGATGTGGATTTCCGTTTAGTCCAACGCCTATCCGACGACGACCGGGATTTCACGGAGAACTTCGCTGCTCGTCGAGGCGTGCGAAAGGTAGAAGCGGTTAGCGTTTAGTCATTGGCCCCAAGATGCCGCTCCAGCTAGCCATCCCGCAGGTCACGTTCAAGAAGTCCGATCTTGACGACCCTAATCTAACCCTGCTGAACCAAACCTTACAGAATATAACCGCTGCTCTGGATTCGCTGATCGGTAGCGGCGGAACGACCACGGTCAAATCCCACCTGAACCTGTCCGGCAACACGATCCAGAACCTCGGAGATCCTTCTAATCCTGGAGATGCGGTGTCGAAGGCCTATGCTGACGCAAACTACGGCCCAGCGACGATCCGGCAGGCTCTAGAAATATTAGGGAAGAATGTCTTACAATCCATGCGCCGGTTGAACGACGTTAATCAACGTGAGACCTCCTCCTCGTTTCTGAACAACCTGATGTCGACCGCGCCTACGACGAACACTTCTACCGTCAACTTTGGATCTCCCAGTGGAGGAACCGTCCCGGTTACAATCTCCTCAGGAGTTCATCAGAAAGTCGACCGCAGCATCGTTGCTTACTCAGCGTTCAACGATACTCTAACCTTGCCGACTTCTTATACGATTTCAACCATCGTTCGGTCAGGGAATATCGTGACCGTGACCACGACCGGCGTGAATTCTATAATCCCCGGCGAGAACGCGGTCGTCGGCGGCGTAGCGGATTCGTCGTTTGATGGGTCGTTCCAAGTTCTGAACATCCATTCAAGTACAGTGTTCACGTATCAGCAGTTCGCGCCGAATGGGAGTTCTTCTGGAGGCTCGGTTTCTCTTTCTGGGACTTATTACTACTCGCTCCAGAAAAACAGCGGACAACTAGTCAGAACTGGACCATTTTCCGCCGACTCTCAGTCCAATAGATTAATTGCAAATTTCGATAGCCAAACGCTTATAGCTGTGGTCATAATCAATGGTTCTGGGGGTGACAACACGAATTCTTCCGCAGGCGCAACGCCTCCAGTGACGGGTAGCAACGTTAGAATACTGGCTCGATTATAAAGGTTACCAATGTCGAAGTATCAGCTGAAAATCGAGAAACCTTCCGTCGATGGAACCACTGGTCATCACACGATCCTCGTTCATATCATCGAGCTAACCGATTCCAACCAGACTATAGCTGGAATTAAGGAAACCTACGCCATCGAGTCAACCGCGCTCGATTTGAAATTCGGCGGGGATATCCAGAAATGGCTCCAGTGGGTAGGTCAGGAGATGCTAACCAAGCACGTTCGCCGGACTCAATCCCACATGGAACTGATCAGCCTGAACGGGAAGACCATCGATCTCGATCCTCAAGAAAAGACTTGACCAATCTCTTACAATGTTCTACTCTTCTGGCGAGGAGATCTCAATGGCTGATCTTTATTCCCTGTCCGTTGCTATCCGGGACGACATGACCGAAATGGAAATCGTCGACGCTCTCCGGTCGATGAGCAAAGCGATCAACAAACTAGCTGGAGCCGTCCTGATAAAGAGGAAATACAGTCTTCTCTCCCCGTGTATGCAGCCGTTGCTTAGTGCTGCGGCGAATCTGGAAAGCGCGTCCAACACCTGGAATGGTCCTTCTCCACTAACAGTCCCACAAATGGTCGTAGGCCAGAGGTCGAATTGATGTTCTACCTTAGCATTAGCGCGTTCGTCCTGCTCTGGCTGGTTTTCTGGTTCCGGCTTCGCGGGAAGGTTTACGAAATGGACCCCGCAGGGCACAAGTTCATGTTCGCGGTCGTCTGGGCTCCTTATCGTTTTACTTACTGGACGATCTTCATCCTTTCTTTGGTCGGTGCGTTCAAGTTTGGCGAGCTACACGTTCCCATGCTCGGCGGAATGTTCCTGATCTCCACTGTCAGTTCGCTGATCTTCAACCTCTGGGTTACGTTGGCTTATGAAAGTTACATCGCCTCCCGTTACACAATGACCGGTTCTATGCAATCGAACTACACGGCAAGTCGCTACGCGTTCACCCTAGCTCTGGGAACATATGGCGTGTTCTTCTTCGTAGCAGCATTAATCTTGGCCTTCTTCACCGTCACGGGATTCTAATGAAGGAAGATTCCGTCCTTCTGGCGCTCAAACAAGATGGGTTCAGGATCGGCGACTGCGAAGTCATGCTGTACGACCGTAGTCGAACAGATGTCTTTCCTCCTGGTTACCTGACCAAGCTTTGGCAGTTGTGTAAAGATTCCGGGCGACGGTCTCCTTTAGGAATCCTCCCTTCCCTGTTCTGCGGCATGACTGACCTGTCGCACGACGCCATAACCACCTACCTCGCGACTCGTCCTGTCATAATCGCTGGAATCTGGATTGGCCCGGAAGAGTTCAAGGAGGCCGGAATCGGTTTTCCGTCAACTCTACCAGTCATCGGGAATAAAACCGGCCCTGAACGAGCCCTGTTCGCCGGGTATGGCCTGTTTAAAGAAGTATGGGGACGGCCTGAGGCGGAAATTCTGGGGATGCTCGGCTTGGCGTACTTTTTTGTTCAGTTCGACGTGACGGCTATTCATGGTTTACGCTACCCTAGCAACGGGCTGACTGCTCGCTTTACACGAACTTTCGGCTTTCGCGAGAATGGCCTGATCCCTCGTTACATGATGCAGGGGGATAAACTGGTTGGAGCAGTCTCGTCGACCCTGTTTATCGAAGATTTTGAACAGTATGTTGAACAGAAACTAGTTAGGCTCTATAAGGACGGGGAATTAAATGGGCGGAAGCTCGAAGGGCGGATCAGCGGGAGCGAGCCTGGAAGTAACTCAGGGGGAGTTGAGTAACCAAACTTCACTGGTTCAAATCGCGCAGCAACAGAATCAGAACGCACAGACCCTGTTCGGCCTCACCGAGCCCGGCCTAGCCACCGCTGAAGATTTCTACACCAAACTGGCTTCCGGCGATCCTTCGTCGATCATGCAGGCTATCGGGCCTGCTGCCGGGCAGATCCAGCAATCCGCCCAAGGCGCAACCCAGTCAATTCTCGAATCCGCTCCGGCTGGCGGCGAAAAGAATCTCGCCTTGGCCAACGTTCAGGCGAACAAAGGAGCACAGGTCGGCCAGACCGCGACTCAGGCTTTCCTAGGCGCTCCGAATGCCCTAGCGCAGATCGCTGGTCAGGGGGTTGGGGAATCGATCTCAGCTGCAGGGACGGGAATTTCCAGCTTAAGCGCTGGATCGAGCACTCTAGCCAATCTCGGTAATCAGCAAATCGCTGAGCAACAGATCCAAGCGGAGCAGAAAGGGAATGTCCTCGGCTCCCTGAGCAGTCTCGCCGGATCGGGCGCGGAACTGGGGACAGCTGCGATATTGGCTTAACCTATGCCTACGACGCCTCAGTATAACCCGACCGACCCTCAGCCTTATCAACCTGCACAGTTGCCGGAATCTGCCACCGCGCCTCCTCCACAACAAGTAGAAACCCCGGCTCCGTTCAAGCCTTCTAGCCTAGGCTTCGGCGGTGGCGGCAAAGGAGCCTTGGGCGGGATCGCTTCGATGGGCGATTCCATCCTGCGCGGTTACATGAAAGGGAAAGCTCAAGCTGATCAGATCAAGGCGCTGAAGCTGAAGAAGCAAGCCGACGCTGCTCAGTATTCCTATAACAACGACGCCGAGAAATATCTCGACATGGTCAAGCGTTATGGGGATCCGAAGAAACTTCAGGAAGAGAAGAAGAAGATCGAAGGAGAGATCCAGTCAAGAACCGCCCAAGCTTCAGCCGGTGATCCAGCGCTTCGTCAGCCGACTGAAGATTCCAGCAAGCAAGCCGCCCGACTCGACGAGATCAACAGTCAGTTGAAAGAATTCGACCAAGCCCGTGGCGCAGTCGATACTTCGTGGAAGAACTGGATGGGGATTTACGGTGCGCAGATCACTCCGCAAGGAAAGGGGAAGAAAAAGAAACAGGATCAGAACGCTAATCCTATTCAACAAGCGTTCTCGAAAGATCCCCAAGAGAAGATGGAAGGGATCTATGGAACCCTACTAAAGCTCGGGCCACCGGTTTATATCCAAGCCAATCAGCTAGGATCAAAACAGGCCCAAGCCGATCAGAAATACGGCGGACAGAACGCCGAGAACGAAGCCCGGAAGGTCGAGCTGCAGAGTAAGCTGGCTGACCTGACGCAGCAGGACACGTCGAAGATGGACGACGCGGCGAAGGCTCAACACGACGGTCAGATCCAGCAGACTAAGGACGCTATCTCGGCGCTCGGAGGAACGGCCTCGCAAGGAGCAGCTAAGTATTTCGCACCCCGCTACGGGCCGAACGTGACTGGAACAGATTTGAAGAAAATGTATCCGAACGGCGTTCCTGGGCCGAGTGGAACGTTCACTCCGGCTGATGGAGATGCTTACCGAGAAGTTATCTACGGCGAGTCAGGCGGGCAGCCCATGGTCCGCTACGAACCTATGACCGTCTCCGGTCAGTTGAAGACCACCGCTGACGCCAGTGGTCAACCGGTGCAAAGAGTTTTCAACCCTCTAACCAAGACTTGGGAAGGCGCAGAAGTTGGTAAGGTTCCGCAGAAGGGGCAGTATATAAAAATCGATGGACGAGACGCGAACGGGAATCCTACTACACTAGTCGTCCCGTTCATGCCGCAGTACAAGCATCAGATGATCGCTCCACCTAAGGGGACGAAGGTCGACAAGCCAATCGACGTCGGCTCGGAAGGCGCGGTTAAGGAAGGGGCACAACTAATCGGCGAAGGTGAACGTGGAGGAGGAGAACAGCCGTTACACAACGTTCCTCCGAAGGCCACGAAGCCTACCCCTGAACACCATAAGTCTAAAACTGTCGAAGATCATCTCAAACAAGCAGACAAGGTCGCACAAGAATCTGGCGTTCCTCATGGCGCGATTGCGTTCCAGAAATACTCCAAGGATAACCAAGGTGCGGCTAAGGCTATCGCTGGACAGGAACTGACGATCAACGGCATGCCGGGATCGAAGACGGATATCGGGCTGCGAAAATCTACGTTGAACGTTCTAAGGAACAAAGAAGATCTGCAGAATATCTCAGTCGCCATGCGGGCTTTGGATTCGCTGGCCAAGACTCAATCCGCTGGGCATGATTCTTCCGACTATGGCTGGCTGGCATATTTCAAAGACAACTGGTCAGCGATCCCGGCAGTCAACGAAGCTTTAAGCAAGGTGAGCCCGGCGGGACAAACTTATCTGACCAACTTCTTTCGCGCCTGGACGAACGCTGCTACGATCCGTTCGCTCCAAGGAAGTTCCGGTAAGCCTCAACAGGCCATGTACGCCATGTTGTCGAACGAACTTCCCGTGCTAGGCGTCAATGTCCAAGACGAGGCTCAGGCGACCCAGAAACTCAACACCCTGCAAGACGACGTCGATGTAGCTAAGGGATTTCTGCCGAAGGATATGCAGGAGGAGCTGGATAAAAAGTTCCCTCGATCAGCGGAACCAGCGGAACACCACGCTGCTGCTGGAGAGAAGAAGGAATCTGACGAAGAAATCCAGGAACGGTTGAACAAAAAGTATGCCCCCGGAGCAAAACAACCCGCAGGCGTCCAGCCCCCAGGATAACTCCCAAGTCATCCAATCAGTGCTGAACGATCCGGATTTCCATGCCATGACGCCCAAGGGGCAGAAGGATTTCCTTGCGCAACATGATCCGGATTTCGGCAAGCTGTCAGACAGGAAATTCGACGAGACCATTGAACGCTTGGCTCCAGCTGCTTATGCACAGGCTAAACGTCCTGCTGCTGGGCCGAAGACAAAGGTTGAACCCACGTCCGACGCCGGAACCGTCCGGGCAGCGTCAGGCATCGTTGAATTAGGTAAAGGAATAGCCGACCAGCTCGGCGCACCGATGGCTATTCTGAACGATCCTGAAACTGGCCGACCGATGACCGGGAAGAAGATCTGGGATTCTACGCTGAACTTCGGCAAGGGACTGACCGACCCCTTCCGGCAATTAACCGATAGACCAGATTCAGAATTCCAACGTTATCTCCAATCTCATCCTGAAGCGAATAAAGAAGGTGGAGCAAAGGAAGCTTGGAAATCACTTAACTTCACCTCAGCCTTGTTCGGCGGCGATCCTGATCAGGCTTGGAGGGACTTCGGTGCAGGGATGTACACTAGTGGCCTTGCGTCGATGTTTACCGTTCCTGCTGCAACTATCGGCGCAGGGAAATTGTTGAAGAAAGTCGTCGGCGGGAGTGAATCCAGTGAGGCTACAGGCCGACACGCGGTTAAGGAAGACGAAAGTCTCGCCGCAATGATCGGGAAGTCCCAAGCTGATCGAACACCGATCTACGGTGAAGTCCATGATAACTTGTGGATCGCTCAACAGGTTCGACCCTTGTTGAAACAATGGCTGCAGGAAAGCGGCTACGTCGACCAGCGGTCCTTGGAAGAAAGAGTTGTTCATCCGGATTTCTTCTCAGAGAGTCCGGCCACCAAAAGTATGAAAGGCCGGTTCACGGGATCGTTTCCTGTCCGGCGCGGTGCGAAGTGGTTTCAACGGGTAGAACCCGCGTTTGATGCTCAAGGGAACCCGACTGGGAAGTTCGTGAGCAATATCCGCGCTGGTGCACGACGGGCGCTAGAAGCTTCAAGTGGCGCGGTTGATATTGCTGACCGTCCGTTTAGAAAGATCGCGCAGGAATACGCGGCGGATTCCATCAAGGATATAAAGCCTAAGATCATAGACGATCTGATGAATTCCGCAGCTGAAGAAGAGAAAGCAGCCAACCCTCAACTCGCCAGAGCGCTCTACAACCTCGCTGACCGTGTCGACGACGCTAAGAATATCGGCGAGTTGAACGATATCAAAATAACCGCGAACAAGAAGATCAAGGGAGCGCTAAGTGGAGTCCCTGGTAAGACTATTGGTGCGTCCGCTGACACAATCTACGCATGGAAGATCGCCGCTGACTCGATCCGGCAGTTCATGTATCCGAAGTTATCTGAAATAAGCGGAGTCGACCTTCGACAATACGGAGCCAGGGAAGCTGCGGCGATCCGCTTCCGTGACGGCATTCACGCGACCTACTTCGCTGATGTCGACCCTAGCCAAGCAGCTGAAGTAGCGAAAGGTTATCTTGGTAATCTGGAACACGGTTCGTTGTGGGAACGCCACGTCGCCAAGCGGGCGTTAAGATTCGAACGTGAACCAGCCGGGGAGTTCAACCTCTGGTTCAAGCAAGGAGTAGGGAAGCTCGGCGAAGGTGCAACTGGAGAAAAGGTAGAAGTCGCTCCGGTGGAACAGAAAGCCCTTCCATCGTCTTCACAAGCACCTATTCATCGAGTTTACGGAAAAGGCCAAGCAGACAGTTTCAGTGCTGTTCCAGTACGTGACATGACTACTTCCTCTCCGGGGGAGCCCATGTTTCGCGTCAACGGCGGAATTCCTCAGGAATTAATCACTCCTTATGAACGGTCGACTCGGATGGAGTACGCGGGGACGCGGGAAGTTCCCAATCCTAGCTATGAACCTTTCGAGCCGTCTTCGCACAAGGGAAGAACCGGCGTCGGTGGTGATCCGGCGTTCCACAAGGATTACTACACTCCACCCAAGGAGCGAAAGCTTGAAATCGGCCCGAAAGGGAGTATCACGCCTGATCGTAGTTTTACCGGCTCTCCGACCAAACGTGAAACCGTCTGGCAAATGATCCCTGAAACTTCTGGTGGTGACGTGTCCCGTGTCGGTCCAGGGACGATGTACACGACCGATCCACAGATGGCGTACCAAGCCATGAAGCGGTTGCAGGATTACGTGGCCAGGGCTGGAGGAGGACGGAATATCACGCCTTATGCTGCGTTACCGTCGGATCTGCAGCAACAGATCCAGAACTCCATCGCGGATCTCGACCGACAGTTAACGCAATACTCAGCGTATCGTGGAGCGAAACCGCCTAGAAGGGTTAAGATTACTCCGGCCAAGTCTGGTAGATTGGATAAGCCTCGTCGAGTCGGACGCTACGCGGGAGCTGCGGTCGCGGGACAGTCAGCGCCTAAGGAAGATCAGAAAGAAGAGACGGAAACCAGAGAAGAGGTTAATAGGTAAATGTTCATCCTGCTCGACGAATTACTAATCAACACTGATCTCCTAGCCGTGGTCAAGCCCATCGACGACGATCATTGTTCGATCTTCCTCGCCGGGAGTTCGCCTATCGACGGAGGATTCCTGATCGATCTCTCCCGCGACGAGGTTATGTCAATCCTAGAGTCCGAAGAACCTGATCATTTGTTAAAAATGGCCAACGAACTCAAGAAAGAGATCGACTCTTCCCAAGAAGATGAAACGTCAATGGCTGGTAATCCCCGACGACGGTGAAGCAGAAGTCGTGCAGATCGACGTCGTACAAGGGATTGAGATCGACGGGGTTCAGTTTCATCACGGCCACAAGATCGGAAGGGATTGCGACTGTCGACCGCAGATAATCCCGAACGTCGACACTTTAATAATCGTCCACAAGCCGGATTGCTGATCGGTTTACTCGACCGTCGTAACCTGATCCTTCAACCTCTCGATCCTGCGGTCGAATTCCATTACCTCAGCTACCCTCGGGCCGCATTTGAACGCGTATTGATTACGTCTATGTCCGCTTCCTGGACCACCGTTATCCTTTTCCAGATACCTCTCCAGATCCTTCAACTTGATCAGGCATTCCTGAACTGTCCGTGCATCCTTCCAGCACTGGTAGAGATTCAGCGCCATGATCGTCCGTTGTTCAATAGGCAAACGGGCGATCCGGTTTATCTCTTTCGACAACTGGGCAGAGTAACGCGGGACTTCCAGAGGATCCTTAGGCTTCAGTTGCGGATCCGGTAGGGTGTTAAGCAGATAGGCTAAGAGCGAAGCCTGATCCTTTTTCCCTCGTTTCTGCCAAGACGTCCGGAGCCGGAGGAGCAACCAGCCGAAGCCTTCAATAGTCAGTAACTCCCCGAATTCCTCGTCGTGGTAGATTGGAATCCGGTGTTCGAAGCATAGCTTCCGGTAGAAATCCAGCGTTCCCATAACGGCTGCCCATCGGTCAATCTCCCAGCGTTTGGGTTCCTTTTTTCTATACTGTTCGATCATCTCGCGTACTTCAACCAACTTGATCATAGGCCGAAGATAAAAAGGACGGAACATCTGCCGGAGCCAGATCAACCCGCGATCCCCTGGACAGGCGACGACGGTTGCAGGAAAGGATTCCTTGTTGAAGATTACGCGCAGATATTCATTATCGATCAGGGACTGGATCTCCGGCAGGCCGACTTCGAGCAGCTTGGCTAGAGATTGTGTGGTGATGGGACCGTTGCCGCCTGCGGAGAGGAGTTCTTGGACGGATTTTTCCGGTTTCGCCATTTCTGATGTAGTATATGAGAGTGTTGAAGGAGATACAAATCGTTCCGTCCGGGCATTTAGCAGCGGTCGCTTATGACGAAGACGCGATGGAGCTGTACGTCCAGTTTAAAAACGGCTCGACCTATGTTTACTCACAGGTTGCAGGAGATGTGGTGACCGGGTTCGCGCAGGCGTTGTCGTCGGGGCAGTATTTCCATGAATTCGTGAAAAACGGCGGGTATGCGTATAGGAAATTAGCTTGACATCTCCTACTCCAATTTCGTATCCTACCCAAACCATGAGATTGATCAACCCCAACTCAGCTAGGCGCGTCATTAAAGTGAAGCGCAATATGCGTTTGGGGACCTGACTGTCTCTTTATCACTGTTGGAGTGGAGACAAAAAGGGTCCTCAGAGATGGGGACCTTTAATATTTTGGCACCGAAGCTGAGATGCGCCGAGCAGCCGCCTGTTAAGCGGAAGGGTGGAGGTTGGAGTCCTCCCGGTGTCGCCAAATTCCAAAGGAGGTCCGCCATGACGATTCACTAAGAGGTGAACGTCAATGCGTACAACAGGACAGAAACTAGCGACCAAGCTCCGCAAGGCGGCGGAACGCAAGGCGCATCGTGAACGAGTGTTCAAAAAATATCCGCCACAAGTCCGTTACGCGAAGGCCAAGTTTAAAAAAGGTAAAAAACGTCAACGGAAGAACAAGAAGGCGTCGTATAAACTGGGGGTGCAATAACCTCCCGTCCGTCCTTAGCTCAGCCCGGCCTAGAGCAGCGCCCTCATAAGGCGAAGGGCCTTGGTTCAAATCCAAGAGGACGGACCAAAGTTTGCGCGGTTAGCTCAGGGGTAGAGCCGTAGTTTTACGAACTACTTGTCGGGCGTTCGAATCGCTCACCGCGCACCAAGCTGGGCCAAAGTTCAACAATCCTGACAGTGGTTGAAGTCCTGTCAGGGGTAACGGCGGCCCGCAAGTTTCACTCGCATCGTCTAACGGTAAGGCCCGTGTCTGATGAGCACGAGATGGTTGTTCGACTCAACCTGCGAGTACCATGGGTGCGTGGCGGAGTGATGGAAGGCGCTCCTGACTCTTAATCAGGAACATGCTGGTTCGACCCCAGCCGCACCCACCAAGAGTTTTGGAGGTTTCGTCTAATGGTGAAGACCCTCGCCTTTTAAGCGAGCCGATGTGGGTTCGAATCCCATGACCTCCACCACTTTTACAGAGGTTAACTATGGCTGCTTCATCCAACAGGATTAGGACGAACTCTTCTAAAGTTCGAATGGCCGTTCGAGTCGGCCAGCAGCCCCCAAGTTTGCGGGATTAGCTCATCAGGATCAGAGCGCGGGTCTACGAAACCCGAGGCAAGAGGTTCGAGTCCTCTATCCCGCACCATATTTCGACGGCGTGGTGAAAACGGAAATCACAGCTTTCTCCTAAAAAGCAATTTCGAGTTCGAGCCTCGACGCTGTCACCATTAGGCCAGAAGCGAAAAAGGAAATCGCGCTAGATTCCGAATCTAGAGGTTGTCGGTTCGAGTCCGACCTGGCCTACCAGTCTTCTAAGCCGCTCGGTTAAACTCCATCCTTCTCTCCGTCCTCGTCAGTATCGGTGATCCTTCCACCTTCTCCAATATCTCTTCCATATTCTGCAACTGTTGCAACCGGTTATCCAGCGATTCCAGTTCCCCTTGAAGTTTATCCGCCGATGCTGAGAAGCGATCCTGCTGTGAACAGGGCATAAGAATTCCTCCGCTTATCAGCTTGCGTGGAACCGGAAGAAGGAACAATACCGTCGATACCTTACCCGGTTAAGGAATTCTCTTAATTTTCCTGTTGACAAGTTTTCGTCCGAATAGTAGAGTTCTTCCTGTTGAGTTACCAGAACATGAGAACACCAATCCATTCCGATCAACCTACGACCCCGACTGTGACCAAGACTCCGTTTGGACTACACCAAGCGTGGTTTCAGGGCGAAGGTTGTGGGTAGTTGGAAGGATTTGACGGGTTTAAACGGCAAGCCTTCTACTTAAAAACTAGAAGGCTTTTTTAATCTGATCTACTTAATCCAACTTGAAAGGAATTCTATGCCCGACATCGCTACGGATTTGAACGATCAGGAGATACCAGGATTAGCCCAACCCTTTCCGGCGCTGATCTCCAGGATCAACCGTCCATTCACCGCTTACTTGTACACGGGGCTGCACACCTTGGATAAGCCCCTGCATCAGATCTGCTGGGATCTGGATTCAACCAGCGACCCGATGCCTGCCGGACTAGCCTTGGTCGCCGAGGATCCTCGATCTGCTGTGGTAACGGGGACGCCGACCGGGCCAACCTCAGCCGGGAAGCAGGTTAATCTGGTGTTCTCGGCGACGGACATGGTCACCAAGGAGAAACAGCTGGTGACGATTCCGTTTTTGGTGGTTCGATAAAGAGTTCGATAGTTAAACGGCGGATTCGGCTACTGGCTAGGCCATTCGGTTCTCATCCGAAAAAAGACGGATCGTAACCGTCATCCGCTACCATTGCCGCATAGCGCAAAGGACTGGAGCGGCCTCTCTTTCAAGGAGGATAAAGTCGGTGGGACTCCGACATGCGGCACCAGAGATCAAGAATGAAGCACAAACTGTTCAACACGACCATCGAGCCCGGCGATATCAATTACTGCGAACGCGGTGGTGATCATCGTCAGCTGGTCCGGGAAGCTCGGGTCGACCGGATGCGGAAGGAAAAAGACGTCGATCAGTCGGCGGTGGTTTGCGCCCGGTGTATAAGGGCGATTTCATTGAAAATTTGATCCGGCGTGCGGCTGGTGCCGTAGTAAGCCTTTGAAGCTTGCGGTCTGGGCTCGATTCCCAGCGCCGGTGCCATTAACTAGGCTCCTCGTCCAATTGGCTAGGACTACAGATTCTGAATCTGTCAATCAGCGTTCGAATCGCTGGGAGCTTGCCATGGGCTAGAGGGCGAAGGAGTCGAGCCGCCTCCCCGTCACGGAGGAGTAAAGCGGATGCGAGTTCCGTCTAGCCCGCCATGAGAACGATGACCCGATTGGAAGGGCAGGTGATTCCAAACCACCGACAAGCAGGTTCGAATCCTGTCGTTCTCGCCATGCGAGTGTCGTCTAAAGGTAAGGCCCTGGTCTTCCAAACCAGAGATGGGATTTCGAGTATCCCCACTCGCTCCATTTTTGATGTACTGGATGCTGAAGATGTCGAAGCGGAGGCCTGCAAAGCCTTTCTTAGTAGGTTACAGTCCTACCCAGTACTCCAGTTTTGCTAGCGTAGCTCATATAGTAGAGCCGCTGATTCGTAACCAGCAGAATTCCGCGCACGTCGGAACGCTAGCTCCAGAGCCTTGGTAGCTCAACGGCAGAGCATATGCTTGGTAAGCATACGATCCGGTTTCGACTACCGGCCTCGGCTCCATAAGTTTGCAGGTGTAGCTCAACGATAGAGCCTACGGCTTGTACCCGTAAGACTTCGGTCAAACACCGAACGCCTGCTCCAATTGTGGCTGTGGCCGAACTAGAAAGGCGTCGGGTTGTGGCCCCGATCATACGGAGGCAGAGTCCGTCAGCCACCCCATTTTATGTGGGCTCTTAGCTCATTCAGGAGAGCGCCGGTCCTGCAAACCGGAGGCGGTCGGAGCGAAGCCGACAGGGTCCACCAACTTTTGCGGACTTAGCTGAGACAGAGTAGCGGAAGGTTGAAGCCCTTCAGACGGAGATGCGAGCGCTCCAGTCCGCACCAAATTTCGGGGATTAGCTCAGAAGCAGAGCACTCGGCTTGGGACCGAGGGGTCGCTGTGGCAGAATCAGCATCCCCGACCATTTTTAGGTAATTTTATCTTGACAACCTCTGTCAAGGATGCTACATATTGGTAGTCATCATTGTTCTTTGACAATTTAATATTCCTATCGCACACGGCTCGGGCTTACACGTAGCTCAATTGGTAGAGCATCTGACTAGTAATCAGAAAGTTGTTGGTTCGATTCCAACCTTGAGGTCGCAAGACCTTAGCTCAAGCGATCCTGCGATGGGGATTTTACGGGGGGCTCTGCAAAATCACGTTCGATCCTGCGCCTTTAAAGCGCATACATTGCGAGATTACATGCTTCTCCGGCTAATACCCGGAGCCCTCCACCAAGTTTGGGGAGTTAGCAAAATGGAAAAGCGCCAGTAGCGATCCTGCGAGTCACATCGCATACTGAAACTGGATTCATGCAACAGTCCTTCAAGACTGCTCATGTTGGTTCGAATCCAACACTCCCCACCAAAGATCGGCGTTTACGGTTCCAGCTTACATGTCACTTGGCGACCGAGGTCGTTGGTTCGAATCCAACCGGTTCGCAAGAACCGTAGCTCAGCGGTAGAGCGCGTAAAATAGCTGAAACGATCCAACGCCGTAAATCTTCACTGTCGTATAAGGATTACGCCGGGTAGCGCAAGCTATCGGAGATGTGGGCACTCAATACCCCACCAGTGATGAAAGTTTCGACGTACACAGGCCCGATTAAGAGAATTAGTCGGGCCAATCTTACGTTCGGGGAAGAGGTTAAGAATGGAAACAGGACTTACCAAGAACACTATTTTAAGTGAATTGTCGAAGTCTCCTCACGGGAAGCTTCAGGAATACGTTCCCATCGGCCTAAAGGCGGCTGAACAGGAACCTGAATTCTTTGCACATCTCGTAGCTTGGGACCGGCTGAAAGGCCAGATCCGTGACGCCAAGGTGGCGTTACCAGTCGTGTCGCTGAAGGCCAAGAACTACCCAGACGAATTCATCGACAATTCCCTAGCTCATATCGCGCTGCTCGGCCCTCGGGAACTGGAGCGAGCCTACCGGTTCGCGCTGGAACTTCGTCCAGCCGGAAGAATGCGTACCCTGCGCCGGTTGATCGAAGCTTATCTGAAGAAGATCGAAGCCGTTCCACAGAAATGGGACTCAATGGTCACGCAGGACCGGAAGACCTTTGCCAATCTCTACGCTTTGGGACACTGCAAGCGTTCCGACCGGGTAGGGGATATCCTGTTCTACCAACACAACGGGAAGATGGCCCACCCGGAAGGTTCGAAAAGAGAGATCGTTGCTCAGTTGATCAATATGTCAGCGCTTGAAGCCGCTGGAGCGATCCTTGAGCACAACATCCCGTTCATGGCCGCTCAGGGCGCGTTGGGGAAGAAGATCAACGATCCTGACCTCGTGCTGGCGTTGATCAAAAAGATGACGCCTTCGCAGTTGGTAACGAATGTGAAAATGCTCGAACGCCTGGGGGTCAAGACGAACCCGGCGCTGCGGGGCGTGTTCGAGGAAGCGCTTGAAAAGGCGTCGAAGTCGACCAAGAACGTGCTGAAGACTACCCGAGCAGCGGAACAGATCTCGGATGAAGGGTTGAAGGGGAAGCTCCAGAACTTGCAGGAGAAACAACTCAAACGTGCTGCAGGGATTGAGGGAAACTGGCTGATCTTGGCAGACAAATCTCCTTCCATGTCGAACGCTATCGAAACGGCTCGACTGGTAGCAGGAACACTAGGGAAGATGGTGAAGAACAAAATCACTTTGGTCTTCTTCGACTCTGTTGCTTCACGCGTGTTCGACGTTACTGGAAAGAGCTATGACGAGATCAAGTCAGACACGAAATGGATTACAGCCGACGGAGCAGGAACTTCGATTGGTTGTGGCGTTCAATACGCAATCGACCGAAGCGTCGAGGCCGACGGGATCGCTATCGTGTCAGACGCACAGGAGAACACTGCCCCGAGGTTCGCAGACACGTATAAGCGGTACTGCACAACTCTGGGTAAAGAAGTTCCTGTTTATCTCTATCGTCTGGCTCCATCGATGCATGGAATAGGCGACATCGACCTAGCCCAGTCGATGAAACGAGCGGAGATCGACTTGCAGGAGTTCGATTTAAGAGGGGGAGTCGACTTTTACTCTCTTCCAAATATCGTCTCCACCATGAGAGTTCAACGATATGGGTTGCTAGAGGAAATTATGGAATTTCCTTTGCTGACCCTCAACGACGTGTTCAAAACCAAGGTGGAAACAGTCGAAGAGGCCGTAGTTGCCTAGAAAGGAGAACTGACCCGTGCTGGAGTTGCTAAAGAATTTCGACCACAACAGAGCGTCCATTGATGAAATGGTCTCTCTACGTGCATTCGCTCGTGGACTCGTAACTGAGTACATCGAACAGGATGTGGAACTGCCTGAGTGGATCGAGGCCCAGAGCAAGAGCTTGGATCGTCAGATCCTGGCCAAGAACCACGACCGGCTGGAAGCGCGTCGGAAGGAACTGCTGGCTCGCAAGGACAGCTTGAAGACTACGGTTGAACGCAAGGCCGAGATCAACGCTGAACTGGCGAAGTTGAACAAGAAGCTGGACGCGGCTTAACAAGTGTTGCGGGATAGTAGCGTAGGACGATACGCGACCCTCATAAGGTCGAGACAGAGGTGCAAATCCTCTTCCCGCTACCAGATTGAAATGGTCCTCAATAGATCGAGGGCCATTTCTCATCTCAGTTCTCAGCTTCAGCTCTCAGAACCTGTAATACCCCGACCAGCTAAGCAACGCCAGCATACAGACGATAAAAATCAGAATCCCCAAACAGATCAACAAGGGTTGGGGAATTGTGACCCCGCCAAGACTGAGCAGCCACTTGACCAGAATAATCACAATCGCCAGCACGCACACCATGACGATGAACCCGACAGCGAAGTGCAATATATTCCCGGTCGACGTGTCAGGCACGCGATACGCCAGTAGAGCAATTGCGTTCAAGGTTGACATTTTAGCAAAGCCTCCTGTTGGACCTAGGTATGATGCAGGTTTTCAACAGGAGGAAGATGTTCAGTTAGGATCATTTTCAAGAAAATTGGTACCGGAGAGAGGAATCGAACCTCCAAACACTGAGGTCTAAGCTCAGCTGCTTTTCCTATTTGCATACTCCGGCACTGAAAAAATGGTGCCATCCGTGAGACTCGAACTCACATAACCGTGGACCTCAACCACGTCCGTCTTCCAGTTGCGGCAGGATGGCATTTTTGGTGGGCGTGGATCGAATCGAACGACCGAGACGACAAAGCGTCACTGGGTTACGGCCAGCTTGAGATTCCCAACATCTCAACACGCCCGAGCTTACCATTTGGACTTCTTCGTTTACTTCGACATATTCTACATTCGTCCTGTAAACCATCGTGTTTGGCAGCATCACTGCTGAACCACCGGACTTCTACGAAATGTTTACCTCGATAGCACCAAGCCGTTCCGGGAGGACAGATTCTGCGTTTATCTGCATTGATATCCATCTCTTGTAAATCTACTACAGTCTTTCTAAGATGACAGTCGTGACAAAGAACCTGACACTTTTTTAATTCTTCCTGTCTTCGTAATTCAGACCATGACCATACACGATGATGAACTTTTTGGGATGGATCTTTGTGATCAACCTCCAAATTCTTCCATGACCCACAGCAACGACAAGGACCATTTTCCTTTATCCATTTCTCGCGACGGGGCTTGATCTTCCTCAAGTACCACTCCGCCATATAGGCTCTCTGCAGTTCAAGTGTAGCCATGGGCATAATGGCGGAAGTATACCATTTTTAAACTTGGCGATGGGAGAGGGAATTCAACCCCCGGTGCCGCCTTTCGACGGACACGCCAGTTTTCAAGACTGGTGACTTTAGCATCTCGTCCATCCCACCGTGGCGGAGAGAGCGAGTGCTGACCTCGCGTGCCCCCTTTCGGGTAGCTCCTGTTTAGCAAACAGGCGGTTTTCCCGTTCACCCATCTCTCCGTTTAAATTGTCAAAGATCTAAACTTGGTAGGCCCGGAGAGACTTGAACTCTCAAGGGTCTCAGATTTTGAGCCTGAAAGGTCTGCCATTCCCTATTAGCCCACGGGCCTAAATTGTGCTTAGGATAAATAACTCAGTCGCGAGGACAACGGACTGAGTCGCAAGCTTGAACTTAAGCTTGATAGAACGGAAGTCGAGGATTTCGTAAAATTGATCATTTAACTTGAACTCGCCGGGGGAGGTCTTCCAGGGTGACGGCTGGAAAACCTCCCCTCCCCTCGCCGCTTCGTACGGTCTACTGGTCGGTGACGTTTTGTATCCTGTCATATTCCTGACCAAGAAGTCAACATAATTTTTCATTCCTCCTGTCTTCCATCTGTTCCATTCGCTAAACTTCCACTCGTGAGGGCTCATCGCGTCAGGTTCACTCCGCCCAAGAAGATTCGCGAGACGAAAAGGAGATTTGGCCAGGAAACTTTTCTGCACAGCCCGGCTGGGTGGACGGCGAAGAACGAACGGTTGATGGAGCAGTACCGGAAGCAGAAGGGGAGCTGTCCGTGCGGGAGGGATTTGGTTATTGGGGAATGTAGGTTCCGCGACAAGGTCTTCCGGGAAGGGGAAGAGAATCCGATCATATGCTCGCTCTGCGTCAAAGCTCAAAGATCCAGCTGATCCTGTTGCTACTACTGGTGTCCTCAGCAGCGTTCGGCCAATCCGGAGCAATCAGCGGTCAAGTGATCCAACCACCACCTCCAGTCGGTTCAGGTGGGCCTGCAGCTTTCGCTAGCGTTCGGGTATGTTCCTACACTGGTGGAGCTGGAACTCCCTGTTCCCCATTGGCATCCTTGTACCTAGATGCTGGGTTAACCCAAGCTGCGTCCAACCCTTATACTACAGACCAATACGCAAATTACAGCTTCTTTGTCTCTCCGGGAAATTACATAGTTCAGATCACTGTTACGAATAACGTTGTCTATTCCTATTTTGTCACTGCACAGAACGCCACTGGCAATATTTCTATCCAAACCAATAGCACACCTAACGCTACGCAACCTACGCTGAACTTCACCAACGCCAACGGTTGCACATGGACTAATCCTTCCGGCGGCGTTGAAGAAGTCAGCTGTCCGGCGGTTACCAGTATTACTGGCGGAACCGGATTATCGGGCGGGACCATAACCGGCAGTGGAACTCTAGCTATTCTGAGCGCTTATCAACTCCCTCAAGGCTGTCCGACGCCCAGTCTCCCCTCGTGGAACGGGACCAACTGGACCTGTACGCCTCAGCCGATCACCGGGCTGAGCACTGGAGTCTTCCCCCAAGCCGCCAGCGGGACGACCTTGACGAACAGCAATCCTCAACTAGACACTAGCACCAATCCAGGGTTCTTCACCTTCGGTGGTTCGGACGGGTTGATCCTTCCCGGATCCGCTGTCACCTTCGCCACTTTGCCGGTTAGCCCACCGAACGGCACCGTGGTTCAATGTCTCGACTGTAATCCCAGCTGTACAGCATCGACCAACACGACTCCAGGCTTCCTCGTTCCTCAAGCCGTAACCGGACAGGACTGTGGTTACTACAACGGAATGTGGGGTGGGTTGATCAATGGAAGCGGGGGCACGGGCGGCGGAGGATCATCTTCCAAGACTTTCCCCAATATCGACGATGCGACTTCTACCTGGGGGATATGTTATATCGGCATGTGTAGCGGGGGAAGTCCGGGGGGAAACGTAGCTCCGGCCTCGCACATCTTCAGCGAGATCAGCACTACTCCTCCTTGCGCGGACGGGAGTTGCATTGAATTCTCGGAAACTTCCATCTCGACCGGCTCAGGCAATCAAACCAACATCCTCGCTACTTATAAAACTCACGACAGCCAAGCCCAATCTGCAGCTATCGTAGCTCAGTCGTTTACGGTTTCCGTTTATAACCCTGGAAACTGGGGGAACGCTTCGGCTTTAGAATTCGATCAGTTCATCTTCGTGTCAGCCCCACCGGGGCAAACTTGTAGCACCTATACCTGTACGGAATTCATGTTCGGCAGCCAATGTAATGGAGGGTTCTGGGATATCTTCCAGCAAGGAACAGCCGGAGTCGGCGGAGCCTGGATCACAACTCCTGTCACTTGTGCGTTGCTTAACAATACCCCAGGCTGGCACACCATCACAGAGAACGTTCACCGAATAGCCGGAGACACGAACGGTTGCACGAATCCGGTGAACCACAACGCTTATCCTTGTGAATATTACGACAGCATCACCGTGGACGGGATCAATACCCTGTTTAATACCGGCCCGACTTCAGCGGGCGGATTACCTAGCGGCTGGGGATCAGACACGGGTTTCCAGTTCCAGATCGACATCGCCGGGAATTCCAAAACGGTCACGGAATATCTAGACAGCGCGAGCTACACGGAATACACAGCGCTGAACACGGTCAGCGGTCTGCCTACCGCAAGCGCTTCTGGTCAAGTTCCTGCTGCCAACGGGCCGGGAACGACCTACTTCGCGCAAAGCAAACAGGCGTTCGACGTCAGGGATTGTACGGTTGCCTTATGCGGCACGTTACCTGTAGCAACCGCCGACTTCGCAGCAGCTCTAGCTACTCTGCAATCTAACCTTGGATCCGGGACGATTATCGACGCCCGGAACCCTGGAGCGTTCGCCTCGACAGGTGGAACCTATTGCCCTGGTGGAGGAGCGTTTCAACAGTGCGTCTTCAGTAACTCAGACATCTCCGCCGGACTCGGACAAGGCTTCCAATCCGTGATTCTCTGGGGAAATTACTGGATTATTACCAGCGCTCCCTGGACGACTACGGTCGGCGCTCACCAGTGGATTGGCGTGACCTCCGGCGCATCCAAGGGGCCAATTGGGACAGCGCTTATTGTCTGCTACGCTCCGCAGAATTCTGGACTGACCTGCGGGCCTGCAGGCTTCCCGCAATTCCCTACGACCGCTACTCGATCAGTCGGCGGTCCATTTCTAGATGGCTCTCCTTATACGACCGGGACGATTTCCGTCGCTTCCGGAAACAACCCAACCGTCACCGGAGTTGGAACGACTTGGACCTCAGCCATGGTCGGAGGCTATCTGACCAGTTGCGCGACGTCGAGCAGCCATGGAGCGACCTGCCCTAACGCGACCAACGCATGCTCAGCCCTGATCACGGCGGTTAATTCAACTACTTCCTTAACCGTATCGGGCAACTGGGGAAGTGAAGGAAATAACCCCGGCGTCGTCTGCCCGACCGGAGTCGCTGGATTAACCTATGCTCTATATCACCCTACGGCTATTCCAATCCTGAGCTGGGCAGGCGGAGTCTCGAACGACGCTTATCAGAATAATTCCTTCGGCAGCCAGTTACAGGATTTCTTTATCGACCCAGAAGGTATGCCACTAGCTATCGGATTGTTGCTGAACGGCGCACAGGAACGCGATGGCTTCCATCGTATTCACGTCGCCATGAACTCAGGGAATTTTAACAACGGCGGAATCATTGGCTGCACTCCTCCGGGGACGGGTAGTAACTGTACTTCAGAAGTCGCTACGGCTTCAATCATGGCCGGGATGATGACTGACAGGACGTTTAACTACACGGGCGAGGCCGGTCCAGCGCATTACTCAACCGGAACGATGGATATTACTACCGGGCCGAGTTATATCGCATCTTCTTCCGGAGTTTTACCTTATCCGTTCGCTTTCGAAGGCTATGACATCCTGAGGGGGAATATAGGCGACTCTGGCAATACGGCGTTTAATCAAGGGACTGTGACCGGAAAGAATCTCTCGCTGCTCGAAACGTTCTATGATTGCGGCTGGTATGACGGGTTCCTACGGATTGAAATCGACAACGCGCACTGCGAGTTCACCGAACGCGGCTTAGATCTTGGCCAGACCAACGGCGGCAATGGTTATGTGGTCCGGAATGTCTCAACCGCCAATCAAGGCGGTGCGACCAACGTAGCCCCGGTTCACTTCTACAGCGGCGTAACCGGCAGCATGGCTGATAACATCAGCGTTATCGGGAACAGCCAGAAGATACTCCAAGACGATTCCCCTGGCGGTCAGACTATAACCGCAGCTGGATCAGGCTGTCCTGCCGCCGGATGTACCGTCGTCCATTACGAACAATCAGGAGCTTTCAACGGCACCCCAGGACTATGGCAGGTAGGCGGGATCCAATCAACTGGTTCTCAGTTCACCGCTTCTGGTTGCACTAACGGTACGTTGGTCGGCGGGGCTGCTAATGGCAGCTTCAAGACCGGCGTTTCCGGGGCGTGTACGGTAGTGATAACTATCGGAGGAGCTAATCCCATAACGGCCAACAATGGCTGGCACTGCGATGGCGCAGACGAGACTACAGCCGCCGGGAACGGCATCTACCAGAGCGCTCACTCGACCACGACGGGATCGCTTACCCTGCCAGCCGGGAACGTCAGTGGAGACGTGATCTCGTTCAGTTGTGAAGCTTATTAAAGGAGCCTTGAAAATGATGATGATGGCGGCGTTCAAAAATGCCCAAGCCTACGACTGGCCTTCCTGGTGGCTGGGGATCATGCGTTCCTTTATCAGTGGAGGGTCATCATCTATGGTCGCGGCCATGGCAGGAATGGGAATCGCCCCAGACCGTTTCAACCTGACCAACGGCGTGGGTAATACACTTAAACTAATGGGCGTGATGTTCCTGTTCCAGGGAGGATATCGGATGTTCGAGTTCCTTCAGCTTCATGGAGCGCCGGATAAAGTAGTCATCACCGAGAAGACGGAAAGCACGATTCAAAAAGTCGACGCCGGAATCAAACAGACTTCTACCATTACCACCACGACCGAGACTGGATCTGGGGCTGGGACCACGCCCCCGAGCGCAACTAACCAGCCTCCGAAATCATCCTAATTCAGGAGTAAATATGTGGCTGGAGTTATTAATAATGAATACATGGATAGAGGTAGTATGGTCCTACGCTGGCTGGTTGGCCTGCTGGGCTGGCTGTTGTTTCGTTCTGTTAACCGCCGGGATACACTTGAAAAAAGAGTGGAGGAACTGGAGCGGAAAGTCAGAGCAATGGAAGATGCCAATTAGCCTGTTGTACGTGAAGATTATGACCGAGATCCGGGAAACCAGTCTGGCGATTGTTAGCCTGATCGCGTTTTTGGCCGGGATCGGCGTTGATAGACTGTATCTGGCGACACAGAAGGTTCATCCTGTGACCAGTTACACCATGCATGTGTTGAAGAAGATCGACTCTTATAACTATTGGGTTCAGGAGATCGACCCGGTTAGTAAACAACCAATCGCGGGTCAAGCAGGGAGAGCTTATTTATGGAAGGAATGTGAGGAACCTCATGCGGATCTGGATCCTGGCATGTCAGTCGACGTCACGGTTGAGTTGTTGAGTTGCGGGAACAGTTTCGCGGATCAGGAGCGAACCGGATGGACAGTGGATCGTTATCCGGGAACAGCGAAGTTTATCGACTTCAGGGAGGAAAGGAAATGAACGGAACTCAAGCTTATAACGAGGTACAGAACGGCGGGGGATCGGACGGAGGATCACCGCAGATCGCATGGCGGGAGTCCTGGCCGCTGGATCAGGCAATCGCCAACGATGACGGAACGGTAGACCTGTGGACGACCACGAATCAGGGAATATACACGTTGTCGAAGCAGGACGCGCAGGCGACAGACTGGGTGCTTAAGCCTGATAACGGGGATCGCCCGCCACGATGATTGTTTTCAATAACTTACGGTATATGTTTCCAATTAATCCTAGCTACCACGGCGTAAATGGCACCACGACAGACGCCAAACTTTTTGGCAAGTTCGGGGTCATAGGGGCATGGCTCTTATAAGTAGCTCTTATCTCTCGAACTTGTTCTTCAGTGAGAATGACGTTGTTTCGCCGTTTCCCCTTGGCGTCCTCGGCCCTTGGCATAACAGTCCATACAATTATCTTTCTGAGTTCCCTCAAAAAGATGCTTGGGATTGTAACAAGAGGGTTATCACAACGATGAAGCACCTTGAGCATTGCTTCTCCTCCATTCGCCAATCTGTAGGCAACCCTGTGGGCACGATAATGTTTTCCATCATGCTTGAGTTTGCCGTAGCCCTCTTTGCTTTTGTTGAAGGGCCAAAGCAGACAAGCATCGGGATTCGATCCTTCCGCATGTTCAAGGATTGTGCGAATGAGAAATTCGTAACAGGTTTCGGTGGTAGACTTGAGATTGGACATCGCTGCCCTCCTATGGCATCGGTGTTGGGCGGATTCACTCTCAACAGTGAACCGCCTTTTTATTCTACCATAGGTTTACTAATTACATGATCTCAGAAGCCATCAAGGTCGCGCTGATCGCTGCTACTCCGCCTACGATCATGGGAGCGGGAGCGCTTATTCTCGGAGTCATCAACCGGGACAAGATCACCAATCTTCACATCCTCATCAACAGCGGCCTCGCGCAAAGGTTGATGGATGCGGTAGACCGGGGACGCCAGCAAGAACGCGATATGCAACAGAAGATTATTCCGTCACCATGAACGTCGAAGAGATCAAGTTGGAGTTGGCTGAGTTAACGGAATATCTCAAGGATATTACCGACAGCGGGATCAGGAAGTATTGTGAACACCGGATCGAGGAACTAGAGATCAGGCTGCAGAAGTTAAAGGAGAATGAATGAACACCAATGACCTAGGTACAGCGATGGCCGCAGTTAGCGCGGGGAAACAGGTGACGCTAATGCCTGTTCCGGTTTGCTTTTCGATCAACGAAGGCCAACAGCTTCAACAGGGGACATGGAACTATCACGATGGAGGTACGAACGGGATCGGCGGAGTCGCTACCCGGTCCCATGCCACAAGTCAGCAGAAGGACGGCTCGCAGTTATTCTCGATCACCGGACCTTATAAGGCGACCGGGCTGTGGTACTTGGCTGTCTCTACTGCTGGATGGAAAAGCGGCCAGCATGTTCTCTCCTGCGACTACATGTACCTCGAAGGGCCGGATGGAATGCACGAGCTTGACGCTCGAAACACGGACGGAAACGGATTCGGAGAGAATTGCAGCACGGCCTACGTAAAGCATTATCCTGACGTGGCCCCAGACAACGCTGTGGTTGTCAGTGATGCCAACGGGAATTGGGCAGACACCAAGCAGCGGGTGACGGCACCATTCCCGGCTGGAGTCTGGGTTCCACGCTCCACGGTGATGAACCTTAACTTCGAGGAGGAAATGTTCGGGGTCGTCTCGATACAGATCGGCTCGAATGTTTACCAGATCAATCAGAACTTCAAGGCGCTGCCCCACAACTGGACACGGAACCAGATGATTATCCAAGTGCAGCCGTATACGAGTGCGGACACGGGAAACACGCCGCTTTCCGTAGCGGTCAACAATCTAAGTCTGGTATGAACATCTGCATCTTCACTTCGACCGAAGAGTTCGACCCAATCAGCGTCCTGATCCGGGCGAAGTGCGACAGCATCGACTCGCATATCGGGTTCTATAACCTCGACAACGGACAGACGTTCAGCGCCATGGCCGACGGGAAGGGAGTGACGTGGCGACCTGTAAGCCAGCACCAAACGATCAACCTGTTGCTTGATCATCAGGATCCAACTGTGATGCAGGCCGCGTTCCAGAAAGCTTTAACGCAACTAGGCCGACCCTATGACGAACTGGATATTCTAGGGATCGCCTTGGGCCGGGACTGGTGTACGGCTAACCATTTCATCTGTTCGGTGCTGGTGTTCTGGGCGTTCGATCAGGTAGGTAGTCCTCTATTGGCGATGTGGGGACAGCCGCTTGAACACTTCTGGCCCTGTCATGCGAGGTTGAGTCCTTGCTTGAAACAGAGGATTACGGCGGCAGATGCGAAATGATAACCAGTGATCCAACTACGTGGCCGCTGGCTAGTCCAGATCGGCCTAACGCCAAGATATGGGAAGTAGCTCATGCCGTAGCTCGTGCGGAGGGCTACGACCAACCAGACTCCAACCCCTTCCGTCTGAACAACCCCGGCGATATCTCCGACGGCTACATGACCTTCGGCGGCGAACCTCACTCTGGTTCGAACGTCACCCATTTCCCTTCGCCCGAGATCGGCTGGCAGTGGTTATACGATAAACTAAACCGGATCGTCCAAGGAAGGTCGAGTATCTACTCGCCGGAGATGACGTGGATGGAACTCGGACAGAAATGGGCCGGGGATTGGCAGAACTGGGTAGGGAATGTAACGCGGGAGCTGAAGGTCGATCCTCAGTTCAGTTTCGGGAGTTATTTCGATGCCTAGACTATCGAGAAATGCGTCTAAAAGGGCCAAGCGTCAACGCGTTCACGAGGAGATGGGAAAGTTTAAACGTGGAACTCTTCACAGCGGGTCGAAGCATGGGCCAGTCGTGCAATCTCGTGCACAAGCTCAGGCGATTGCACTTTCTGAAGCAGGAATGTCCAACCGTGGTAAGATGTCGAAGAGAAATAAAGTCAAACGTTCTCGAACCCGGAGGAGATAACCTATGCCTGAGTTGCTGTCGTCGGATATAGCCCGCGAGGTCAGGAAATTTCAGTCCTCTGAAGCTGGAGCCCTAGTAGTCATACAGATGATCGCCCCTCAGCTCCTGACAGCCGGAGGGAACACAGAGAAGCTACGCGAACTGTACGATCAGCTAATAATGACCAAGGAGAAGTTGACGCCAGTCGGGCCAGTCGAGCCAACCGGGCCAGCGAAGCCGATCCCGACGTCGACTCTGGCGGTAGCTCCAGTAACCACCCTACCTCCAGCTCCCCCGACCGTTCCTCCGAAAGTTCCCTCGTCGTCCACGACCACAACCCCAACCGTTCCCCCGGCCACAACTAAATAGGAGCCAAAATGCCGAACAATTCCGACAAGCCGAAGAATATCCTGGAATCCTTAAGCGCCGATCAGATCCGATCTGCTATGGCTAGCCTGACGCCGGAGAAAGTCGCTGCCATCCGTCTGGCCGCTGCCCAAGCCGGGATCAAGGACGATGATAAATTCCATCGTCTCCCGAACGGGGATCTCAAGATGCTGGTCACGATCCCTAACGATCTGGTTGAACCTCTGATGACCGTGACCGAAGCCGCCGGAGAGCCACCGTTCGACTATATCCACGGAATAATCCTTCAAGGGATCAACGCCTGGTTCATAGGCGGGATCGAGGACGAACAACCTGCGGCGAAACCAACGACGACGATCCCGGTGGGAACTTCGGCCTGAAGGCAAGAGAGTGAAATGATTGATCTCCATAGTCCACAAAACGATATTTCTCAACCCTAGTAACGTTTCCAATGGATCTTTCAATCTTTCTACCCCATCTACTATAGGAAACTGGCTGGTCATCGTATCTCTCTATCGCGATGATGGGTTCATTAGCAGCCTAAGTACTGATCAAGGGGAGTTTGTTACCCAGTTTGGTGGAGTTAACGCGCTTAGCCCTAGTGGCCTGCAAATAGTTCTGGATTTATTTCAGCTCCACACCACCAAAGTAGCCAACAGTATCAGCTATTCCGGGGGAATTTCTATTCCTACCTTTATCGTGTATGAACTATCGGCTAGTTCTTCTTTTGCCACTTCTTTCCAAGGCACAGGTACCAAATCAGAAACCGCAATAGCCAGCATCGTAGGTCCAGCCCACACCACGGCTAGCAACAAGAACGCAGTCTATTTCTCTTTGTGCGCCACTGGTGGGTTATTTGGAGCGACCGTGGCCAGTGTATCTCCGGCCTCATGGGTTCTTGACAATTTAGCAGGCAATACTGGGAATGGAACCTGTAATGCTGGAGTCGCAGTCTTACTCAACGTAAATGGAGCGCAACAAGCTACCTTCAATTTGAGCCCGTCCGATGATGGGTCTACGGCAGTATCGGTGTTCAGTGAAACAGCTGCGCTAACTACCACCACAACAACCGTAACCAGCAACGACGACCCCTCGAACGTCGGGCAGAACGTGATCTTTACCGCTACAATCAACGGTCCCGGAGGAACCGGCTCACCGACCGGCACGGTAACCTTCAGCATCGACGGGAAGCCCGTAGCGCCTCGGAATGTGACCGCTGTAAGCACAGGGATCTCACAGGCTCAATACTCAATCGCGACGTTGAAGATGGGAACTCATGTGGTCGTCGCGGTCTACTCAGGAGATTCCGCCTACAACCCCAGCACCTCGCCGGTTCTAAACCAGATCGTCAACTGTGTGAACGACTGGATGGTTGGGTTGCAATACGATCCGACATGGAATAACGTGGCATGGAGCCAGCCGGGCGGCCCATCCACCATAGTATTTCCTCAACAAGAGAATAGTCCCTGGCTAAATTACCCAGTACCTGGCCAATGGTTTGTTGAACTTACTGGTCTTTGGGTAAGCGGCTGCGGACACTGGCAAGATTTTCCCTTGATAATCGAAGATTTTGATTGTACGACAGGAAAAAGTGTGGCACTCGTCTGCTGTAGTCTATGTTCCTACCTGAATTATGTGATCGAACCGTTCTCTTCAGCTGTCTACTCCGACCCACAGTTTGGTATTCCAATTATCATAATTTAACGTGAGCCCAATTACGCCCTTGAAGGATAGCATATACGTTCGAAACGCTGGTTCTACATAGAACGGCTATATCCTTGTTGTTCATCCCTGAAGCTTTCAGTTGTTTTATTTTTCTAACAGCATCGACGGTTAATCGTCGTTTCGGCTTGATAAGTTCTTCATCAGGCACAACTCCCTTCCAGCGTTTTCCTTTGCAAATAGATTGAACATAGGATATAGGTTGTCCAAAATGAATCGCTATGTCCTTGTACTGTATTCCACTCTTTCTCATAGCAATCATTTTTACAACATCATCAATGATGAGATGCGCTTTGGCCCCTCTTCTTACGTTAGTAGCTTGAGGAACAAGTTGCATATGATCCGGATTTATACAAGGAGGATTACGGCAGAGATGATCCGGGCCGAGGCCTTCAGGAATTGGCCCTTTGAGTCGTTCATAGTAGACTCGATGAGCGCGTTTGTGCTTCTTTGTACCCGAGTCCCAAACTCTTCCGTACCCGCCGTTGGCAATGGACTTCAGCCAGACCCAACAAGGAGTGAGATATCCACAGTCGCGAACTTCGTAGTCAGGCCCAGTTTGTACACCTTGATGGCCATGAACATATCTAATAGGCTTTCCCTTAACCCATCCCCAAGCTTTATTGCTGTGCTTAGCAATACGGGTTTTCTTTCCACAACCACACTGACAAAATCCTTCTGGAATTTCTTTGGAACTCGTGGTAGGTTGGACTTCAGACGGCGTTGCAACCTGTTCAAGCAGGTCCATAGCGATCTCCTAATCGCGTGGGATATGTGACGCCGTTGATTATATCATGACTAGTGCGCTGGACTCAGATCCGCAGTTTGGGGTTCCACAAATCATTATCTAGGAACTAGAGCTATGAACGACAATCCAGCTCCGTAGATTGCGCCTGCAAGGAATCCGTGCCATCCATGAGATTGTTGGATATAAGTCACCACAAAGGCGTAACACGCAAACACGACGGCTCGGGTCACAATAGCCAAGATCACTTGATTTCCCGCTCCAAACTTTTCGACAACTTTTCAAGAGCCGTCGTCGCCGCCAAATATCCTTTGACCGTCGAGGTCGAACTCTGACACTTGATCAACTTACCGTAGCGTTTCAACATGCCCAACAGAGCATGCATCGGGCCACAGTAGTTCAATGTCCGAATCGAACAACCTTGATCGTACTCATGAACGGCGATCTGGATGCTAGAGGAGTTACAGATTTCACAGTTCGACGTGGTTGGGTGGACGATAGTCATACGGTAACGCTCATGCCGGTGTGGATGGAAATGGTCTCCATCGACCCTAGCCCTTTCTTCTTCCAAGTCTTACCGATCTTGGCTTCAACATCGCATACCAGCCCATCCGGCGCGACCTCGTTAACCAAGATAGTAGAAGGCTTGACCATTTCGTTATAGATCGCCGGGAGAGCCTGATCGATCAACGAATCAGGCATGATACAGACTATAGAGTCGTGAATGGTGTTGCAGAACCCGGCTCGGCCCAGCCACGAGGCCATATAGCGTTCCTTATCCCATGGGCCTTCGTCCTGATCGCTGGCGCGAATAATAGCGTCTTTGATATGACCGAACGCGTTGTTAGCCGCTAAATACGCCTTAGCCTGTTCAGCTTCTTCTCCGTTCTCATGACGTTGTTTGCAGATCTTGCAGACGGGAGGAATTTTCCTTCCTCGGCGAACAGCGTCTTCAATCTTTCCCTGGCCCCAGTAGACCAGAACGTCATGGAATAATCTGTGATAGCCATGTCGGGAGACCAATCTGTAATCCCGTTGCGCACGGTGGATAACTTCTTCTCTCCAGGCACAGGCGATAGGGAATTGTGCGTCTAGAGTCTGCAGGAGTTGTTTAGCTTCGTTCTCTCCTGAGAAATATTCCTGATGCTGATGGTAGAGTTTACGATAGCCTAGACCGTTGTTATATCCGAGCACCGCACGCTTCCACTTATAATCCCGTTCGTGTTGGTAGTTCTTCTTGATCCAGCTCAGCCGGTCGCGTAGTTCATCATCTGGCATCGAGATCAACCGGTCCCGTTCTGGCAGATGTAACGCGTAGGCTCCCAGATAGGAATGAATATCCATCCTTCCCATCCGGATCCACTGTTCGTCTTTCGCCTCAAACCCCATAGTGATGACGAAGAACGATTTGTAATCCAGTTCGACTATATGATGACCAGCAGGAGCCTCGATACAATCGCGGAATTCCTCAGCCAAGCCGACATGCGTTGGACAGTTTCCAGTAAATGCAACTTTTCCATTACGTCTTACTATGATGGTCCCAGAAGGCATAGTTACGCAGTAGACCATGCCATTGTAGGGTCTAGCTTCATTCTTCAAGTTAGTCGTTAGAGAATAGGAATGTAGACTAGCGTCAACTTGCCAGTTATCATTGCGATTTCCTTCGCCTGCGTACACTCTAACTTTGGCTCGACGGTTAGACAGGATAGTAATGATCTGGCCCCAATCCGCATTGGATTTAACACTAGATGAGTACATACTTCGACGTTCTGAACAACCATCCCAGAACCAAATTTCTTCCGCCAAATAGTCCAAAGATTCGCGAGTTAAGTCAAGTATCCACGGCCCAAAATATTTCTTATCCTGCCACCAGCTTGGGACGTCCTTCCGAGCGATATAGAAACGCATGCCTGGAAGGCGATTTCTGGGAGTAGTATTAACGAAGCGTTGAACCTTCCTATAAGGAATATTGAGTTCATTCAAACAACGTTCGAATCTAGCAATCTTACGTTCCTTAGCAAAAAAGAAATCGTATGCTCCCCCAGAGCCCCGAGATCGGCCCTTCTTGTCGATTACCTTGGGCATTACGTAACCATCAGCTTGAAGGGCACAGATAAGCGCAATTTGGGCCTCAATATAATGAGCGTTACCTCCTACGTATATCCCAGCTTGAATCTGCCGAGCATCAGCCTTGAAGTCTATGGCAGGGACGCTGAAGAATCGACTAGTCTTACGATCCTGTAACAAACAGTTATGCTTAGGTGTTGCTGCAATATCTATTTGTTCTTCAGTCGTTATATAGTGCAATAGTCCATTGTAGGACTGTCTTATTACCCGTTCCGGAGATCCGAATATGACAGTTCCACCATAGGTCCATTGAGCACACAAGTCAGTTTCCAATAAGTCAGGAAACATTACCCAACCACGCTTAGTCAGAATTTCTGTGTCGTCCGAAAAACAATTCTGAATATTCGGATTTGTAGTAGAGGTTTGGCCTATGGCTGGCCGGAACGTCCACGTCGTATGAACGCAACCGTCTTCTTTCGGTCGCCATCCTACACAATAGGTAGAGATCATCTTGTCGAATTTTCTATATTCCAGAATATCCGTGTAGAACGAATCCTTAACCTTCTTCGCCAGCCTTTCTAATTCCTCCTTGGCCGTAGTCGGCTTGTCCGTCTTCCACGCGGTCGGGATGGGATGCTTCTTCGCGGCCATATAGGCCATGATCTGCTTGGCCGAACCAGGATTGAAGTCGAACTGCCGACACCATCTAACGACCGGAGCCGCGACCGGGTCTGACACTAAATTCCCCTCGAACAGATCAACCTTCTGCGGTTCGACGAACTCTTTCTGGAGGTAACGGTAGGAATCGCCTTCTTTATTCCGGTGGACTATCTGCGAGATCTCATCGAAGGTTTTGCCGGAGTTGATTAGCGACATCAACTCTTCCGAGCGAACCTTCCCCGTGTTAGTAGGCTTGAAGCCTCCCTTGGGCTCGACGTTGCCGAGGTCCATTCCTTGGACTTTAGGTTTGATCTTCTGGTCGGCTAGTTCCTGTTGAGCGAGGGTGATCTTGTCCTCAAAACTCTTCAACTTCTCCCGGTTGACAGGAATTCCGCGATCCGCTGCTGCCCACAGGATCGGCGCGAGCCGGCGGATATGTCTCTCGTATCCCCGTTCGATCCTCTTGGCCTTCAGCGCAGAGGTTAACAGTGGATAAGCCCTCTGCGGAGCATCGACATCCGCACACCCGTACTGTCCCATATCCCCCATCGTCGCTAGATGCTTCCAGGGATAGTCCATCCCCAAGAATGAACAGGCGAACTGCAGTCCGGCTGGTAGATCCGGTTGCAGGTGATGCCACTTCCACATCAGATCTTCCGATGGCCCATTTATAACGCAACCGTTCGACCGCAACCGGGGATCGTCAAAATCCCAGCAGTTCGAAACCAGACCCGCCCGAGTAAAGAAACGATGAGTGTCGTCAACCTCTAGGCAGTATTTATGATTAGTTTCTTTCTTTCTAGGCCGAACGGGTTCGGTACCTAACACAACTCCAATTTGAGGAACTTGTTCCTTGAGCCAATTGTTATAGCGACCTTGGAATTCGACCGGAAGCTTGTATTGAACGCTTGGGTGCAAGAAACACGCAATGGACTCAAAAAACTTTCGACTGCTTCCTACATGGAGTCGTAATTCACCTTCACGAAAAATAGCACAAGAACCAAACTGTTCTGTGAACCATGCCTTTATTTCTTCTAGTTGAGGCTTGAAGGAATGCAGCGCGAAAGAAGCTGTCTTACCCTTATTGATCCAACCATCATCACCATAAAGAACTGCTAGAGCCTTCATGGAAGGGGGAGCTATCCACAACTTCTGTTTGCCGTTATAGAATATCCTTCTCCAGTAGGAAGGAATAGTTGTCTCTGCCCACCAAGGAGTGCTCCTATTAGGATATCCTCCTCGACTGATTTTAGCTGGTTTGGCTGTCCCTCCGAAGTTATCTGCCTTCGCCTGAGCCCAAGCCCGATTAGTTTGCGAGAAACGCAAACGACAGGAATTGTTGCGATTGGCGTGGCCATCTCCTAGCAACGTCCCATGAACCAGATCTTCGGACCCTCGGGAAGGTAGTATAACTCTATCTCCCGGACGTAAAGCGTAGGCCATACGTTTAGAACCATCTGATAAAAACCATTCATGATCTAAGGTACAAACAACACCAGGACATCCCCATCTACCCGTTCCCCGATTGTAGGCACCGTCTACCTGCACACGTATCCAAGGCCGACTATCTTGGGCATGAAACGTCCGTGTAACCTGACGGCCACAAATCTTGCCTTGACTATTCACAGACGATAACCAGTCTCCAATCTGTACTTGCCAAATTGGTTTCCAACTACGGTCAGCCATCTGTACAGACGTATTCTTAGCGAAGCAATTCCAGCCAGCTTTCAGGTTGGGCAGGGCTAGTATAAGTTTGGCAATCTTGATGAACTCGCCTTCCCACGGAAACACGATCCCGGTCTGCGGGGCGATAGAGAACTGGATCTGGGTTATAACGTACTCTTCTGCTGAGAGGGAGTAGTCCTCGGGATATTTCTTCGCTGGAGCGTCTTCATCTTCTTCGTCTTCCATGATCGAGCCCCGTTTATCTTCGTCCTCGGTAGCGGAGTTCGGGGTCTCGATATCATAGGTGACCAGAACGTTCGGGCTGTCTTTAACCTTGAGATAGAACGACCGAGCTTCGTCGAGGGTCGCCCTAGTTATGTATTGAACCGACTTCCTCGTTGGCTTCTGACCACGGAGGATCAGGTCTGAAGTTCTGAGTGCTAACTGAATGTCGTAAGTGGCGACGGGGATGAAGTTCTTCTTGCCCCGCTGAATGAAACTAGGATGGACCGTGGGAACGACGTAGATCTGGCTATAAATGGGCGATTGCTCATCGATCCAGCCGGTCCCGTCGCACAGGAAGCATCCCTTTTTAACCTGATCCAGACAGTCTGGGCAGGGTTTTTTATTCGTCCTGTGGCCCTGGAGAGCCGGGAGCACATATCCGCGTAAATACATCACCCCTTGTTTCTCCCCGGCCATTCCGGTAAGGGTCCGAGTGGCGACGTTGCCGAGAGCTAGAATGACCCGAGGCTTGAACTGGTCGATCACGCGTTGCCGGTGGACTTGGCAGTGGGAGATCGCGCTGAACTCCCATGGAGCCTTCTCTAACCAATTCTTCGGAGGACGGCAATTAACAGTGTTATAGATAACTAACTGATCGCGGGACAACCGGCACATTTTGAGCAGCCGTTCGAACATCGCCCCACTTTGAGCGTACGGGCGTAAGGGCTTGCCGTCTCTCTCTTCTTCCTCGCCTAAGGCTTCTGCCATCACCATGAGCCCAAGACTTCCCGTACCGTCGGGCTTGGAAAAGCCCATCCCGGAGCCGTAGAGGTCACAGGACTGGCATTCGGAAGGTTTTGGTAAAAGGGTCATAGAAATCTAGTTGGAATTAAGTGTAACCGGCGGCCACGTCTGCCACGACCAACCTTGATGAGAATTCGACTCCGGCGTCACTTCAGGCTTGGGCACAAGATATTTCCAATCCTGACTGTAGTCGAATGCCCTAACCGTCCCTGAGCCTACACAGTTCGGACACTGTTCCCAGCCCCTGCGGATACGGCGAGATTTACGTTCCAGTTCTTGTTCAAACCGTTCCCGATCCTTCTGGGCTTGAGCTTCTCTGGCTGCTCGGGCTTTCTTCTGTTCAGGAGTTTCACAATTAGACTCGGCAGAGAAAGCAGCTATTATACCCCCGGAGGAGGACGTCCACGTTAATGTCCCTCCAGTCTTGTCCTCTGGATACCACTTCCCCTCCCCAGCTTCCGGATCGCCTTTATCGACGATTAGATATTTTCTCTCGATCTCTTTCTGTAAATCAGCCCAAGCCCGCTCCGCGTCCAGCATGGCCTGATGGACCTGTTTAATCTTGGCGACGTCGGTCGAGGAGAGCGGGACTACGGGGATGGATTGAGCTGAGGTTAACGTAGCGAAGAACAATAAGATCGCGAATAATTTCATATTCATATACATAATCTGAGTCTCCTTCACCGCAAAGCCCGTTTACACCCCTTATGCAACCGGAACGAACATCCACACAACATACAGAACGCCCCACCATCCTCGGCTTCCTGCAGCCAGCAGATATGCTTGAATATATGCCGGACAGTCTCAACCAACCTGATCCCGATGTAGAGGAAGAACCAGAAATACCACGTCCATCGGGTGCTGAGACGGAAGGTGACTTTCATGGCCTACACCCCACCAACGCCCGGATAATCTCTGCCGTCCCGTCGAACACTACCACTGTCAGTACGACCGTCAGCAACCAGTGTTCAGCGATCCAGTCGAGGATCGGGTAGGAGGAGGATCGATTATAGTCTGACATTAAGATCCAAGAACCTCCTGTGTCCCGTCCCATACGAACTGATCTAACGGGAAATGTGCGTGACAAGCACAACAGAACGTTCCTTGATAGAAGTAGGGATCCCTGGCGTAAGTTTCCGCGAGCGCCAGTCCCATCGTGGTCGTCGTCCCACAGGTTAGATGTAAGTAGGTCCGTCTCACTGGCCTGACAAATCCCTTCTTCCTCTCATCGGGGCACAACACGACATAATCCTTCTGCATGCCCGTCTCAGGATCAATCTCACGATGATCGGGAGCTTCAGGCCGACCAGAAGTCATGCAACGTTTAGATCGATCAACCGGCGGGATAGACTTGATCCGTTCTTCCTCCTGCTTACGATGGATCTCTCGTTCGGCTCTAGCTGCATTGTCTAGTAACAATTGCGCTAGGTTCCGAGCCTGCTGAGGAGAAAACACAATGTGGCCGACTCCATTATCGTCCGGCTTTAGGTCAGGATGGTTTATGACGATCTCGTCTTGTTCATTGCAGCCAACTTCCAAGAATCCGCCTGTTGTATCAGTCATTGAACCTTATGTCTCCCTTCCCGGATATGTTCCGCCGTCTGATCAATCGCCTGCTTCCACCATTGCCTGTAATCCTGATCCGGCGACATCCTCCCCTCAACCACTGCTACTACGACATCCTGTACCAGTCCCTTGAATTGTTCGTCGCTCAGCCCGGCGACTTGGTGTTCGAGATCCAATGGAAGCAGATATTCCAGAGACTGTTCCCCGGTCGATAGCTTATCCGGATCATGCTCAGTCTTCGGGTTAAGGGACATAATCACAATCTCATGCCCGGCTTCAGGGAATTGACGATGAGCCGGTTTCACCCCAGGAATATCCCGCAGATGGATTCCGGTGATGTGATACCACGACCAGAACGGATGAGCCCATTTGCACTGGAGCAGATAGAGACATAAAGTTCCGTCCCAGTCCGGGGTCCAGTCTTTCCGGGAACGGTCGATAGGGATGATCCACGCTGAGGCTTTGTCATGTAGATCCGGTGGTCGCATAATCGACTATCTCCCCTCCTTGGGCACCTGAACCTTCATCACCGGCGAATCCTTCGACTCCTGATTGGTCCGGCTATCGTAACTCCTGACCACGTAGTAGTAGGTCTCCCCTGGCCGGACTGCCACATCCACATAGCTCGATCCCTTGACCGCCGCGAGCCACTCGAACTCCTTCTCCCACTCGGCCCGGCGGAAGATGATATACCCGCTCACCTGACGGCCTGAGGGAGCGTCCCAAGTTACCTTGACCGATTGACCGGCTGCAACAGGAAGGATTACAGTCAGAATTCCGGTCAGGCCTAACAGGATCAGCAACCTTCTCATTCAAGCCTCAAGAACCACATCCTCTTCGTTCAACGGTTGCGTCCACAGCCAACCCTTGGTAGTCCTAACAATCCTGTCGTAGTGGTTACATTCCATGTTGGACAAAAGAATTCTCTCCTTGGGATCGTTGCGCTCCCGCACATCTTCAATGGTCTCGACCCGACAATGGGGAAGGTAGTAAGTAGGACTGGTCTTCTCTACGGAAGAATCCAGTTCATCTTTCTTACGAGACCGAGTAGTGAAGTAGAATCCGTAAGGAGTCGCGTTGTAGCGTTCCTTAATCGACTTAGCCATTTTCACGGCTTTCTCAACCGACCAAGAGTCAATAGGCTTGGTGGTACTCTCCGCCACGAACGTCCCCGGAGACAAGAAAGTTATAAAATGTCTCTTCATCATATAAGTTCCATAATCGTCTCAAACCTCGTAATACCAGATCCCCTGTTTCCCCCTCACCGGGATCGCTTCTATAACCTTCGGATTGGCTAGGTCTAGTCCCCACCGCTTGGTCGACTCACAATCAATCAAGGCATATTGAGAATCGCTCCGTCCTAACGACCTATGCTCAAGCGCTTGTACCGTCCCGAGAATGCAACCGCCGATCCCCAGGAATCGTGAAGTCTTCAGGCGCTGTTCCTCGGTTAGATATCTGTGGGCGAGATCAATCGCCCCGGAATCCCAATGTTGCGTAGCATGGATTCCTACCACCTTCCCCTGTAGACTGGCCAACCGAGGATGTAGTCGAGTCTCAATTCTCTTCCATCCAAGCATGACCCAGTTCGCCCATGGCATCCACAACGAGATTACAGGAATTCTCATGTCTCGTTCGGTTAGTCTGTCAACGCTTGAGCAACTTCCGTAGTCTGAGCTTCCCAAAAAGCCTTCACAATCGCCGCGAATATATAATCCTTCAACCTCTGTTCGACCGGCAGTTCCCCGTAAGGCATCACACAAGGATGTTCTTTCTTCTCCGGATCCTTCACCAGTCCATAAGTCCAGCCTTCTTCCTGTTTCTGTTTCAGCCACGAATCATGACTAGCTGAAGGACTAGGTTCAGACCCCTTCTTCAAATGATCGATATGAAACTCAACTCCCTTGATCGCCGAAGCCAGTTGCCAATCCGGGGCGTTCTCCCAAATTGGTTGACTATCATCACCAAGCGTCGAACAGTAGGCCCGGTTGGCTTCATGGCAGACTTTGGCAATCTGTTCTATCCGTTCTTTCAAGACTGTCCTCCTAGTAAGTAGTTCTATATAACAAAACAATACCGTCCACGATCACCTCGACGCTCACCCCGAACGCTGTTTCAGCGTCAATCCAAGGGTGGCTCGACGAAGCTTCAACTTCCGTTTCCGTTTGACTGTCTGCTTCCGTCCCGGCTTCCCTTCAAGAATCCTCGCCGCTCGTCTGATCTCCTTTGCTCGCAGGAACGCCTGCTCAGCCAGCCGATGTAACTGTTTAGCTATTTTCAACTGTTGTCTTAACGCCACGGGTTAACCTCGTTTCCAGTTCATCAAACGTTTCACTACTCGCCACGGAAGGGTCGTAGAACGCGAATCCCCCTTCACGTAGCAGCCATTCCAGACGGAGGTTATCCTCCCGGTCGCGGATTTCGATCCAGAGCTGGATCATAGCCACGGCAACACCTGTGGATCGGTCTTACATCGTTTCACAAACACATCTGGCAAACCAACCAACCTTAATCCTTCTGGAGTCTTACACCTAGAAAGTGCTACGTACAGAGATCCAGGATGGCCAAACCACGCCCCACGATAGTCGATCTGAACTTTATCCAAGGTTAATCCTTGAACCTTGAACACGGTAGCGGCGAACCCTATCCTCAGTGGAAAATATTCGATCCCGCCTACATGATACGTGCCTCGTTCCAGCTCAAGTGATATCTGCCCGAACGGTGGAGGCTCAACCGGTGGCGCACAGGTTGGGATATCCTCAACCCTGATCTTACCTAAGCGGACTTCTTCAGGTTCGTCCTTGGTCGTCGTGGTTCGGTGAATCTTGCCAATGTTGACGATCCGTTCGTTCCGTAGAAGCTTCACCTGAAAAGTCTGACGGTTGACATCATCCCCGGTGAAGTCCACAATATGCCCAAGATCGCCATTGACATACTCGAACTGCCCGGTTGCGCCAGAACGAGCATTCGCCAAGATCATAACCAAAGCGCCGATCTTCAATTGAAGCTGGTCCGGAATAAGCTTCCATTCCCCTGAAGGCTTCCCCCAGCGCCGGGAACTGACCACTACTGGACGGCCTTTTACTTGAATCAAACGAAGAGTGTTCGCTCGTTCGACTTCTTTGTTGGTCGACAGAATAGTCGTCCCATCGAATCTAGGATCGACATTGGGCTGGAACCGAGTCATCGTTCGTAGGAGATCTGCAGCTTCAGCCCCTTTACCGGCTCGAAGCAGGTTAAGGGCGTTTACGAATTCCAAGTTATCCTGTCGCCAGATTTTAGTTAACCTCGTTGTGTTGGCTTGGAAGCTTGGCCAATACTGGGAAAGGAACGCGTAGTCACAGGTCTTAGAACCGTCTTCTGAAACAGCCGGGAGCTGCATGAAGTCCCCGGTTAGTACAATGCCCAACTGGCGACCTTCAGCCTGCATCGTTTTGTAAGCGTTAACTTCTTTGACCGCTTCGTAGATGACCGTCAGCTGAGCCGAAGGAAGCATGCTCACTTCGTCGATCACTATGTTGCGATAGCCGTCTTCCATTGCGAGTTTACGCAACCGGGCTTGAAGATAGCCCATGCGGAAGTTATCTTCTAGAGATGCAGTGTTGAAGTAGCCTAGGATGGAATGGATCGTCCGGGTGTTTAGGTTCACGGCGCTCACGCCGGTCGTACTACCAACCGTGCCGTAGGAATGATCGAGTTCTACCCGACGCTTGATCTCGAACGTCTTTCCCGAACCGCTGGACCCGGTTAGAAACTCGCAGTACGGCTCCCGAACCTCAACCTCTTCCCCGAGATCAATCTCCTGATCGATGAACGAGCCGTCGAGATCGTTAAGTTCGGGCATTCCTAATCCTCTCAATCACAGGTCAATCACAGGCTTTGAGCAATTTCTCAACCTGCTGCACAATCGCCAAGGCTTTAGTCTCTGAGTGGAAATACACGGCTTCCTTGGCCTTTCGCAGCAAAGCTTCATTGCGCTTGGCAGCAGCACACTGTCTCCGGCTCTCGGCCTTGTCGTATCGTGCTACCAGTTTCCGGGCTCGGGATACCTCGATGGGTTCTTTCTCTGCGTGGTAACCGTTTAAGTCCCACTTGTTCGGGATCCTTTGCAGCAGATATTTCTGCCGATCCGTTAGCGTCTTGGTTGGAGGGATGACACGTTTCATATTTGATCTCCTTCGCTAAGACTAAGCCGCTGTCTTCCCTGGCTTCAACCTCTTCCGCGCCTTCACATACGACCGCATGCTCGCCGCCCGATGACAGGTCTTGCACCGCCTCGCGCCGGACTTCAAGAAGTAAGTGTTCTCCTTCGTGTATCTGTGACCCTTAGGACATCTTTTCTTCTTGGACTGTTGATTGGTCCCTTTGTGGTTGGAGATCATCTTCTTCTTCAGCCGGGCGATTTTCGTCCTAATCCCCGGAGTCTGGTCGAGCTTCTCCAGCTCCCGGATTTCCTTGCCTAAACGTTGCTTCCAGTGCATGGTTGACCTCATGTTAAGAAACCGCAGTGGGAACGGCTGCGGTGCCCGGATACGCGATCCATATATTTACGTCGTCCCTCGTATCAGTCTACGACGTTCTCATGTCCCCGATGGCATTTAGAGACGAGAATTCAAGAACTTCTAAACTTCTAAACTTCTAAGCCGCCGTTCCAACGTCTGAGCCTGGGAAGCTGGTCGATGTTCCAGCTCCAGCCGTCGCTCCAGTCCCTTTGATCTTCTTGGTCCGGGTCTTCCTCGGCTTCGGCTGAGTTGAACCGGCTGTCCCACTGGGCAACTGATCTCCGGCCCGAGACTTCATAACTCCCTTGCAGATCCCGAACACCGTCTCCGCGATCCCATATGGAGCCGTCGAAAAATACTGAACTACCTTGGCCTCTGCTGAATCCCTCTTGGGCATATTTAACCTTAACCTCCCTTCTAAGCCTTGGCTTGGATAAACTCCAGAACCTTCCCTACCGTGGTCATCCCGTCCAGTTCGTCGTCTTCGATCTCGATCTGGAATTGATCCTCCAGCTTGACAACTAACTCGACGATATCGAGCGAATCCGCGCCCAAGTCCTCGATCAGCTTGGCTTCAGGAACCACCTGCTGAGCGTCGACCCCCAGAACTTCCTCAACGATCTGCTGAATCTGTTCGAGGGTCGGCTTGGTTTTGGGCATAGGTTATTCCCTGAGGTCGACTGTCAACGGTCGACTAGGTCAACTGAACGTATCTGGAAATCTTGGCTTGGGCTGAAATAGTCGACCCACACTGCTTATGTTCCATCTCGCCCAGATGGCCGGTTTTGTCCGCGTTCTCCGGGAAACGCTTCTCGCCTCGGACGTTGACTCGTTTATCCGGCTGGCTACAGGCCTCGCAGTAGGCCTCCCATTGAATCCACACCCCGACCTCGGATTCCTTGTCGAACTCCGCTTGCAGCAACTGAGCTAATTCCCGGTGAGAAGTATGTTGAGGAACCTTCTCTCCCTGACCGCGAGTGTCGTAGATCGCTTTCAATATACCCTGAACCCGCGACGTCCGCGTCTGTTGCATGACCATGGTCGACACAAAGCCGTCGAATAAAATCTTTCCATCTACGGCTTCATTGTCTGGAGCAACAATTATCGCTCGCAGATCCGTCACCAGATACGAGGGCTTCCCGTTCTTGCCTGGCCAGCTTTGCCAGCCCTTATCGCCTCGGGTCAACTTCACCCGATAGGGATTGCCTGACTCGGGTGGGGGCGGCGGGTATGAAAAGGCGTTGCCACTCGGGTCGACTTCAATCTCTTCTGTAGCTAAGCTTTGATCAAATATGTCAACGCTCGTCGGCGCTTTCAATTCCTCACTAGACATTTTGTGTTCTCCTCTTTCGTTGTTTAAGTTTGTAGTTCGTTCGCATGAGATTTTAGGATGGTCAACCTTTACCCACTTACTCATCGAAGTCCCTAATCTAATCCACTGCTCAACCTCTTGTCAAGAGAAATCTTCTACTGTTTGGTAGCCGTTCCTAGAGTCACAACCGGCTTGCTGGCTGGGATCTGAGGAACCGCTACCTGAGCCGGGCGATCCCTCCCGATCTCGGCGCGGAACTTCTCCAGATCGAAGTCCAACCTCTTCAGATCCTCTCCGCTCTGATCGAACAAACTATCTTCGAAATCCAAGAACTCGTCGATCCCCTTATCAGGCGTTAGATCGAAATAGCCACCGGGGTATTTCTCGTCCAGCTTGTGATAGAGATGAGGTGGCGTGCGCGGTTTCGCTTTATACCGGAAACTTGTTTTAGGATCCTGATGATCAACGAAATATACCCGAATTGTCTTGACCAATATTGGAGCTTTCGTGATCGGATCCAGGATTTGTTTCCTTTCCCGATCTAACTTTGGCGAATACATAGCTTCGGCATGGAAGCAATCTCCGAACCAAGCCGGAATTTTAGAAGTAGCCGCTGATCCTACCAACATCGGGCCATAGATCGTGTCTCGGCCAACGACTTCTTCCCCTTTACTTTCTAAAGCCGTCCAATAGGTTCGTTCGAACGGCAAGGTTGAAACGTTGTCGACGAGCATCCTTACTTCTTTCTGGGTGAACATGTACATCGACTGCGTGGCGGCGTAAATCTTTTCTGGTTTCTGTTGCTGAATAGGCTGTCCGGCTATTGCGTCGAATTCCACAGTTTCTTCAAGTGCAGCTGAAGCGTCGTCCTTCCCCAGCCTGAGCCCAGATTGTTGCATATCTCGGAAGATCCGGTCAGAAGTTGACGTCAGGCCATCGAAACTCAACAGGCCGAATTCCTTGAACATTGCGTTCGTTGGAGCCTGCAGGACGATCTTGTGTTCGTTTTTCAGCTTGTCCATGTTTGGCCAAAATCCAGTGGATAATTTTCTCATCAGGGCAATTGTTTTCCCGTCGATGGGAGGAACGACGAACGGTTCGATCAAACCAATCTCGATCTCAGGCTTCAACGGGTCAAGCGATCCGCCATCAGTCGAGACGACTCTAGTACGTTTGTGGTGTTCTCGCCATATCCGGCGCGAGAGATAACTCAGTTGAGAAGTCTTGGCTGCACCACTTTCCGCCCACATCAAGATACTTCGGTTCATTCCAATTGCCATAAATTAATTAAACCTTTCGCTTGTTCTCTCAATACTTAGCCATTTAAAAAGGGATTCCTTTCGCGTCGGTTTCGACATGAGAGGGAACGCGGACTTCTTGGTCTGATTCTTCCTCTTCCTTAGGCTCAGGCCTGAGCACAGGCTGACAGTCATATTCGACAATATCTTCCTCGTGTGCCGGGATGACTCTTGATGGAACATACTGTTCAGGGATGAGCTGTTCTTCTACATACCGAGTTCCGACGACCTTCGGAATACAGACAGAATCGCGGTAAAAGGTAAACTCCAGAGTCTTCCCCGCGACCAGTTTCGAAGCGGTGAAGTGTTCTCCTCCGGAAGTGAATTTCTTGTCGAACGATCCAATCGCCCGTAGAACTTCCTTAGGATTCGGGTGCCCGAATAGATAAACGGAAACCGTTTCCCCTTCGAGCGCATAGGGAGCTGGAACGGTTGGATGCTCTTCGTACCAATCCGCCAGTTCACGC